GTCAACTTCCATCTCAAATAATACTTCGTCTATATCTTTCTCATCTTCTATATAGAACGACATCATTATTTCCTGATATACTTTTTTCATTATTATCTCCTTCTCTCTACTATAACATATATCGTCATTATGTCAAATAAAACTTTAGGAATTGCTGGCTATTTTATTATATGTGACCCTGACGGGTCAGGTGATACACCCCTCATTGGTGGGGTTTTTAGGCGGGCCACGAAACCCCCCTATCGAGGGAGGTACGTGATTTCCAATCCTCTGTCGTTTTGCGACCTGTACGCCTGTACACGCTTCGCACGTTCAATAGCTTCTTCTTCAAAACTTGATAGTGTACATCTGTCCCGTGCGTCACACTTTCGTTCTACGTCTGCGAGTGAAACGCTGTCGCTCCTATTGTCGCGGAACTCTTCAGGTAGCCAATCGTTTGGCACGGTGAAACATTCCTTAACATCCTTTTTCAGTTGTTCTAGTAGTTCGTATCCGTTCATCATTCTACCTCTGCGTTTTCGAGTTCGTTTTCAATCCACGACATTGATATTTCTCTAGTGTTTACTTCTGAAATAGCAGCACCAATAAGATCATGAGCCAATCCAGACGCTATGCCATTATCCATATCTTCGATGAGCATGTCAAGGTATTCTTTTAGTCTTTCCTCAAAGTAGAACCAATTACAACCTTCGTCTGCATCAATAGATTCTCTAGCATGTTCTCGCCACATCTCCTGTGACCCTTGGTCATTGTCCATCCACAGATTCACCAACCAAGTTTCATAGTTGAACCAACCATTGTATTCATTTTTATTCATAGGTATATTCTCCTGTGTCAAAGTTTCTTATTTTCTGTAGTATATCAGCAACTTCAAAAAAGTCAAGCCATCCTGCCACATCAACGATCCCAAGATGATCATTGATTGGCTCTTCATATACAATCTCACAAGTATTTTCTGCTGTGGTTCCTATAGGATATTGCAGTACCGCTACTTCAAAGTGGCCCGAATCCCCTCCGTAACTGCCCTTGTGACATACCACACTAGCACCAAGCCCATTAGCAAAAAAGTATCGTTTAACATATTTTCCCGTTCCCATATTTTCTAATTCAAAACGTGTTTCAATTAATCGCAGTGGGTTTGCTTTAGCTTGCATTTTATTCCTCAATGTGTGAAAGTGTGAAAGGGATTATAACATGATCGGCTACCTTTTGTCTAGCCTCGATTTCTGTCATTGCCCCAACTTCGCCAATCTTATTTCCTTGCAGGTCAATTACAACCCATACGTTTTTTCTTGGATATACAACACAGTTATTATTACTCATTCCTGATCCTCCTCAAATATAGGGTCGCCGTATTCGTCAACTGGTATTCCATCTTGCATAAATATATCACCATTTCGTAGGCCGTCAATAGTGATTTCTAGTTTTTCTTGTTCTGTAAACATTTGTGTTACTCCTTATGTTTTACATTATAGTCTTTTACATATACGCTGTCAAGGTATATTTTATCTTTTTTTATAACCCACCCATATTCACAAGTGGGAGTATATATACCTATGTACACCTTATCGTCGTTGTATCCTTCATACCCTGCGAACATACTTAATAGTGTAACGATTGTCAACATACATCACCTTCTTTCTATAGTATATATATCGGCATCCCTACCGGATTACTTTAGGTAATACTATATTATTTATATACCCCTCTAATTGAGGGTTTTTGGGCGGGCCGGGAAACCCCCCTTTCGGGGGGCTTCTGCTTATTCTACTGGCAATAGTGCAGGTAGATCGAAGCATGGCTGAACTACTGTACATTCATTCAGGTGAATCACCGTACAGCATATGATACCTGCGATCATAGCGAGGGCGAATATTTTCAGAATCCTTTTCTGCTCTTGTTTCATTGTTGTCTCCATACAACGTTTCACAAATTGACCACATCAACGCAACGCCTACCACGTATCCTATCACGATAGACTGAATATTCAAATCAATTAATCCCATTATTCTACCTCCCATTGTTCAATGTAATCATCGCCACCATACAAATCCTGTGCCTCATCATACAATGTAGGCTGATAGTCATCATCCCAATCATCAAGCTCAACGTCAGCCGCTGCGATAATGTCAGCGTCTACCTCATCAGTGCGACTATTATAAATCGCATTGTGAAACATCTCGTCAAAATCAGGTCGATCAAAAATACTCATTAGATTAGCCCTCTTTCAATAAATACCATAACAACCGTAACAACTAAGAATATTATAACACTTAACATATCACTGTCAATATTAATTTTCATTTATAAACCTCATTCGTAAAATGTTAGCGGCTACACGTACACCGTCAAACTCTTTTTCTTCCTGACAGCATAACAAGTACATTTGCAATTTAGGTGTATCGAATCTGTCAAGCACATCATACAAACTTGTTACCATGTATTCATTCATTATTCTACTACCTCTGGGGACATCTCTGATTCATGCAATCTTACCATATCGTCGTCTTGCTCGTCAAGCCAAATATTGTATTCTTCTTGGGCTTCGTATGATTCTAATTCTTGGAAGTATTCAAAATTGTAAGTCATTGTTGTTGTCTCCTTATTAAGTATATCGACATTGTACAGTATAAACTTTAATGAGTCAAGCGGAAAAATAGTCTAATCCCTGAGCGGCGTGTACAGCTTCTGAACAGTCATAATCAACACGTTCCTCAATAACCTCACAATGCTCAAAGCAAGTAGGGCAAAGGTCAGCGTCAGAATGTACGTTAGCACCACAGCAATCTGAAGAGTAAACGATTTCAAAGTTGTTTGACATTGTAATTTTCCTTATAGAGTTAATTGTTTCTTATACTATATATATAGTGCAACTACTGTGCCATTCATGATATTATTTTAACCCTATAAATATAGGGATATTTGTATTCTCATTATAAGACCGTGTATGCAAAATGCTACGATATGTGCAAAATGCAATGCAAAATGCAACAGGGGGTACATTTGTACAGTATATACCGGCATGTATTTTCTCAAAATGATACCCCTATGTATTCCTACAAAAAGAGACCTCCCCCTATTTCGGGGGGTTTTTTGGTCAACCCATTCACCCCCATTAAAAGGGGTGTACTTTTAGTACCTAAACTTCTCGCCCCGTTTTGGCATGAAAAATGCTGGGTGGTTCATAAACAATAAAAATTTTAAATGTAAATGTATTACCCAATCCTCTTCGGTCAGCCCCTGTTAGTTGCAATTATTATGGTTTGGTGTGTATTATACTGATAGAAAGGGCTATAATATGAAAGATTCAAAACAATTAGAATGTCAATTGCATTGTAAAGCGTCTGCTGAATTACAAGAAGACGTACAGAGGGACTTACAAATAAAGGACAAATCTCTAGGAGAACTATTAGATGAACAAAATAGTAGACAGGAAGCTGAAGGTACAGACCAACCAGACTGCTGATGTGCTTGTATCCACTAAAGACCATATACGTTTTAAGCTCGATAAATCTAAAATAGCTTTTGATATATTTCCCCCACTTAAAATACAATTCGCCAGAGCTGATGAATTGTCTTCTGTTACTGATCAATTTAATACTGATAACGATAAATTCTTTTATATCTTAGAAAGATATGACGGTGGTGAAAAATTATCTCTAGGTGAATCTGGAATGGGTTACTTAGAGAAAGTAGGTGAAGACATATTGTTTGTTAGAGCGCAGCCAATGCAATGGTCGCCCTCTGACGGAGAAGTAACTCACGTAACAACTCCACAGCAAGCATTGACTGAAGATGTTACTGAACATACTACATTTATGCTTGTATCTGTATATCCACAAAATGTAAGAGATATATTGATAGACTCTCATGTTATTCCTGTTTGTCAGAATGACGCTATTGTATCGCCCCTACATGTTGAGGCTGAGTCTTTAGTAGGCAGGTTAAAAGAAGGACTCGTTTCTATATCACTAAAAGATATATTTAAAAAGATAACTTCTTTATCACTTACACAGCTCACTCTTAAATCTTCTAAAAAGCCAAAGAATACTGAAGGCTCCATTGTTTATGATTCTACATCCAAGTGTTTAAAACTCTTTGATGGTACACAATGGAGAAAGATATCTTATGAAGATACCCAAGAATCTTAATCAAGATGAAGTATTAGAAAAAATAGAACTTGTTATAAATAGGATCGCCCCCAAGTACACTTTCCACGGTTATGATATAAATGACATAAAACAAGAATCTTTTATTATATGTTATGAAGCTTTATCCCGTTATGATCAAAAACGCCCCCTAGAGAACTTCCTATCAGTTAATTTATCCAACAGGCTTAAAAACTTTATTAGAGATAATAATTTCACCAAGTCTTCTGAAGACAAGCGTAAAGTTCTTTCTCCTAAACAGCTTATGTTTGATAACCTTGTATGTGATGAGTCTGAACACAATAATGTAGACACTACTGAATTATTTAAGATTATAGATAAAAGACTTCCAGCTAAGATGAGAGAAGATTACTTAAAAATACTTAATAACATTTACACACCTAAAAAACGTAGACTTGATGTTCTAGAGGCGGTACGTATTATATTAGAGGAGTATGGTTATGAAGAAGGGTAGGATATCTGACGACGAAGGACGTACTATAGCAAGGCTATCAGACAGTCTGCCAGTGGAAGATATAGCTAAACAATTAGATAGGTCCGTTAACTCTGTAGAGGAATATATAAAGAGAAAACTAAAAATTGGTTTAAATAAGATTGAAATGGCCGCATATTCACTACAGGATCGTCCCTATTGGATTGAACTAGAATCACAGTTTACCGAATCAGAATTAGAATTATTCAAATATCACTGGGCTAGGATTATATCCCAGTTTAAAGATGATGTCTTTCCAACTGAAGAACTCCAAGTAGTCGATGTGATTAAGTTGGAGTTATTAATGAATAGATGTCTCAAAGGTAATAAAGAGAATATAGAACAGATTAATACTTATGATGTCATGATTAAAGATGAACGATCTAGAGACAAAGATCAACAAGATCATGATTATATTATTAACTTAGAAAGACAGGTGGCTTCTCTGAGGGCATCGCAGGAAAGCTTAAATCGTGATTACAGGGAGTTGCAGGCTAAGAAGTCAAGTATGTTGCGCGAGATGAAAGGAACCCGTGAGCAGCGAATTAAGAGGCTTGAGGATAGCAAGCAGAGTTTTACTAGCTGGGTGGCTTCTATGATGCAAGATCCAGACCTTATGAAATCATATGGGGTTGAGATGGAGAAGATGAGGGCAGCTATGAAAAACGAGGGTGAACGCTTGTCAGCTTTACACAAGTATGAGGATGGAACCATAGACCAACCGTTTTTAACACCGGACACAGTAAAGGATTAAGATGGACCCAGAATCACTGTTCGTAATCTTACCATGTTGGATGATAGCGCTTACAGTAGAATTGTCAATAGCGTGGTTTATATTATCGAGGATAAAATGATTTTTTTAGCAAATAAAGTTCTGTTTATTCATAATCCCAAGTGTGCGGGATCTTCTATTAAAACAGCTCTTAATAAAAAGTATAAAGACGATAAACCACTATTAACAGAGTGGCATTATAACTATAATCAAATCCTTAAAAAAAGTCCTATTGCAGCACGAAACTTTTTTAAGTTTGTTTTTATAAGAAACCCATTTGATAGATTTGTGTCTGCATATTACTACAATATGAGCAAAGTGGCTGACAGGGGCGATTACCATTGGAACTCTTATTCTAAATCATATCCTATCTTAGAAGAATACTTAGATAAAGATATTAATGATTTTATAGGAAGTGAAAATTTCGAGAAGGTTCTTTGGCCCACGTTTCCAGTACATTTCAATAAACAAATATTTTTTATTAATGACAAGAAAAACTTTGATGTAATTGGAAAATATGAGAGACTTGAAAAAGATTTAATAAGAGTAGGTCTTAAAGGAGTGGCTAAAGAAAACCAAAGTTCTCACGGAAAGTACCAAGATATTCTTTCATACGATTCAATGAGAAAAATTGAAGAAATGTATGATAAAGATTTTAAACTATACGAGGAAGTAAAATGAAAGCTATTATTACAGGCATTACGGGGCAGGATGGAAGCCATCTCGCAGACCTGCTCCTTGAAAAGAATTATGAGGTTATAGGCGTAGCAAGAAGATGCAGCGTGGATACGAGCGAGCGCATTAAACATCTCTTAAATTATAAGAATTTTAAATTGATCGACGGGGATATAACAGATGTTAGTAGTGTAATTAATATATTTAAAGATAACGATAATGTAGATGAAGTCTATAATCTAGCGGCACAATCGCATGTAGGAGTTTCTTTCAAACAACCTGCGCTAACATGGGATGTTACAGGTAGAGGATGCTTAAATTTACTACAGTCTCTGGTAGATTTGAAAATGAACCATGTTAGATTTTACCAAGCTTCTTCAAGTGAGATGTTTGGAAGTTCTTATGATATAGATAGGAATGGAGTCAAATATCAAGATGAACAAACTAAACTCATGCCCAACTCACCATATGCTATCGCTAAGTGCGCTGCCCATAATTGCGTTCGTATATATCGGAATGCTTATAACGTTCATGCTAGTGCTGGTATTCTTTTTAATCATGAAGGACCACGTAGGGGCGAAGCTTTTGTCACGCAGAAAATAATTACATGGATATCGAATTTTAAAAAATGGTTATCTTATTCATCTTTTGACGACTTTCCTATAGATTATACAGCAGATCATATAGTGATACATAGAGAAAGTTTCCCTAAACTTAGACTAGGCAATTTAGAAGCATATCGAGATTGGGGGTATGCTGGAGACTATGTTGAAGCGATGTGGTTAATGCTGCAACAAGAGCAGGCTGACGATTATGTTATATGTACTGGCAAGAGTTATACAATAAAAGATTTTTTAAACGAAGCGTTTACACAAGCCAAATTAAAAGATTATCATAAATTTATTGTTATAGATCCAAAATTTTACAGACCATGTGAAGTAGATTATTTAAAAGGGGATTACACTAAGGCTAAAAAGGTTCTAGGATGGGAACCTAAGCAAAACCTAGAAGGATTGGTTAAACTGATGCTAGATGCCAAATTATAGATTATCACTAGACTTAATAGATTTACACTTAGAACTGATGCCGTATGATCTTAGAGAATACAGAACACCGTTCTGCTTGTATTTCATAGAAGCACAAAATCCTGACGACGCTTGTTCTATTATAATGCATAGAATAATGTCAGCTATAATGGAAATTGAACCAACGATAGAAACCAGAGTAATATGCAGAAAAATAAGAAGGTATATGAGAATAGATAAAGTAGAGTGTTTATGAGAGACTATCATGATCCGGTATATAAAGACTTTAGAGTCAAGGTTCTGAAACGAGATAAATTTCAGTGTCAGATGCCCGGATGTAAAAATAAAAAAAATTTACAAGTTCATCATATATCAAAATGGGCAGGAGCTTCTGCTCTTAGGTATGAAGTTTCAAATGGAATAACCCTATGTAAATATTGTCATAAGTCAGTAACAGGTAGAGAATCCCACTATGAACATGTATTCAGAGAGATAATAAATGAGTAAATATAAACAAGCTCCTGATTTTACAGTAATAAAAGATACCCGTGAGCAAGACGGATATTACTTTAGTAAGTTTAATACTTGCGCTGGAATGATAGAGCATAAACTAGATACTGGTGATTATTCAATAGAAGGATTAGAGGATAAAATATGCGTCGAAAGAAAGGGTTGCGTTGAAGAGTTAGCCCAAAACCTTGGTTCTAAAAAGACAGCGTTTCTTAAAGAGATAGAAAGGATGGAGCCTTTCCCTCATAAATATATGATACTTGAATTTTCTTTAGAAGAATTAATAAAGTTTCCTAAAGAAACTAGAATACCAATTAAGAATAAAGCTTCTGTAAAAATAACTGGAAGATACATGTTAAAATGTTTAATAGAATTTGAATTGTATAATGATGTTCATGTTCTTTTCTGCGGAGACAAACATACAGCATTCTTAGCGGTTAGTAGTATATTTAAGAGGATTAACGAAATGTATACTATAGGGAGAAAGAAATGAATAATTACGATAAAGATCTACTTTACGATCTTCATAATTATTGCGCTAATATAGATACTAGAGAAATATTTCTGCATAATCATTATGGAGCTAATGATGAAGACAATCCCGGCGTAGAGTATAAGATGTCTAATACGTTCTTAAAAAATATGAGAGCATTAGATATTAAATCAGATAAACCCATTACTATACATATGCAAAGCGTTGGGGGAGAATGGTCAGATGGCATGGCTATTTATGACGCTATATCAATGTCTAGATCTTTTGTTACTATTATTGCTTATGGTCAAGCGGAGTCTATGAGTAGTATAATATTTCAAGCTGCGGATTTAAGATTGATTACACCCAATACTTATTTTATGTCTCATTATGGATCTAGTGCAGCTATTGGCGAATACCTAACTGTTCAGAATTTAGCTAAATATGAAAAACATATTTGTGATGTTATGATTGATATTTATGCAAAGAGTTGCAGTCAAGGACCGTACTTCCAAGAAAAGTATGGTAAGAATCCAGACATAGAGAAAGTTAAAACATACTTAACAAGAAAATTAAAGTCAGGCGATTGGTACATTAATTCACAAGAAGCTGTTCACTACGGTTTCGCAGATAGGGTATTAGAAGATTGGCAAAAACTAAATTAAAAAAAATAGACGAAGCGTGGCTTGGTTTAGATGCTATAGAGACTGATTTTTTCAATCCTATGAGTATTCTAAAACCACAGGAAGATGACTTCAATTTAAAACTTGCTTGGTTGATGACTAGGCCAGAGTACCTTTCTTTTATATGTAAAGAAGTGCTTAATGTTCAACTGCTTCCATCTCAGGCTTTGTTCTTAAGAGAAATATGGAATAGAAAATTTCCAATGCTTATTGCTAGTCGAGGTTTTGGTAAATCGTTTATGTTGTCTCTGTACGCTGTGCTAAGAGCCTTGATACTACCAAATAGAAAAGTAGTAGTTGTAGGAGCTGCTTTTAGACAGTCTAAAGTTTTGTTTGAATACATGGAGACTATATGGCGTAATTCCCCTATGCTACGAGACATTTGCGATGGAGATAGCGGTCCACGAAGAGACACAGACAGGTGTACGCTAAGGCTTAACGATAGCACTGTGACATGCTTACCTCTTGGTGATGGTCAGAAGATTAGAGGTCAAAGAGCTAATGATATTATTGCTGATGAATTTGCATCTATACCTAGAGAAATATTTGAAAATGTTGTAGCTGGTTTTGCAGCTGTTAGCGCAGATCCTGTAGAAAATGTAAAGAGATTAGCTGCACAGAAAAAAGCAGAAGAATTAGGAGTGTCATTTGAAGAGGAGCAAAGAGAAGTCAAAAAAGATAATCAAATTATTTTATCAGGTACTGCTTATTATGATTTTAATCACTTTGCTACATATTGGAAAAAATGGAAATCTATTATACAAAGTAGAGGCAGAGCTAATAGGTTAAGAGAAATATTTGGAGAAGATCCACCAGAAAATTTTGATTGGACTCAGTATTCTATTATTCGTATGCCTTATGAATTATTGCCTAAAGGTTTTATGGATGCAGATCAAGTAGCACGGTCTAAAGCCACTGTGCATACTGGTATATACCAAATGGAGTATGGAGCCTGCTTCACCAGAGATAGTCAAGGATTCTTTAAGCGTTCACTAATAGAATCTTGTGTTATTTCTAACGACAGCGCTATTAAAGATAGTAATGATAATGAAATACATTTTGAAGCCTCATTAATGGGAAGTAAAGATAAGTATTATATATTTGGAGTTGACCCTGCATCAGAAGTAGATAATTTTAGTATAGTAGTATTAGAAGTAAATCTAGATCACAGAAGAATTGTACATTGCTGGACGACTACTAGATCAGAGCATAAAGAAAGAGTCAAGAAGGGATATTCTAGCGAAACTGATTTTTACTCCTACTGTGCTAGAAAAATTAGAGATCTAATGAAACTATACCCATGCCTACACATAGCTATGGATGCTCAGGGCGGTGGCGTTGCTGTTATGGAATCTTTGCATGATAAAGATAAGATCAAGGAAGGAGAGATAGCCATATGGCCCGTAATTGATGATAACAAAGAAAAAGACACAGACGGAGAACGTGGGTTGCATATTCTAGAAATGTGTCAATTTGCAAAATATGATTGGCTAGCTGAATCGAATCACGGCATGAGAAAAGACTTTGAGGATAAAGTTTTATTATTCCCATTCTTTGACCCTGTAAGTCTAGATATATCTCAACATCAAGACGACACAAAAAACAGAATGTTTGATACTCTTGAAGAGTGCGTTCTTGATATAGAAGAACTTAAGGATGAATTGTCTATGATACAAATGACTCAGACAAATAGTGGTAGAGATAGGTGGGATACACCAGAAGTTGTTATTGGTACTGGTAGAAAAAGTAAAATGAGAAAAGATAGATACTCAGCATTGTTAATGGCTAATATGGCTGCTAGAATATTACAGAGAACTCCAACACAAGCGGATTATGAATTTTATGGAGGCTTTGCAACTGGAGGCCATAAGCCAAAAGAAAAAGATGAAAATATGTATACTGGTCCAAGCTGGTTTGCAGATTCCATGAAAGATGTGTATTAATACATATACAATCCAATTACATTCCGATTGAGGTAAAAATGAGTGAAGAAGATATGATAACTTGGCAAGAAGGTGACGACGAAGGCAAAGCTAAAGCTATGTCTCAATTCTCTGACAATGTTCAGGCTTATAGTGGTCTAAGCAAAAGTCAAGGCAATCACTACAGACATTTTATTGACATTGAACCTAACCGATCTGTTAAGCCGGGATTTACTTCTAAGGACTATTATGCGTTCAGGCCCGACGAAGCTGTGCCTAATCAGCAAAGAAGAATAATTAAAATGTGCATGGATGCATACGACAAAGTTGGCATCATTCGTAATATTATTGATCTCATGGGAGACTTTGGTAGTCAAGGAATTCAAATTGTACATAAAGATAAAAGTGTTGAGAAGTTCTACCAACAATGGTTTAAAAACATAAATGGTAAAGAAAGATCAGAAAGATTTCTTAATAACCTTTATAAAACTGGAAATGTAATCATTTATAGAAGTTATGCAAATATAACCCCTCAGTTAAAGAGTTATATGAAAGCCTTGTCTTCTGACATTAAAGTTGAAGTCCCTTCTGCGCCAGAGAACCAGATACCTTGGAGGTACAATTTCTTTAACCCTCTGACCGTTAAGATGAAGGAAGGTCAACTATCTTTATTTATGGGTAGGCAAAACTATACAATAACTACGAACTCATTTTTCGACAAATTCAGGTCTGGAGATCTTCCTAATCATGTAATCGAAACTTTACCCGTAAATGTAAAACAAGCTATATTAAAAGGACAAAAAGATATACCACTAGACCCAGAACGTCTTACAATATCTTACTACAAAAAAGATGATTGGAGACAGTGGGCTAATCCCATGATATATGCTATATTAGATGATATTGTCATGCTTGAAAAAATGAGGCTCGCTGACATGTCTGCATTAGATGGAGCTATATCAAATATTAGATTATGGACTTTAGGTAATTTGGATCATAAGATACTACCTAATAAAGCAGCCATTAATAAATTACGAGACATTCTATCCAGTAACGTTGGCGGTGGCACTATGGAACTAGTCTGGGGGCCAGAACTTTCGTTTCAAGAATCTAGTAGTGAGGTATATAAATTCTTAGGTTCCGAGAAATATACCTCCGTATTGAATAGCATCTACGCTGGCCTTGGTGTACCGCCAACGCTTACTGGTATGGCTAGCAATGGCGGTGGGTTTACAAACAACTTTATATCACTTAAAACATTACTAGAAAGACTTCAGTACGGAAGAGACTTGCTTACTAAGTTTTGGGAAAAAGAATTAGAAATTGTACGAAAGTCTATGGGCTTTAGATATAAGGCTCATATACAATTTGATCAAATGACTCTTTCTGATGAAGCTGCTGAAAAGAATCTCCTTATACAACTTGCTGACAGAGATATCATTAGTCATGAAACATTACTTGAGAGATTCAAGGAAATACCTCAGATAGAAAACATTAGAATTAAAAGAGAGCTTTCTAAGAGAGACGAAGCTGGTCCTCCAAAAGCAAGTCCTTATCATAATCCTAACCATGATCAAGATATAGAGAAAATGGATAAGCAAGGACAGATTAATTTAAAGCAAGAAAAAGAAAAACAAAAATCTGTTAAACGTAATACCAATACAGATATTAAAGATGATGGCAGACCACCAAATAGTCTGGATAATGGACCAAGAAAGAAGCGTGTTGAAAAACCAAAATCACAACCGGGACTTGCTGAAACTTTGGTGTGGGCAGAAAATTCATGGTCTAAAATTTCTGAAACCGTAAATAACGCCTTTCTAAATTCTCATAATAAGAAGAACTTAAGACAGCTAACAAAGGCTCAGGTTAAAGACCTAGAATCAATTAAACTAGATGTGTTCACTAATTTTGACACTCATGAAAGTGTTAACCCCACAACTATATTTAAAAAGCTTAAATCTGGCGTAAAAACAAACAGAGAGTTAAAAAAGATTATGCTGGATAATAGCGTCAATCTTGATAGCATGAGTATAGACGATTACAGAACATACGTTATAGGATTGTTCGTAGATACTAAAACGGGCTAATACACATTTTTTTTAATATTTTGTGTATAATGTTTACGAGGGCAACGTATGAAAATATATAAACAAGAAATAAAAGACAATATTGCAGAACTGGTGCAATCTAGCGCCAGTATAGCCTATTGTATGCCCGCTACTATTTGCGAAACCGCTAACGATGAATCGCTAGCTTTTGCTAATAAAGTTAAAGCAGATAGTGGAAACCCAAAACAAATAGATTTATTCTACTTGAAATCAGTATTGGTTTCAACAGGTTGGAATAAAAATGACGATGTGTTTCAAACTCAAGCTACTTGGAATGCCAGAGACACACCAGAAGATAAACAATTCAATTTTATGCACAATGAGAATGATATCATTGGGCATATTACAGGAAGTTACGTTGTCGATAAAAACGGCAGCGTGGTAGACGATGATACTCAGCCAGATGATTTCGACATTATCACCGAGGCTGTGTTATATAATAGCTGGACAGATCCAGAAAACAGACAGCGCATGAATCAAATTATTGCTGAAATCGAAGAAGGCAAATGGTTTGTTTCTATGGAATGTTTGTTTGCTGGTTTTGACTACGCCTTGTTAGATGAAAGTGGTGGTGCAAAACTTCTCGAACGTAATGAGGGTTCTGCATTCTTAACTAAGCATTTACGAGCATACGGTGGTACTGGAGAATATGAAGGCTACAAACTGGGACGATCATTAAGAGACATTTCTTTTTCTGGTAAAGGTTTAGTATCTAAACCAGCGAATCCAAGAAGTGTAATACTTGATTCTAGCAGAGCTTTCTCTCTAAATTCTAACACATCAATTTTAACTAGTTTCCCTGAAGGAGATAATGACATGTCAGATACCAATCTCTTAGAGAAGCAACTTGCTGAAATGAAAAGTGAGTTAGCATCTGCTAAAGAAGAAAATGTAGCACTTCGAGAAGAAATCGAAGCTACTTCAGCTAAAGAGCAAGGTGCAGCTGTTGCCAAGCTTGAAGAAACGTTGGCAGCTAAAGATGAAGCAATTGCAGCTCTTGAAGTTACAGTCGCTGAAAAAGAAGCATCCATTACGGAACTTCAAGAATCATTGGAAGCCAAAGACAATGAGTTTAAAGAAAGAATGGAAGAGCTTAAGAAGATGAAGAAGGAAAAGAAGACTGAAGCTCGCAAGGCTGCACTTCTTGATCTTGGTTTTGAGGCTGAAGAAGCTGAAGAAACACTTGCTTCTTACGAAGAGTTTGATGACGCTACTTTTGATACCATTATCTCAGCAATGACGAAGATGGAAAAGAAAGTTGGCAAAGTCAAGAAGGACGAAGAAGACGAAGCCAAGGCAAAGCCTACGGAAGAAGACGAGAAAAAAGCCAAGGCTAAACCACCAGTTAAAGCAGAAGAAGCTGAAGAAGCTGAAGCTGAAGTAGCTGCTGAAGAAGCTCTTGAAGAAGTAGAAACCACTGAGGCAACTCTGGTAGACGCTTCTGATGAAAATGAAGAACTAGAAGCCACTAGAGCGAGTGTCGCTGAATGGCTCGAAAACAACGTACTCAGTAAGTAATTTAAAGGAGATACAAACATGGCTCTAAAATCAGATAGATATGAACTTCAAACTGACATTAGCTTTTTCTACAATGCTGCTGCGACTACTCGCGGTTGTGTTGTATGTCACGGCGGTACAGCTGGTACTGGCGCAGCTATGGATCAGGGCGCAAATCTTTGCGCAAAATCAGCCTCTAGTTCGGCAAAGGTGCTTGGCATCTTGTTGAATGATGTAGTTGATAAAGACCTTACTCGTACTCATCTTAATCAATATAAGGATGAAGTACAAAAGGGTGGTAAAGTTACTGTACTCCGCAAGGGTTACGTTGTAACTAGTAATGTCACTGGAACCCCAGCTGCTGGAGATGTAGCTTATCAGTGTGAAACCACTGCTGGCAACGTTGCCACAAGTGGAACAAATGTCGTTGGTGCTTTCCTTTCAGCAGAAGACGCTGACGGTTATGCCAAAGTCGAAGTTAACCTACCCTGAATAACATACTAAAGGAGAAAAATAATATGCCTATTAATGAAAGACCTAGTGATGAATTCATCAGTCTCCTCCGTAAATCAGGGGATGCAGATGTAAACGTAGCGCAAGCTGCACAAAGAGAGTTTGCAAAAGCTCTTGAGCTTCCACTCCGTAAGGGTGTCCTTGTTGGCAACATCCTCGGAAATATTTTCGAGACTATCAATGTCGAAGCTGGCTCTACTACAGAGTTTCCGCTCGATCTTATTAGTCCCGGTCTAGAAGGCGAACATGTCGCTTATACCAATCCCGGTCATGGTAGAATTCCAGAACGTGCGGTTGAAAGCGATTACGTCATGATTCCAACGTACAACATTGCATCATCTGTAGATTATCTTCTACGATATGCTAAAGAAGCACGTTGGGATGTTGTTGGTCGCGCCATGCAAGTCATGGAAGCTGGCTTCGTAAAGAAGATGAATGATGACGGATGGCACACGCTGCTCGCAGCTGGTGTTGACCGTAACATTCTCGTTTATGATGGCGATGCAACATCTGGTCTCTTCAGTAAGAGACTTGTTTCCCTCATGCAGACTGTTATGCGCCGTAATTCCGGTGGTAATAGCGCCTCTGTTGGTAGAGGAAGACTTACAGATATGTATGTTTCTCCAGAAGCTCTGGAAGACGTTCGTAACTGGGGTCTCGATCAAGTAGATGAAGTAACTCGTCGTGAAATTTATACGTCATCTGAAGATGGTGCGCCTATCACACGCATCTTTGGTGTTAATCTTCACGATCTTGATGAGCTTGGCGAAGGTCAAGAGTATCAGTCGTTCTTCACTTCTGATCTTAGTGGAAATGTCGCCCAATCTGGTGGTGGACATTCTGCTAATGACGTTGAGCTTGTCGTAGGTCTGGATCAGTCCAGCAACGACAGCTTTGTAATGCCCGTCAAGGAGCAGCTTCAGGTCTACGAAGATCCTACGTTGCACCGTCAGCAGAGAGCTGGCTATTATGGCTGGTCAGAGCTTGGCTTTGGCGTTCTAGATAATAGAAGAATCATTCTTGGATCATTCTAGTTCTATTAACTATAATGTCTGCACATTTGAGCTGCCTTCGTTACCGGAGGCAGCTTTTTGTGTATATATCAATAGAAACCCCCACCTACGTAGGACATATACGGGAGAAAAAATATGGCTGCTATTTCGGATTATCTTGAGACAAAGATATTGAATCATATATTCAGAGAATCTAATTTTTCTAAACCAACTAATATAAGTATTGCATTAACGTCTGACGTTGCCAAAGACAATCAATCTGGATCTACAATACCTGAAATCCCTGCGTCTATTACTGTCGGAGAATCTTCTTTCACGACTAACTATGGAAGGCAGAGTTTGCAAAGCCCGTCTGAGGTTGGAGACAGCCGATGGTTTGCTGTTGGAAGAGATGACAATACTACCTATCAAGTATATATTCCAGAATCATCTTCTGTTGGATTTGCTGAAGGCGATAGTAATGTTTTTGCAGAAAGCGTTGGCAGTGGCTACTACTATCCATTATTTCCAGCAAATGACTCTGACGTTGACCAAACAACTACAGCTAAGAATTTAGCTAAATTACTAGACAGTAACGATCAGAATTATATTTTTAAGTTTGAAGATGAATATTCAGGGGTTAGTTTTTATTCTCCTAGACAGGGTGTTTCATCTGGAGTAGTTCAAGACGGTGGAAGTCTTTTGTACGAAGGTAATGGATTTATAAAAAATGCTAATCAAATTATTTTTGAACCTGCATTTAGAGATTGGGGATTTGTTTCTGGCATAGCAATTTTAGATAGTTCTAACTTTGGTGAGGGTAATCTTTTAATGTATGCTCAACTTAGAAACCCTAGATTTATTTATACTGGAGATCAAATTAAATTTGACACACGATCTCTAGAAATTAGCTTAACATAATCCTAGTCACCTTACACCTTCAAAGGCTTTATAATGATTATATCTAAGCCAAATCTTGTAGATAATATAAAAGCAGAGATATCTGATAATTCTAAAGGCTCAATTAGCCCAAATGATATACGTCATAATCTATTAGATTTAATAGACTCTCTACATCTCTTAACAGAGTTTCAACCCTTAAAGTCTACAAACGTAGACACAGCTTCTGGCAGTCGCACTACACGGTTTGGCGATTTTACTCTAGAAAATTTACGCAGAGGTATAGATGGCTATACCAGCGTTGACAATACAGCTGTTGGATACTCTAGCTTAAATAAAAACTTTTCAGGATATGCCAACACAGCTTTAGGTTCACAATCTCTTAATTGCAATATTCATGGTCACAATAATGTTGGTTTAGGTTTTAATGCTGTTGCAGCTAATACTGTTGGGTATGGAAATGTTGGTGTTGGAAATTACAGTATACATAATAATAAAACTGGTAATCTAAATATAGCGATTGGTCATGGCGCTGGATATTACATTGATAAAGATGATAGTAGTAAACTTTTTATAGCTTCTCACAATGTTGATAAAGATTATATATGTAGCAACTCAGACGGTGAAGGTCTTGTTCCTCTAATACAAGGCGATTTAAATAGCACAAGACTAAGAGTTGGTATAGCTGTTTCTGATTTACATACTGGGGCAGCTCTACAAGTGGGTGGCAGTATACACACTGATCAAACTTCAGACTATACGTATAGCCTTGGAAGTTTTACTTATAAATTTAAAAATTTATTCCTTAATGACTCTGTGTTCTTTGGAGACAATAACTATATTAGATATAATAGTTTGTCTGACTCTTTTGATATCACTGGTGCTGCTAATTTTGAAGGCGACTTAGATACAACTGGAGGACTTCATTTAGCTAAGTCTTTAATTGTTGATGAAAACCTTACAGTAAGTGGAAGCATAGATACTGATGGATCGTTAACAGTTAATCAGGGTATATCAGTTTCTGAAAATATAATTCCACAAGTTGCTCTGCATAGCAAGATGGGAAGTGCAGAATACCCATTTTTGAGTGCTAATTTTCATAATATAAATGTAACTGGCTTAAGTAAGTTTAATAAATTTGAAGCAATAGAACAATCACACTATTTGCACAAGACAATATACTTAGCTTCTAAGGGGTACATAGATACTGTAGATGGTGGTGGTGTTAGAAGTCTTCAAGAAAATTATCATCCTGATGATAATATTGAACCTCCTGTTGGATATTTAAATGATGAAGAGTTAGCTGGAGCTGGCTTAAACATATACTCTTCTGATTCTGCCGCTGGATATACTAGAGATTATTATTTACAATTCAGACCTCAAGACCATAGTATTAAACACCCAGCTGTAGACACTCCGTATACTAGATCTAGTTGGTATAGTAATGTCAGTTTAACTACTGCTAATGGTTGTCATATTAAAACAGACAGATTATTGAGTTCAGATACAGTTGCCATGTTAAACGATAGAACTGGTATCGGAGTATTTTTAAGAGATCGTTATTTTAACTCTGATGCTCCCTCCTTGGGTCTTGGTTATTCTGATCACGCTCCAACGTACAGTATATGTTTTGGAGATGAAGATTCTATAAAACTACTATACGAAGATGGAGATGAGGGCAACATTGTTCCACAAATAAGTGGCTATAAACATGTGGAATTCATCGCACCATATGCTGTTAATAATTCAGATTATGACGTAAGATATTTAGGCTCACAATATACTTCTCAAAGAATTAATCAACATTTTGACATAGTAGGTACTGGCAAGTTTACATTAAGCTATTGGGCTGTAGACTCTGTTGACAACAACGTTTTAAATCCAGAAGCCGGTCAAACATATGACAGATTTATTATACATGGAGAAAAAGAAGGTAATAACAGAACTTTAATGGTTATGAATCATGGTAACGATGGTACTGTCGGAATAAACGATTTTACTAACGGTCAATACATGACACCTGATACCATACTTAATGTAAGAGCTACTGGAGATGCAATATTAAGAGTTACTGCCGAAAATTCAGCAACTACAAAATCTGCACTTCAATTGCTTACTCAATCTAATTGTTTGGACTATGGAGCAGATATATTTTATGATAATTCTGCTGATGATTTTAATTTAGATATGTATTACGACGGTGAAAGTAGTAGAACAAATGTTATAAAAGCAACAACTTCTTCTACTAATAAATTTGGTATATACGCTAACGGTCAACCTAATTCCATGTTGACTATTGGTAATCCATCGGATACTCAAGCTGCTGTGTCAATATGTGAAAACTCATCCTATGCTAACGGTGATCAGGGGTATGGAAAAATATTTGTTAGACCAGTAGATAGAGATCAGCAATCTAATGTTATAAATTTTGTGGATTCGTCTGGTAATTATTTTGAATTAGCTATGAACGGAATTACAACAGCTGGTGGCGCTGGAACTATAACTGATGTTACAGCTTTTGCTGATGGGCGTAAAAACACATTACTTGGTACAGATTCTCCTCTAGCTAGATCTTCAATTTCCTCATCTAATGATAATACAACGATGGGTTACAAAGCATTTCAAAATATTTCAACGGGAGATAAAAATACATTCATAGGATCTGAAGCTGGAGTATTTGCCCAAGGTTCTGTTGAGAATAATGTTTGTATAGGCTATAGAGCTGGATTTGCTAGTTCTTTAGGAAGTAATAATATTATTATTGGAGCTAATGTTGGTGATCCTAGTTTTACATCAAGTCATAATTCAAATATATTAATTGATAATGTTGTAGAAATTCATAAAGACATGATAACTACCTATGGAACCTGTAATAAGGTTTACTTAAAAGATTCTTCCCTCACGCTTACCAATGGCACAGCTTTCCCGAATTCAATTAATAAGATAGAGATTGAGCCGCACTTTGGATCTTTAAATTATATACCTCATTCTTCTAACTCCTCTAATCAAGACTTTGATATTAATGTTCAGGGTGATACTGTAGCTACATTCAAATCGGGTGGAATAACAGTTCTTGAAGCCAAAGGTAATCTCAAAGTAGAAGGTAGTATTCAACTTGGTGAATCTACAATTACTGAATCTTCTTGGAACGTTGTTGTTGATACAGCTACGGAGAACACTAGCAGAACTCTAAGCAATGCTAATAAAATAGCCACTCAAAGAGATGAACTAGATGCTCTCGACTCAACCTTAAACAATCTATACGTGGAAGGTTTTGCTGACGGACAGATTAATGTTGCCACAAGTCCATCAAATCCTAGTACTGGAAGAATTACTAGAAAAATTAAAAATGCAAGTGGTTCATGGGTTGATAGTGACGCTGTAATTATTACAAACAGAGATCCATACTTAAGAATAGAAAAAGATGACTTTGTTATTGCTATAAATATAAATGGGGAGTATAGGCCAATATTTGTATCTATTCCATTTTAGTGAGGATTATTCTAGGATTTTAAAAAATGGCTACTTATAACATAACTATAACCAACAATGGCTTTTCTAGCTTTGTATTTAATGGAAGCCACTCCGGTGGAGCTTTAAATTCAAGCAATGATCCAAGTTTGACATTTGATGTTGGAGACGTTGTAAACTTTACTTTTAATAATGCTGGTCATCCCTTTAGAATTGAGCAGGGCAGCTCTTCTGTTTTTGGAGATTATACTTCTGGTACGTACACTTGGAATGTTTCTTCTGGTGGGATGTATGTATATAAGTGTACAGTCCACTCTACTAGTATGCGGGGAAATATTAGTGTTGCTGGTAGCGTTGCTACAACCACGCAGACTACTACCACTCAAGATGTACCAACAACTCAAACCACTACTACTCAAGCCACTACTACTACTCAAGCCACTACTACTACTCAAGCCACTACTACTACTCAAGCCACTACTACTACTCAAGCCACCACTACTACTCAGCCTGCAAATATAACAACTACTGAATCCGGTGTTACTACCACGCAAACACCCACGCCAGTTGACACCACGCCAGTTAATATCACGCCAGTTGAAATACCTACGGCAAACGCTGTTATTCCTAATAATGGTGATACTTGGACCTTGCCTGATTCAATTCAAGTCTTTGGAGCTGCTCCTGACAAAATAATGGATTTGAGAAGACTGCTTCAATTCAATTTTCGTGCTGACAGCATAATACATGATATCATTATTAAAAATGCAAATGTTAGTTCTGGTAATCGTGATGCATTTTATATTAGAGATATAACTACACCTACCTTAAATCTTTATAGAGGTAAAAGTTATATTTTTGACTTAAGAGATGAGTCTAATGCAGAACAACCTCTTAGGTTTTATGAAAGAAAAAAAAATAAATCTCCTCTTTTAAATCTTGGACTATCACCATATTCTCAAGGTGTTGATTACTTTGGTGCAGCTGGATCAGAGTATGGTTTTATATACTTCACAGTGTCTAACGATACTCCCGATATATTGTACTATGACTCTGCTGCTGGTATTGGTTATGGTGGGATTATAAATATTAAAGATATTTTAGTTGTAACTACAGAACCCCCACCAGAAGTTCCACCTTTAAGATTACCGCCAGATAATTTATATATTCATGATACATCTTCTGTTGTCTGTAACATACAAGGAGCTTGTGTGCCAAGAACTGGTAAGGGTAGGAAGAGTGATATTAGATATAGAATACCAGACTATGAATTTTTAGAGCCTTTACAAACTACTGCTCCAGCTGTTACTACTGTGAGTGTTTCTACTACAGCTACCACCACAAGCACAACAATTCCTCCAGATACAAATCCTTACCATCTAGTAAAATATCCTAGGGGCAATGTGATTAAAGTTGAAGTAGGACCGCAAATCGGACTTTTTGGAAACACTGAAGCAAAAAAATATTTTTGGGCAGATAAAGCGTATGTGGGTGGAACTGAAGTTGCTTGCGCAACTACGTTTGGAACAATTCCTGACGCTAGAACCACTATGACATACGGTTCTTCTCATATTGATCAGCCAACAAATATAACTACTACTACGCAAGCTCCTACAAACGATGATGGTGATCGCTTTTGGAACGGGGACTATCATTATTTTATATCTGTCCAACAATATGGCACTATGCCGCCGGGAATGAGGGGGCGTATCACGCGATCTGGTACTTCTGTTTTCGCAAACAGGAACAATTTTTGGAACAACTGGACTCCTGATTTATTACAATATTCTAATGTAGAGCTACAATGGCAGATAGCTGGTGTAAATGTTCATCGAGGACAGGGTTGGGAAAATAGAGAAAGTCCTGAAACAAAAGTATTTACTTATTCCGATCTGACACGCGCTCAATATTCTAATGCTATTCTTCCAGAAGAGTATGAGTCGAAAGACGTTAGCGTTGATAGTACAGGAGCTGGAGAGTTGTATATGGTGAAAGAAACTAGAGCAGACTTTGATAGTTTTGACACAATTTCAATCCTTGGGTCTCCCTCCCTACACCTAGAAAGTTTTACCCTTAGCGTTAGTGTTATAGGCAATTACTTAACATTCGATAATGTTTGTCCACCAAGACAAGATCCAAATACGGGAGAGAACGCTTGGGAGCCTACCTATGATGTTGTTAATAAAAGATATAGTTTAAGTGCATCGATTGATGGCACTTCCACCACCGTAGGTCGTACCTCAACTTTTTCGAGTGAAATATATGTCCCAAGCGAATGTAATGGGGCAGAAGAGGGAACTCAATTCCTATCAGCAAGGTTAACGGCGACACCTTCTCAATTGAACTATTCAAGAATAGGAAGTTTAGAACACATAGCTCCTACTTGTTGCTATAACCAGACTGTCTACGCACAATTAGAAGCCAACAACCTACCAATGATGAGTTGGAGTGTGCCAGAGAAAACAGAAATTATTTATGACTATACAGATTCTGAGTGGTACATGGCTCATGCGTTTAAACCAGAAGAAACTCGACAGAGGTATGAGATTTATGGTGATGATAAATATGAACTTTTTGGTTATGAATTTCAATGGATATCTAACAAAGCAGATGAAACTGGATGGCATCACTGGTTCAAAATAACGGATGACGATAGAATTCCAACTGAGGACATAGAAGTTGATGGTGTTAGAAAAGAAATAGATTTACTTATAGGCGACGGCGGCAGTCCTGAAGCGAATAGTGATGGTGACTTGGGTTACAACGCCAGCGTCATCAAGGGTAGGGACGGTGTAAAATATAGGAATGGACTTTCTTTGGAACTTAATCTCGGTGGGAATTACGGTGCATTAGATTTTGTTGAAACAGATCCATCCGCGACGGAGACACTTTATTTGCCCGATGCTCCAGAAGACAACCCCGTAGGTATTACCGAAGCCATCGAAGCTGAATATAGCTACCAATATAAGTTTCGGGTGAGAGCAATTTATAGATGCAATCGAATTACAAATAGAACTACTCGTGCTATAATGCCAGATGGAACTTATGATTTCGTCCCCAAAGCTGATATACTGCTTGCTTCTAGTGAATATTCGCCTTTCAAAAGTACTGATCCCATACCAACGATGGATAATCTACCTGAGTTGAGAGGAAAAAAGTTGCCTTTTGGAATTCGTTTTCATATGGAGCCGGGAACCAACAGTGTTGCGAGGGCTACATTTATAGGGTTGGATAGGTTCACAAACTATGATGCAGATGATGAATTAGATAGCGGTGATGGAGGAGATGAGATTACGGTGGCGAGCCTTCTAGGCCCAGCAACGACGACGACAACCACCGCGACACCCCCTGAATTTCCAATAGATTGAGTAATTTATTATGACAAAAAAAGAAGACCATAACTTTGTTGATGAAGACAAGTTGTTTGGTGAAGCAGCTAGCATTCCATCTGAAGGTGCATTTAAAAGTTTCTTTGTGCCTCTTAGCGATTTGCCTCCCGGTGAGAATATTCAGGTGAGAGCAAAGTTAACTATGTCTGATGAATCTGTAGTTTTTACAGACGCTGTGATTTTTGAAACCCCCGGATCTACTGTTACAACCACTGTGCAGCCAAAAGACGATCCAAGAACAGGTAATGTCTGTATGTTTCCTACTTATGTACTTGAAGAGGGAGAAACTTACACTTTTGATCAGTCTCATCCAAGTAACTTGGGACACCCTTTGTTATTTTCAAAAACACTAGATGGTATTCATAATGGTGGCTCATCTTTTACCAGATTTGTAGAAACTTTTGGAACCCCCGGAACAGAAGGCGCAGGAACAAAAATACATATACCGTATGGTCAAAATGTAAAGTTATACGGTTACTGTAAGCATCACCCCGGAATGGTACAAGGCGTTGAAGATATAACTGTTATTCCTAAAAACCCTAAATCTAGATACGATCTTCCAAATGTTCCTGATACTAGTAATTTTAATATTATAGCTCCCGGCGCTATAGTATCAGAAGATAATAAATATAGATATTTGTCATTCAATGAATCTACAGAAATGTCTTTAAATTATACTTCAGACGACTTTGCAGCTCCAAGCCTCGATTTTGAATATATTATAATAGGTGGAGGTGGAGGCGGCGGTGTACAAGACGAGCGTGGTCCCAGCGGTGGCGGTGGTGCTGGAGCTGTTGTTAGCGGAGTGACATCTCTTAGTACAGGAAATCATGCTATATTTATTGGTCAAGGTGGAGCTGTTGGGGAGAATGGAAACAGATCCTCATTTAATTTTAATTACGCAAATGGTGGAGGCTTTGGTGGCATTTACGGAGACTTAGGATCTCCTTCTGATTCTCAAAATGTTGGCCCTGATTATTTTGAAAACGTTGGATCTCATGGTGGTACTGGTGCTGATTCTCAAAGGTCTACAACTGGAGACTACGATAATCAACAGTTAAATGTTTTTACTAATAATGGTGGCGTTTCTACTGATGATGTTTTTTCTGGAGGTGGTGGAGGTGGAGGCGCTGGTGCTAGAGGTTCAGATACTTTAACGGAAAGTACTTGGAAGGGCGGCAATGGTGGCGATGGAATATATATTGATTCCAATCCCTATAGCGCTAGGTATTATGCGGCTGGTGGAGCTGGAGGTGGTAGTGGCATAGAACAAACTGGAAGTGGTGGTCAAGGTGGAGGAGGTTCGTATCTTTCTGTTAATGGAGAAGCTAATACTGGTTCTGGAGGAGCTGGCAATTCTGAACTAGACGTAACAAAATCTTCTAATGCAGGTTATGGCGGTAGCGGTAAAATAATTTTAAAATACTTAAAAGACAGCCCTAGGCTATACGATGTTGACACAAAGGTTACACCTTTAAAAATAGAATATGCACAAGTCTGCGATAATGAAGTAACCCTAATATGGAACCCACCAAATCAAGATGGTATCAAAACTTACTATTATATAGAATATAAAAAAGCTAGTGAAACACAATTTTCCATGTCTTCCTATGTTTTATCAGATAGATATAAAACTTTTAAAACTTTTAGACTACCTTACGATACCTATGATTTCAGGATAGCAATTACTAGTGAAAATGATAATACTTCTTTTTTGCGAGGAGATATTGTTAGAGTACCTGTAGTAGATCTTGACCTTATTCCTGAAATAGTATCAGCGACCTATGATCCTAGATTAATAAATATAGATATTTGTCTTGACAAGCTACACATTGATTGTGTGTTAAGATTTAAGGTTGGTGACGAAGGGGAGTGGAGCGATCCAATACCGGCTCCTAGTCAATGTTCAATGATAAATTGTAGTGGTGGTATAGTAAAATCTGGAGATACGGTAATAATTCAATGTGGTATTATGAACAATGGAGTTCCAGTATTTAAAGAAAAAGAAACAAAATGTTTGATTATTGACCCTAGACTCAAAGTAGAAAATAAAATACCTTATCTTAAAAATTTAATTGTTAAAGATGGAGGTGATGGTTTATGTGGATTTATAGAATTGTCATTTGATGTAGACGATGTAGAACACGCTAGAGAAGTCTATATAGAAATTGGTTCTCATACATTTAATTTCCGAGTTTCTAGAGGAGAAAGAAACACTGTTAGAATTTTTAATTGTGAAATAAATGTATCTAGTAATACTATTGTTCAAATGTTAATAAAAGTTTGGAATGTATTTAGTACAAGTCGTCTTGGATATTTATCTTATGGAGAATCTGGATCAGGAGAAGAAATAGCATTCTGTGAACCTTCTTCAATATATAGCGGTGTACCATCTTACAGTTCGCACTCTTGGGAAAATAATATAGCATCACCTACTTCAAGCATAGCAATAAACTTTGACGGAACTTGGGATCAAGATGCTATAGGTGTTATTTTGTTTACAAACTGTGAAGGTACTAGCGACATACCTACCGTTTGCATACCAATTCCAGAAGATAGAATTAATAAAAAAGAAAATAGTTTCACTATTGGTTGTGGTTTTCCTGTTGATTCTTTTGATCCAGATTTAGATTATGTCGTTGGTTGTTGTATGTTTTATTATTATCCTGATGGATTTAATCCAAATCCTTCTCCTAAAAATTTTCCTCCTGAAGAAAGACCACAAGGACCGCAGGGTGGAATCATAAATTGCGGCCCTGCTCCACCAACTGGAAGTGTTCCATATCCCGATCCTAACCCTCCAACTAATGGGCCTATAATTTTAAGTTTTACGCCCACGCCTCCGACTAATACTACTATTGCTACTACTACCAGTGGACCTCCATCTCAACCAGATGATGATTGGCCTTTGCCACCGCCTTATACTCCTAATCATAAAGATGGTGGTTTTATAATAACTTGTAATTTTATCCCCGGCGCTAAAGAAGGAGATGACACTCCAACGGATAGTAATGGCAATCCAAATTCTTGCCCCTCAATACTAGAAGCAAGTTACGACTATCAGTTTTTTACTAACATTCCTCGTATAGAATTACAACCAAGGCCAGAACATCAAAACGTTACTGGCGCTTTCTGTTTCTGTGTGTTTCCTTTAAGCCCAGAAGGAGTTATAGGAGATCCTACTTGTACCACATATTACAACGATTTTCCTACAACCCCAGAGCTTTTACCTCCAAGAAGAGTTGGACTTGGGGTTCATGACTGTGAAGCCACTGTTGTATTTGAAGACTCTCTTAATATTGAAGATTTTGAATTGGGGTCTGCGGAAGGTAGAACTATAGGATATAAACTTTATTTTTCAAATGAAGACGGCGAGGTTCAAAAGTCTACAATTAATTACGGTGACTATGATCCTAGATATCCTACACCTACATATGTAACAACTTTTGAGATAAGAGGCTTTGGTAGATATACGCTTATGATATCTGCCTACGTTGAAGGCGATGATTTAGAATACAGTAGCAAGTCAGTAGTCAAAACGATTTTAACTAAAGAAGAGGAGTGTTCTATTGGCCCTCCTCCTGTTGGAGATGGTTTATCTCGAAAACACCCCTTAGCACAACCAGCTGTAGTATTTAATTTTAGAGATTTTAAGTCAGCGAAAATTAAATTAAATCATGCAGATCCAGAGAATAGCAAATTTTTTCGCTTTACTATACAAAAAATAAAAAGGGTTGGCGAAATCATAGAGTATTTTGCTGTACAAAGTTTTTGGGCTACACCTGCCAGCGTTGCACAAAAACAGAAAGATCTGAATCGTGATGTTTACGGATTTGTATTAGACGAAAATGATGAAACAATTATAAATAATATTTTTATGTTTGAACCTAATTCAACATTTTTAATCACTGCATATTCCACTGCTAATAATGTTAATACGCATGAGTTTAAGAGTGATGCAAGAGAATTATTTGCAGTAGCCCCTCCTCCCCGGAGACCAGCCCGCCCAGAGTTTGTTAATCCGATTGGAAAGCAAGGTCGTATAGAATTTTCTCTTTCTTTGAGTAATCAAACTGGATGGTCTTCTGAATTCTGGGAACAAGAGTTAGATGAGATTACAGAAATAAAAATTCTTTATGCAGCAGTTTTAGAAGGTTCAAGTGGATACGTTCCAAGTTTAGGTTACAATCCTAGTTCTTTAAAATCTATGATAATAGACCCACGAACACATCAAGATTCAGACAGAATAGTTCTTGAGAATACTTATGCTGGAGAGCATGTAATATTTGCTCAAGTTAAAAATAAAACTTTTTATTCTGAAAAAAGTAAAACCACAGTTGATCCAATTGTAGGTTTAAATTTTATAATTACTGAGAATGGTCAACTTATTGTTAGTGGAGTTGACGATACGGATACAGAGTTTTATAGAGATGTAGCTCCAGATCTTAATTTTTGGTATAAAGGAGAAGGGTCAGTTCTTCCCTTTAAACTTATAAATCAAAGTATAGGGAATGTGAACCAGTATGAGCTATATATAACCCCTGTAGCAGCTCATCCATACCATGAATATAAATGTACAGAAGGCGGTATATATATTGCTGTTGACTATAGCGAAGGTGGAAGATTTTTTGATGACGGCCTTCATTCTCACACAATAACAACTCCCGGTCGATACCAATATGCAGTTGTTATAAAGGGGCAGTATATGTATGCAGTTGCGGGAGATCCCTACCGTAGAATGACTAGTCAGCTTGGCGTTTTTAATTTTGTGCCAATAGATCCTCAATTAAAAGTTGACTTAGGGTCAAACAGTAGTGATCAAAAAGTAAGTATAGATTTAAGTAATTTAGATGTGGGATCGTTAACATTAAATGCTACTTCTTATGTTGTTGAAAGTTCTGCGGGGTCTGTTGGAGGAACTTTACCTGACGGAGAGATATATATTCCAACTTATGGGTTTGAAAATTCTTTCATTGAATTTCAAGTTATTACTGACACAGATGTTCGATCAGCAAAACACAGAGTTTGGATTTGGACTTTTCCAGAAAAATTCCCAGATTCTGGAAGCATGTCGTTACTTTGTTCTGATGATTGTAGATCCTTGTACTCAGCAGTACCTAACTGGTTGCAATACAAACCCAAGGGTTTAGTAAAAAGAGGCGCTGGTAACTGGAGTATGTATGAAGAAGGAATCTGTATACATGATGATCAGCCTTCAATTAAAAAAATCTCCTACAATGTAGGAGAGTGGTCAATGCCTGAAGAAATTTTAAATGCTTCTAATGTTGACATAGACGAAGAGACTATGGTTAGTTATATGCAGGGACACTATCTCGTTACAATAGAGCCAGCACTGACTCTTGGAAAGTCTGGGTGTTTTACTTATAGGCCCATTACCTATGCTGAGTTTGTAGCAAGGTATCCGCTTAGAAAATGGCCTCCATCTTGGCCCGGAGAATCTGGCCCAGATGGTACTCCGAAGAAAGGTCTTAAACCCACTAGTACTCCTGTAACACTTTGTCCTTCCAGTGATGGAAGATATTCAAATGAAATGGAATTAACTTTAGTTAGAAGATCAGCAGACACTGATATGCCGTATGGATATCAATACGATAAAGATTGGCGATTGTTATTTGGAGAATTGGCTCGTGAAGAAACAATAGGGCCAGATGTCCCAAGTCCATGCTCGATAGAACAACCAACTTTTTATGCTCCAGATCCTCCACCACCGGGAAGTCCTCCGGGCAGCTCTCCAGACGCAACAATTGAATTTTGGGAATTTACTTTTGAGGTCACAAACTCTCTAGGGCTTACCAAGAAAGTTAGTGGGCTTACTGGTAAAGGTGGCTTGGAAGTTAAAATGTATTGTATATATGATGAAGATTCTTTACGACAAGGTAAAAAAATTAAAGTTCCATTTTGTTTAGATTGTCCAACAGATTACTTATTATCTATTGATAGTAATGATATAGGTTATTACAAAGTAGATGAAGAAAACGTTAATTCTTTTCTATGGGTTAATCACCAAGTTTATAATGACGATGGGGATTCGACTATTCCCGAAGAAGACATTGTAGAAGAAGTGCTGCTTATGGATTCATTTATTTCTTATGATATTTGTGGTGAAGCTCTTAACAGCGATTTAGAAAATGACATAGAAGAAAGATTGTATGTATGTGTAAGGCCAACAACAACATCTGCGCCAATTTTTACAACGACAACAACAACAACCACTACTACTACCACTACGACTACTACTACTACAACAACTACAACCACGACTGCTAGTCCCGAACTAATACCAGTACCTTGGGAGTGTAATCATTACTACGGTCCAGCGGCTCCAACTTGTAAAGACTTTATAATGGAGAATGTTACTGGAAAATCTTATGTGGATTATTATGATGCCAACGGAAACCTTGGAACTTCACTCGTTGCGAAATATCCACCAGCTAATTTTGAGAAGTTTAAATTACAAATAGGGCTTTATGATCCCGAAGGCGTGTACTACAAAACTACTTCCCCTGTGGAAACAACATTTCGAGCAGATCCAGAGGATGAAGCTGAAGGAGCAGTACCTCCTTCTAGATACATTGGATATTATGGCGGCTCCGTAACATTGGGTAAAAATGGTTTTGGAAGTAGCCATTTCGGGGATGATGTAAAGATAATTAATAATGAAGAATATTATTTAAGATCTTATGCAACTATAAGACATTCTTCCGCTCTTTGGTCTCCTCAAGAAACTACTATACCTAACTTTAAAGATATTGTTAATTTGCGAGGTGCAAATATTTCTACTCTTCCTTCTGAAGGGAGTGACAAATGGAAAACTTGTGCAGGTACAGTCTGGGTGAATTGTTATGGCACTACTAGTTCTGATGTACTAAAGGGATATTATGATGATGACCCTACAGATGAGCAGCTAATAAATGTTGTGATTGTAGAATTCGTTTATCAAGTACCGGGAGACTTAGGCGAAGTTTTTAGTTGCCACTATGTTGCTTTAAGATGGAAACATAATGGAGAGTTTTTAAGCGATTGGCCTAATTATTGGTATGATAACGAAAATGAATTATATTATGATATTGACAGCTGGAAACCAGAAGGTGCAACTGCTGGAATAGATTCAGACGGTGGCCCTATTCCTGATGAAGAAAATGTAGATCGCACATGGTGGACATGTATTCAAAAATATAATAGAGGTGAAGCTTTAAACCCACCACCTAGGTTTAATGGATCTGGCGCTAACTCTTGTAATGATGAGGGAGAGTGCGTTGGTATACCAATGTTTGGCAGAGGTTTTAAAATAACAAAAAGTTATACCTTGTCAATAGTAGTTAAAATTCAAGGACACCTTTATAACCGTGCAGAACCCGGACTTGAATCAGATTGGACTTGGGAAGATTTAGGCGTTCAAAATTGGCAAATTAAAGGACAAGACTCAAGGTGTTTTCATGAAAATGGTGACATATTAATATCTCAAACTGGAGATGAATATTTTATCACTATAGAACCTGAAGATTTAAATTATAATTATGCGGGAGATTGGCCTATTGCTTATGATGTTAAGATTGATACTAACAAATTAACATTCTCTTATACTGCTGGGAATGGTTGCAATAATGGAAGATATATTAACGAACAATTTGCTTTAGCAACTAACCAACCATATAGCCTTATTGACCCCGAAAAAACAATAAGGTCGATACAAGAAAGAGGGTACTCGGGTACGTATGTAGCAAGTGGTAGCAATTCTCAAGTAGATTTAATAACTTACATCAAAGAAACTAAACTGGTCAGTGAAGGATATCACACTTTTACAGAAGAGCCTATTTTAGACGATGATGGTAATCCATTACTCAACCCTGATGGGACACCACAGATAGAGGTTGTTTACGGAGACTATGTTCCTCCTAGATTTTCCTTTACGGTACAAATGTACGAGAACGACGACCCACAAGTGGAACGATATCAAAACGTCACTTTTGCAGACTTTAAAAAGCAGTTTATATCGGGTAGATCACCACATGGTCATGACGGTCATGGTCACGAACACTGGTTAGACTTAATAGTTCCCGGTCAGCATATTGCAATAAGACCACCAACTGCTAACGCAGACAGTGACTTGTCGAGGCACGAACAGCATATGTTAGACCAAGGTACTGGTAATTTTAGAGAATTGCCAGAAATTATGAAGACATGGGTTATATCTACAAACGAAACCGGCACAACGGTAGGTCAAAGAAGTTTTGACTTTTCGGAAGTTTTTACTGTCAGCAGGGTAGACATAGAAGAAGAAGATTAGGTTATAGGTTTTATTATGATTAGAAATATTGGCGTGGCTGGAACAAAACATTACAAAGTTGATGGCAATGGTTGTAGAAGACCTAGAGGGAGGGTCTGCGCTTTTTCAAAAGCTTTGCACGTTGTTGATTTACAAAGAAGAAATACTGCTAGATTAATAAAAAATATGATACTCTGGTCCAATAACGATAAAGGTAAGAAGATAACATACTTCGACACAGAGAACGAATTGTTTAATACTAATATAGAATCGTTGTGTACTAGCATGGGATTTACTGTTAATAAAATTTTACCTTGGTATGAGTATCAACCAATATTCGATAATCCTAATGAGGCATCTGACAAAGGTTCTGTCTATTTACTATTCCCAAGTTATAACCCGCGAGAAGGCGGCTGGATGCCTGACATAGTTCAACAAAGAATTATGCACGAAGTTTTAGAAAATGGTAAAGGCTTGGTTCTGTGCGAATGGTTTCATTTCATGCAGTCTATTAATAACCCTAGTAAAAGATCTTTCTCTTTTCATGCAGATGGTACATTCCCATCTCAAGATGAGGCAGATTATACCGATGGCTTATTCACTTTATCTCCTTTTGATTTCGACGATTTTATAGATTTAGAAAAACCTGTAAGATCTATATATAGCAAAAACGTTGAAGACGATAGCATGAGTAACGGCCTGTCCGATAGTTTTACATATTTTAATACGGTGGGGTCTCAAGGAGCATACTATACAACTGCTTATAATGCTATCTTTTCAGATATAACCAGAACTAAACCAAATGTAGAACCTAGTAATGATTCATTTTCTACAGAAACAGAAGTTTATTGGTATGTAGATCCGAAAGAAGTTTTAGAAACCACTACAACAACTACAACCACGGTAGCACCAGTTCTTGAAAAAGACATTAGGTTTAAAGTAGCAACATTAAGAGAAGACGAATACTGTGGTCCTCATCTAAAAACTTTAACTGGTCAACATGCTAACCTTTTTGAAATGATTGATAACGAATTATATTTAATTAAAAATCCTTCTAACGCATCTCGTTATAACCTGAAAATTAAATATTCTGATTTCTTTAAAGAGAAAAGATTTGAAGATTTTTATAAATATTTCTCTCTTTTGTTAGCTGATTGTTCTGCTCCTATTTCTCTTCCAATTACTGACAAGAAACCAATATGGAGCTACTATTCAGATTGTAAAGACTTATGGGATAGACCTGCTGGAGTTTCAGTCAGGACTCCTTGGAGTGTCTCTGGAGAAGGAACTTATGAAAACCCTTTTGTAGCTAAACTGTCTGGTGGTCACTGTGAGAATGCTGTATTGTGGATTCAGGTAAATGAGCCGGGGTCTTTAAACTGGGAAATAAAAGCTTCAACTGAAAGTTTATCTCGGCCCGATAACTATTGTGGTGGAGATATAGATTTAACTACTACTAATGCTGATTGGGGTAGCATCTATATAGCAAGTGGTGATATAGGTCCAGTTCAACATTATGATGAGATTAAAAATCTTGACTATAAAGATACATATCCAGACTATGAGAACGGTGATGTTCGTTTTCATTTAGAACCTATTGTACAAGGAGTAGCTGGTAGCGGAGTTGTAAAAAGTGGTAACAGTCCTAAAATTCTTTCTTTTAATCCAGACGCTAGACCTTGTTCGACATGTGAGAAATATAAATGCTTTATCTTGCTAACATATTCTAAAGACGAAAAAATTTCTATGTTAGATGATGAAATAGAAGCTACTTTTATTCTAGGAACTACGCCCGCTCCAGTTCCTGAAGATGCTACATTTAGATTTTATATTGTAAACAGAGTCGATGGAACTTCTTTGTCTGGTTCAGAAAATAATAGATCAGAAAGATTTATAACGAAAGCTGAAGGCAGTGAAGTAAAAGATTTACCAAAACAAAACATAAGCATCACAATTGATGATAGCTCTTTTGAATTAGATGGTCCCTTGTCGTTTACATTTATACCAGCTAATTCATCACTGTCTATGGAGATTCTTACTGCCACTTCTGCAAAGATAAATAATTTTATAATGCCAAATGATGGAGGCTCTGCGATAATCTATATTGATGGAAATCTTAGACCTAAGCCTACTACTACTCTACCTCCTAAATTTACGTACAAGATTATTTTCAAAAACATGTCATACCAAACTGTGTTTAGGTATAAAGATTTGGTTATAAATCCTTATGACCAAGAATTAGATAATACATATGAATATACTTACATTGGTCCAGTGGGTACGGGTTCTACAAAAAACAGTAACGACTGCACTAGTAATAACCATATGACGTACAACAGCATTGATGATAATTTAGAATACAGGGAAGATCATGTTCCAATACTTACTGTTACAGATGATTCTTTTAGTGAAATACCTAAAAATAATGAAACAAATCAGTTTATATCCTGCTTGCAAGATGACATAAAAGAAGATATTAAACAATTAAATCAATATTATTATTGCTCAAATAATGATCATAGTTTTGACATGGGAGCAGAGGGCATAAAAGTAAATTATGGTAAACCCTCTTGTGGTTCTAATTCCGTCCCAAATCCTCTTCCTATAAAAATAGGATTACCAGAAATGCCAGAGGGTGGTAATACAATATATGTAAGAATCGACGGCGCTCCAATTCTAACAACAACAGTTCCACCACCACCGGAGCCACCACCACCTCCTCCACCAACAACTACAGAAGAGCCTTGTGACGATTTGATATTAGTCTTGTGTGAACAAACTTTAGTTTGCCATAAAGTTGATGGTGTGTGTACGCCTAACCTTCAATCATCTTCAAATACTATAAAATTCGATACTTGTTGTACTGATTTGAGTCAAGACGATATCATAAGAAGGGTATTTAGTGTAATAACTGGAGAAGAAGCTGGTTCAAGATCTACTGAAAGTCTCAAGATAGATATAGATGCGCAATATGCTAATCAATGTCCAGCAATGCCAACAGAAGCATTTGTAGATTGCGAAGATGGAACTTCAAATACTTCTGGTGTTTCTTGTCTTACTAAAATAGCCATTAGAACATTGGCAGCAGTTAGTTGTTATGATTTCTCTAGTTATCCTCCAAACCCATTGCCGTAAATATGAAACATTTTAAAACATCATTTTCAGAAGTTATTTGCGGAAACATAAGAATTCCCGCAAGTCTTAGAATTGGATTAATTTCTGATTCTAGTAATATTGACTATCCTTTAATCCACAATCAAGCTGTGCAGATATCAGCAGGCTCATCATTCACAACGGCTTCTTCTGAAATAACAAAAAACATATCTGTAGATAAATATGTTATATATTGCGACCAAGAGTCTGGCACTTGTGGACCTTGGATAGTTGAGAATTCTATACAAGTTAAGATATATGAAACTAAAAATAATACTCTTCTCGCCCAAAAAATTATTGGTCGTCTAGATGATATTTCAATCATGCCATCAGACAGTTTGTACGAGTATCCATCTATAATATTGGAGCCGTGTTCTCCTTCTATTAATTTAGAGGGCTTATCTTTAAGAATAGAGTTTAATAGCCTATGCGACTCTGGTTCTAATCCTTGTTGTGATCACCTTCCAGAAAATGTATCTGTTAGTGGATATGATGTCCTATGTCTCCCTTTGACTGATTTTTACGTTGTTCCTCCAGATCCTATTACAACAACTACTCCTGCACCAGTAGTTGTAAATAGAACAATAATAGATAGACAGCCGACTATTAAGACATCAGATGATATTGATTATTATAGAGTAGAATCTGATATAAGTATTATTGGAGGCTCATCATTTACATATTGGTGGGAAAGAAAAGAAGAAGGAACAGATTGGGTTAGGCATACGGACTTGCAAGAGTCTCTATCTAATAAGACAGTATTTATTAGAGAGCCAAAAGAAAAAGATTATTATTACAGACTTTTGTTAATTGAACCTAATAAAATATATAGTGATTCTATTTTCTTTGATTTCCCTGACCCTACTACAACTACGACTACGACCCTTGCTCCTAAATACTTTGAACCACCCAACGCTGTGACAAATGTAGAATCTAGTGGAGATTTCAGAAAAGTATTTTTGTCTTGGGAGCCGCCTGTTTATGATGGAAACTCAGACATAACAGGATACCACATTGTTGGCAAACTCCCTGATGGGGGTAAGTTTTGGGACGATGAAACCACTATTGTTAATACTGGCGTTGAACCTTCTGTTACTAGTTATTTCCAACCTGTATCTTTTGAATATGACGGTGTTAATATACAATATTCTGTTTTTTCTAAAAATTATTTTGGAATAAAAGGCTCAAGTGTACTTGGTCATAACTCTGTTCTTGGTAAAACGGTTGCCAATGATCCACCCACTATTTTGAATTTCAGTCTTTTTCCTTTTAGAACATCTTCAGGCAGAGGTTATAATTTGGATTGGGAAGCATTTTCAAGTCCAGACCAGCCTTTACTTTCTCATGTAATTAAATACAGACCTAGTGGTTCCAACCAAGATTACGTAACTGATACTTATTCAGACGTTGAAACTAGCGTTTCAATTACTGGACCTTTTTCGAGTTGTGAACAATATGAATTTACTGTTGAAGGTGTAAACGAGGTTGGTAACAGTGTAGCTGCAACTGGTTATTCCTTAATGGCCTTTCCACCCTCTGCGCCAACTGGAGTATCTTACACTTTGCTGGATGGTGAACCCAATTCTTTTGTAGAGATGAGCGGTTCTTGGTACTCGCCTTTAGATGATGGCTTTTGTCCTGTAAGTGATTATGTATTTTCCTATAGATTATTACCAGATGGTGATTTCACAGACCCTATTAAAACTAATAATCTTCTTAGTTTTAAAACTTCTGACACTGTACCTTCTGGAGATTACGAGTTAAAGGTAGCTGCGATTACAAAATTTGAAGTCATTCACCATACTGTGGAGGGAGTCCCTATTGTAGTTGACAGTATTTATAATACTGGAGTTTATGGTTTTTACAATCCTAATACTGTATTTATATACAACTTTGAATCTTGGAGGTTACTAGATGAGGATGACAGTTCGTATCTCAATATTACAAATTTAGAAAATGGTCAGGAAGTAACTAGAAGCTTTTATCCGTACTGGCCTAGTGGAAGTCAAATAACAGAAGATGTTGGACCTAGAAATCTTCCAGCGAGACTTATCACTGGCGACGGCGGGCTTACATCGTCAGAAGATTATGTTGGTGGCTTTACAGATTATAATCTTAACGTTTCTAAGTTCGGAAATTCTGGACTTTATCTTTCTGAATACGAATTTGCTTGCCCAAAAGATAATTATCGTGAACAGTACTATGAAAATGATGAATATTATTCTTACATATATGGCTGGAAATATCTTGAAGGAGTACAGATATATGATCAAGGTTACTCTGAGGAGATTCTTGCCCCCCCTGTTCCTTTACACAAAGATGGAAAAACTGCTTTCACTTTTGAGTTTTGGTTCAAGTTAAGCGAAAATTATCAAAGCGATTGGGAGAGTGACAGCCAGTTTGATATAGTCAATCTATGTGAATTGATTTGTGCGCACACAAAGGATTTTACTTCAACTTTCCCATTTAATGGAAACGAGTCTTATTCTTACTCCCACACAGGTGATACTGGTAGGGGTGATGGCTCAAGCATATATAATACTTTGATTCCTTATGATGATGAGAGACATGCATATACTAAGTTTAGCATTAAAGGACAATATGTTCCAAGTCTTGGGTTTAGGCTTATTTATAATGATCATACTAGCGTTAAGGATTTAAGACGTATTGACCCCTCTGCTCCTAATGACGCAGTTCCTAGAGAGGTAGAAACAATATTTCGGCATGTACAAAGTCCTTACTACAATATAATTAATCCAGAGACACCAAATGAATTTTTAGCTTCGTTTGGCAATAGGCCCACATCTCATGGCATCTCTTTCAGAGGCATGGATTCGTATTCTATACCAACTTCAGTATATTTAAATGATGAAGATTGGCATCATATAGCACTATCTGTAGATGCTGAAGGTTCCAACTTTGTAACTATGTACCTAGACGGAGCAGAAGTGTTTACGCACAATCCTACTCTACATATAACTGTTAAACATGATGGAGTGGGAGGTAACGACTTTTTTCATGGCATCCAAACAATTCCTAACGATAAATATTCATATTTAGGAAGTGATTATGACCCAGCTTTAGGTTATGGAACATTTACTTTAGGCATTGATCATTACAGCCTAGAATACGACGATCCAATTAACTCGGCATACTCTCACTGTGCTTATTATGATGACGTAAGATTAAGTGCAGCAATTATATACGATGGAGAATTTGACCCACCAACTTCGGCTCATACTGGATAGGATTTTAAAATGAAATTACTTACTGTTAAATCAGAGTTCTTAAAAGAAAGATGCTTACAAAGAGGCTACACTTTAGAGGAAGTCATGGGATGTGTTGTAGATCAACTTGATGATTTATGGATTATTGACGTTGAACATAAACTGTATCCGCATCCTAAAAGTAATCATATAGTTCAAGTTCCTGATCATCCTAGAAATAATAAGGACATAATTAAAGAAGAAGAATTTGGCGCTGGTTATGAATTAAAAAAAATGTTATCATATATGAATATTAAAGCTAGTCCCAACTGCTCATGTAATCAAAAAGCCAAAATCATGAATGATAATGGAACTCAATGGTGTAGAGAAAATAAGGATCTTATATTATCTTGGTTGGCTTATGAAGCTAAAAAAAGAAAATTACCCTTTGTCAAATTTTTTGGTAGTAAATTAATAGATCTTGCTATAGCTAGAGCAGAAAGAAAACAGACTAAATGTTCAAATTAGCAGATAGAGTAAAACAAACCTCTGTTACAACTGGAACTGGCGACGTAGTTTTTAACAGTACGCTGCCTAGCTTTCAATCGTTTGCAATAGCGATTGGAGATGGCAACTCCACGTACTATTCTATAGAAACATTTACTGAATTCGAGATAGGGCTTGGTACATATAATAGCTCCACAGACAGTTTATCTAGAGACTTAGTTCTCGTCAGTAGTGATGGCACTAACAAAATAAACCTAGAGGGTGTGTCAACAGTTTTTGTCACATACCCAGCTGCTAAACACTCTATACTAGATGAGTCTGGATTTATTAAATCTTTTGATTCTTCTTACGCTGGAGTTAAATTTCCAGATGGTACAACTCAAGCAACAGCATCCTCTGGTGGTGACAATGGAGGGGGAGATTCTACTAGATCTCACATTAGCATTAATACAACTCAAGGGCTAGCAACTACTGTTGATGTCGTAATCATAACAGTTTTATCTGGTGACATATCAGTTACCTTACCTTTTGCCTCTGCTATGGAGGGGAAGACAGTTACCTTTAAATTTACATCAAGTCAATATAAATGTTTTATTACACCACAGGTTTTAGATAATTTAGACAGTACAACTTTACACACATTACATCATAAAAATGAGTCAATTTCTTGCTTCTCAGACGGAGATGATTGGCATATTTTATAGTGTATATAATATTAGTAACCCGCACGATATGGAGACAAAAAAATGGCATATAGACCACACGAAAGAAATCCTAGCGGTATCTTGTTTTTCGGAACTAGTACCGCTGATCCGGTATATGATTCCAGCACTAATTTCACAATTGGTGGTGGAGTTTTACACGCTAGCAATTTAACCGTCGATGATGGTGGTCAGATTGGCAGTGTAACAACTGAAGACGCAATAACTATTGCATCTAACGGAGATGTTAGCCTCAAATATGATCTTGCAGTTGACTTAGACTTTAGCGTTGGTGGCGATATAGCAGCCCAAGGCGATGTTGTCGTTGACGGAGACTTAACAGTTCATGGAACGACTACTACTGTTAACTCTACAACAATTACTGTAGAAGATCCTATCATTGTTCTTGGTAGTGGAACTCCTACTGCTGATGATAATAAAGATCGCGGTGTGTCGTTTAATTATTATGACACTACTGCCAAAACTGGTTTCTTTGGTTTTGATGACAGTACTGGTCGCTTTACTTTTGTTCCTGACGCAACAATTAGCAGTGAAACTGTCAGCGGTTCTACTGGTATGATTGAAGCTAATTTTATGGGAGACATATACGCCGGTAATGGAACCAGTAAGATCCTTGAAAATGGAACTAGTGGTTCAGACGCTGTGTTTACTGGTGATGTTGTTGGTAATGCAGATACGGCTAGTAAGTGGGAAAATTCTATAGATATTACGCTTACAGGACAGGTTACGACAAACTCTGCTGTGGCTTTAGATGGCAGCACCAATATTTCTCTTCCTGTGTCCTTAGATACAACCGCTATTACTGGTCAAACTGAATATAGTGGCGCTCACGATGGATCTACGGATGACTACATTTTACTTTATGATGATTCAGCCAGTGCGTTGAAGAAAATCAATAGGACTAATTTTGTTAGTGGCCTTGGAGCTATGAGTTCTTTCACAATCAGTGATACAAATAACACTCAAATTATTTCAGACGGTGAGACTCTTGAATTCGATGCTGGTTCAGGAATAAACATTACAGTAAATTCTTCAGCCAATGAGATTGATTTTGGCCTCGACCATAATGAAATTAATCATGACTTGTTGCTAAACTTTGTTGCCAACGAACATATTAATCATGGTAACATTCAAATTAATGGTGGTGCTGGGATGGTGGGTGGTGGAGCTATTACTGGTTCGCACACTCTTGATGTTATTGGTGGTGATGGTATTACAGTTAATGCTGATGAAGTAGAAGTAACTGTAGATGATACTACTGTTGAGTTAAGTAACACTAATGGTACTGGCGCTGTAAGAGTTAAAAACGGTGGTATTACTGAGACTCAAAGACACAGAAGTGTAGAAACTGTTACGTCCAGTAAAGACCCATTGGATCATGATGTTACTTTAGTCAATGCTGTCTTTGGAAATGTCACAGTCAAGTTACCAGAAAACGGAGACGAAGGAAGAATTTTTACTGTCAAGAGAGTAGACAGTAGCAGCAATACTGTGACTATTGAAAGAAAAGGATCTGATACAATAGATGGATCTACTAGCTTTCAACTGTATCACATATATGAAACTTTAAGATTTTGTAGCGATGGATCAAATTGGTATATAATGTAATATGTATAGTTTAACATTACAGAACGCTGGTGGTGATAATGTCATTACCGCTGGCGATATAATAGGTAGAATTAACTACGCTGTTCCGGCAGAGTCTGACGGTGCAGCATCTACCTATATAGTCGGCTCAATGAATTCTGTAGCTGAAGGAGCGTTCACTAGCTCTTCAAATCCAGCCGCACTGGTTTTCTCTACATCTGCGGCAGATGCCGCTGCCGCTGTTGAACGAGTTAGGATTGATAAAAATGGTAACATGGGGATTGGAACCTCCTCGCCGCTTTTTAAGCTAGACGTTAATGGGGATTTTAGTGCAGATGAAATAAATGTTAACGGTCAATATACGTTTCCTACTGGAGCTGGAAATGTTGGTGATAGTCTTGTTTATTCTGGCTCTAATCAGGTTGCTTGGAGCGGGGTTAGTGGCGGTGGCGGGATTACTGGAACTGGTGCTTCAAGCTATGCTGCCCGTTGGACTAGTTCTACTGTGCTTGGTACTGGAATTATTTATGACAATGGCACTAACGTTGGTATCGGAACTACCTCGCCATCTAAAAAATTGCATGTGTCTGGAGGAGACATATTAGTTGATAGCAACCGACCTGTAACAATATCTACTGACGGTAATATAGTTACTTCAAAAAAAGCAAGTACTGGTGGCTGGGAATTTTCCCATGATGCTTTGGGGTCATCCGGTACAAACAGTGGTGGATATGGATGGTATGGTACTGATGATGTATTGTCGCGTTATTGGATTGGACCTGCATACGATACGGCTAGTTTTAATATTTTGTATAGTAATGGTAACGTTGGTATTAATATTCTTAATCCCACTTACCCGTTAGATGTTTCTGGTACAACGCGAATAGAACCAACAACATCTCATGGAATGTTACTTGGTAGAGGATCAGGCGCTAGTTCTATTAGAGCAACTGGAGCTGATTCCGCGAGTCAATATCTTATATTAGACAGTAATGGACAATACATATCTTTGAATCATTATACTTCTGACAACATAGTCATGGGGTATGGTGGTGGTAATGTTGGCATGGGAGGAAATTATAGTCCGGCTACTAAATTACATATTTATGAAGATTCTACATATAGTTCTGAAAATACATATGCTATAAAAATTAGTGATGGTGGCAGTCCAGAAACACATGGAATGTTACTAGGAGTAGATTCTGCAAATGATATTGCGTCTATTCAAGCTGTTGATCCCGGTACTAGCTGGGCAAGAAATTTATCATTACAAGCAGTGGGTGGTAATCTTGGAATTGCTACGATTTCTCCAACAGAAAAACTGCATATAGTCGGTGGCAATATTTTATCATCTTCAAGCGCTGGAGTTGGTGGAGGTATTGGTAAGGCAGATGACGGTGTGCATATTTTATACCCCGGAGGTGGCACGTATGGAGGAAGTTCTGCTTCTACAGTAACGGGCTATATAAAGATCAAGCTGCCTGTGAAAAACGCTAGCACTATGATTGCTTTTGATTTAGATATTTATGAATACGAAGATAACACACAAGGAAGAGTCGCTAAGTTTAGGATTGCTGGATATGAATATCAAGCCACTAATTGGACTAGAACCCAAGTTACAATGGACAGCAATGGTCCGACTGATAATCAATACAAAGTTAGCTTTGGTGTAGACGCAAATGGTGATAAAGCTATATGGATATCTTATTATTCAGATGGGAAAAATGGAACAGATCAAGCAGCGTCTAGTCTTTGGAGATATCCAAAAGTCTCTATTTCTAATCTATTCTGCGGTCACTCTGGTCTTGTCTTTAGCAATTGGGCTGACAATTGGGATGTTGGCATTGTCGCTGCTTCTGATATAAGCAGTGTGGTTACATCTCATGTTGTATCTAGATCCTTAAAGTTATATGAAAGTAGTTATGATTTAGCATCACTAACAATTAATAGTGATTACACATTACCAACGTCTGACGGCCTTGCAAATCAATTATTGCAAACAGATGGGGTTGGAAATTTATCATTTGGAAATGCTGTTGGGTATGGATTAAATTACGCTACATCAGAAGGTTGGACCGAAAGCACTGAAAGTCAAACTGGCTATTACGGTGGAGATTTTTCCAGAAACGGTGGAAACGGAGAAAATTCATGTGAGTTTGGAGATTTGCCAAATAGCATGAGGGGTCTGATATGGAAGACTAGAAACAACACTACTGATAGTGGCGCGGATGGAGGTTGGAATAAAGACATTGAAGGGTTAGATCCAGAAAAAACATATATTAGTATTGTATATGTTAGACGAGTGGGGTCTAATACAAATGGTAGTTTCTATCACGGTTGTGGAAGTGCTTCTGGTCAAACTGAAACCTTGGCTGGTGTTTCTAGTACAAATCCATACTTTCACTCTGCCGGTCTAACAAGCTTGCCACAGGATGTTTGGTGTGTTTCTATTGGAATTATACATGCTCATAGCGACCCAGTGACGACAAGTACTGGTGTTGGAGGTGTTTATAGATTAGATACTGGAGCTAGAATTAACTTTTCCAATCATCAAGATTTCAGAATGGGACCATCCACTACGACACAAAGGCACAGAACTTATTTATTCTATGATGCAACTGGTGATTCTAAATTAGATTGGTGTTGGCCCGGATTTTATGATGTCACATCGCCAGAAATTGTTAATTTTCTAAACACTATATTGTATGATCACGCTAGTAACATTGATATAACTGACTTTAATGCATCTTCAATCATAACAGAATCAGAAGGAATATCATCAAACGACAATGATACCACTCTCCCAACTTCAGCTGCTGTAAAAGACTATGTAGATAATAATGGAGGCGGTGGGGCTGGCAATTTAATAAGAGGTTCATTTGTTGTCACTACTTCCACTTCAGTGTTTACAGTTAGTGGTGGTTATAATACTAACACTCTAGACGTATACCAGAATGGTGTTAAGTTATTCAAAGGTTCTTCTTATGACTTCACTGAAACTGGAGGTGGAACAACATTCACCCTTGCTAATGCAGCAACTAATGGTGACTTGATAGAATACGTTGCTCTAAACGCATCTACAAGTGCTACTGGTAATACATCTTTAGGTAGCGTGTCTGTCACAAGTAATCAAACCGTATTCAACACAGGCGACACATTTACTAGCTCTAACTTGGCTGTATTCCTAAATGGTGTTAAGTTGGTAGACGGTACTGACTATAACGTAACCAGTAGTTCTCAGTTCACATTGACATCCACAGCAGTTTCTGGAGATGTTGTTGAGTACATAGCTTATGGCGCTACAGTAGCTAGTTCTAATCTCTCCAAAACTGGCGATACAATGACAGGTAACTTAACTGTCAATGCAGACTTAATTGTTACTGGATATAAAGAAACACATACAGATAATGGTAATACTGGTACTGCACAAACTATAGATATTAGTGATAGTACTTTACAAACATATACATTAAATGGTAATTGTACATTTACAATGCCAACAGCAGATGCTGGTAGAAGTTTCACAATGCTTCTTAAAACAGGAGCTGGTAGCTTTGTTGCTACATTTACAGGTGTTAAATTCCCTGACAACGTTGCTCCAACAATTAGCACTACCGCTAACAGAATGGATATTCTCACATTCTATTCAGACGGTACAAATTGGTACGGTAGCGCACAACAGGAGTATCACGTATGATTTTTCTACCTAAAAAATCTTTACTCGCTACAGAGCAAGACTTCTCTGCTTTGGGGGGAACAGTAACCACTGATGGTAGTGATAATATTCATACCTTTACGTCTAGTGGAACATTTACCGTTACTGGGTCTAAAACTATGCAAATATTAATTGTTGCTGGAGGTGGCGGTGGAGGTTCGCATAGAGGAGGTGGTGGAGGAGCTGGCGGTTTAGTTTATGAATCTGCTCAAGTGGTAGGAGGAGGAACATTTAATATTACAGTAGGCGATGGAGGCTCTCAAGTAACTCAAGGAGCATCTTCTTCATTTATTGGCCCTTCTGTTTCTCTAACAGCTATTGGTGGTGGTAAAGGAGGAAGTGCTAATTCTGGTCATAGTAGAAATGGTGGCTCTGGTGGCTCTGGTGGAGGTTCTGCTTATAATTCTAATAGCAATAATCCAACAGCTGGTGCGGGAACTTCTGGTCAGGGTAATTCTGGAGGTAGAACTGGAAACCTTAACACCAATGATCCTAGAAATACAGGTGGTGGCGGTGGTGCTGGTGCGGCTGGAACAGGTGGCTACTCTCCTAGCAAGAATGGTTCCGAAAATTCCGGTACAGACCCAAATGGTGGGATTGGTCTACAGTACAACATAAGTGGGACAAACACTTATTATGCTGGTGGTGGAGGAGGCGGTTCTGGTAGAGGGCCGGGGGAAACACAATCGTATACTACTGCTAATAGAGGTGTTGGTGGGCTTGGAGGTGGTGGCCTTGGTGGAGCTAGTGACATTTCTCCACATTTAGGTGCAGCTGGAGCTGCTAATACTGGCGGTGGAGGAGGCGGTTCTTCTGGTTATACTGGTGGATCTGGTGGTAGCGGCATAGTAATAGTGAGGTATACAAGATGACAAGAGCAAGAGAAACAAGTGAAAACGCAAGACAGGCAAAGGCTTGGTGTTACTTTGGTGGTGGGACTTATAACTCGGTAAGTCCTTTTATCGTTAGATCTTTCAATGTTAGTAGTGTAACTGATTCGGGTTTTTCATATGCCGGTCAATATAAACTTAGTTTTGAAAATAACATGGAATCTGCTAGTTACGTCGTTGTAACATCTGCTGGTATTAATGTCGATGGTGATATATGTTCAGTTTGGCCCAATAGTAAAAGTACAAGTAGTGTTGATATTTATGGTCTAGAAAATTATGGTGCGATAGCTTATGCAGATATGGGTGCTATGGACGTATTAATTTTCGAGTAAGGAGAAAAAATGAAAAGAATAATTTATCCAAATGATGATGATGGAGTTGCGATTGTTATCCCATCTCCAAATACAAAATATACAATAGAGGAAATTGCTCTTAAGGATGTTCCTAAAGGCAAACCTTATAGAATTATAGAACATACAGATGTTCCTACAGATAGAACTTTTCGCAGTGCTTGGGAAGCTGACTTTACTGATCCTGAAGGTTTCGGTATAGGGGCAGACGAGTTCTTTAGATTAGGCTATGGAGGTTAGTATGCAAATTAATATTAATATAAATAAAGCTAAAGAGATATGGAAAGAAAAAATTCGTGCAGATAGAGAGCCTTATTTTGTTTCTTTAGATGTAGATTATCTTAAAGCTACAGAAGCACAGAATGTTACATTGAAAAACGATATAGAAAAAAGAAAACAACTACTACGAGATGCTCCAGAAGATGAAAGAATTACAAGTGCTACAACACCAGAAGAATTAAAAGTCGTTGATCCTGTGACTGAGGCTATGTATATTTCAGATTTAGATAAAGCAAAAAGAGACAAGCTAACAGAGATTGATGAAGCTTGGAAAGTTACGCTAAACAACGGGTGGCAAACACCAGAAGGTTGGAGTCTTGGTATTCATACAGACGATGTGGCTTTGTTGAGTGCTGCATATGCTCTTGCTAAAGAAGCAGCATCTTTAGGCTCTACAGACCCTGTTGTTATTTCAGACACAGACAGCGAACTTCATTCATTAAGCGTAGCAGAAATGACACCCTTGATGTTAGCTTATGGAGCAGCTAGAAGTCAATTAAGTGGAGGAGATGCTGCTAGAAGGAAATTAGTAAAAGACGCAACAGCAGTAGAAGAACTAGCGGAGATATAATATGAGTATAGCCAGAGACATAAGTAGACAAACTTCAAGACAGACTGTAACTCTAACAGCAAACCAAACGGCGGTTACTGTTACTGGTGGATTTAGTGGCGCTAGCATTGAGACTTATCTTAATGGAGTTAGGCTTATTCAGGGGTCGGATTACAGCTTGAACGGAACTAGTGGTATAACATTAACGCAGGGCGCTAGTGCTGGCGATATTATTGAGTTCTCTATTCGTAACACTTCTAACTCTGGGCTTAGTGCTGTTAATACTAGTGAAATTGTAGATGAAGCTGTTACAGCTGACAAACTTTCTGATAGCTCTACAGAAACTGAAAACGTAAAGAGAAGAGTTGCTGCTGCTTGGGTCAATTTTCAAGGCAACGGAACAGTAGGCATTAGAGATGAATACAATGTAGATAGTATCACTGATCTTGGAAGTACAGGTTATTATCAAGTTAATTTCAAAAGAGCTTTCGCTAACAATGACTTTGCAATGGCTGGTACTGCTAGGTTTACGCAGAATGCCAACAATACAACAGCTACCGTTCAAATACATAGAAATCGTACCTTAGACTCAGGCATGACTACCACTAGTGTTATTATTACTACTACTTATTCGACGGGAACTTTATTTGATTCAGAATATGTAGGATTAATATTTTTTGGAGAATTATCATGACAAAAACATACGATAATGCAATCCGCACAGGCAAAGAGTTTCTTGGACAAGTCGTGACCAGTGTTTATACTGGCAAGACAACATATTCTGTTCTGGCTTCTCCTGATGCTGGAACATACATGACGGTTTTAGACACAGCTATAACCCCCACTGCAACAAATAGTAAAATTAGAGTTGAATTAAATATTTCATATGAATGTGATTGGAATTCGGTATTTAGAGTTTCTAGAAGTATCAATGGGGGTGCAGAGACTGAAGTTGTGAGAAATGATGATAGTAATTATTGGTCTGGGTGGGGACTTATACCCTATGATAATAACAACGCTTCTACTCCAGTTACCAATCATTATATTTGTTTTGACAGTCCAAATACTACCGAAGAAGTAGAATATCATTTTATGATTCAATCCTCTAATGTAGCGATGACATTATATTTAAACAGAACAGTAGCTTCTGCTGGAGCGGCAGCCTATGAAAATGCAGTATCACAAGCTATATTAACGGAGATCTTAGTAGTATGAAAAAAATCATAGAAATACATGATGCACTAATATCGTTAATGCCAAACGTCAGATTTTCTGTTGAAGACAATAACTTTGACAAAATTGAAATTCAAGACGCAGGTGTAACCGCTGTGTCCAGACAAGACATTCAAAACGAAATGGAAAGACTACAAGCTATAGAAGACGCTATAGAATACCAACACAACAGAAGAGAACAATATCCAGAAATAGGTGAACAGCTAGATATGCTATGGCATTCTATTGACAGTGGATCACTAGATAAAACATCAGACTTTTATCTGTCTCTTAAATTAGTTAAAGATAATAATCCTAAAACTTAAGGAGAAAATATTATGGCAGATTTACCAATTTTAAATGCTGTGACACCTGAAACAATTCCCGCTAAAACTTACGACAGAGTGTGGATTGAAGAAGTAATTATTCGCGGACCAGATCCTAATATGGATATTTCTGGACAGGTAAAACTGCGCAAATATGGCATGTTTGATGGTGTGGCTGAGTTTGAACCGGGAAATGGTCAATGGATTAGAGTGAACAATATGCTAGAAAAATCAGAATCTAGCTCTAGTCTTCAAGCGGCTATGGCTGGAATTATAGCGTATGTTACTGAGCTAGGTGTAGAAAATCAGGTCATTGATCCACCGTCAGTATAGTTTTTAGTGTATAATTAGGTGAGGTGTAGTATGTTTGGGTTTTTTAGTATTTTACCATTTTCTGCTGTGGGAATAATATATTATAATGGAATAGACTCTGATTTGATTTTGAATATACAACAGATAGATATTCACAATCCTAGTATATATTCTGTTATTGGTATAGATTTAACACTAGAGAAAAATCCACAGGTAATGATATGAAAATTCTAGATATTACATTATCCATTCAGCAACAATCCAACATCACATTGAGAAAATAATATGGCTAGCGAAGTACATGTAAACGATGTAGGCACTAAGTTTTTAGCTACAATTAAAGATGACGGTGCAGCTGTAGACATTTCTACAGCCACTAGCATAACCATGATCTTCAAAAAGCCAGATGACGAGCTTATGCAAAAAGCTGGAACTTTAGATTCTGACGGAACAGATGGTAAAGTTTATTACAGCACATTAGCAGGAGATTTAGACGAGGCCGGACTTTATAAACTTCAAGCTAAAGTTATTCTTTCTACTGGAACTTATTATACTGATATTTACTCTTTTAAAGTACACTGCAATTTATAGGTGATATATGTCTTGGCAAGGTCAAATCTCTACAATGGTTAGGCATTTAATTAGTGATGTCGATCCATCAAATTATAAATATTCATCTCGAAGATTAGAAACGACTATATTAGTTGCTTCTCACATCTTGTCTACAGAAACTGATTTAAATCAAACATACGATATAAATGTAGAAACATGTACACTAGATCCCGATCCTACAGAAAAAGCAACTAAAGACAATGATTTTATAGCTTTAGTCAGCTTTAAAACTGCTTGTATAATTCTTGGAGGAGAAGTTAAAGCAGAGTCAGGAAATGCTATTGCTATCAAGGATGGTCCAAGCTCAATAGATTTACGAAATGTTACTGGCACTTTAATGGGCTTGTATAAAGACATATGTGCTAAATATGATCAATTGTTACTAGATTACAAAGCTGGCAATAGCATTGCTGGTAAAGCCATCCTTGGTCCCTATAGTCCCGGTAGCGACTTTGTTCAAAGGTCTAATTCAGACCTTGACCTTAGAGGTGGATATTTTAGATATTAAAAGGAGAAAAATATGGCGATTAGACATTTAACAGAAGATTCAGCTGGAGAACAAGACAGCATAAAAAGTAGAATTAATCAGCTTTTACCAGATAATAACGCTGGTCGTATTAGCGCTGCTGATATTAGAGTTAATCTTGAAGATATTGTTGATTCTATTTTAGAAAATGTAGGTAGTGGAGACTTCGGCACTGCTGGAAATCCATTTCAAGAAAATCTGCGATTGCAAAGAAATATAAATCCATTGAATGATGCGGTTAGAGGCGGTATTCTTATTTTAGATTCTGGAGTACAGTTTTCAACAGGCGAGCTACAAACCGTTCCTTACCCCGGTCCAGAAAGTATAAATCATAATGATTTACTGAATAGAGAGATAGGGAATCCTCACCCTCAGTATGTTCAAATTTCTGGGGATATTATGACGGGCGCTCTCGGAATGGGTGGTTATGTTCCAACGGGTGGAGTTGAGGCTGATAAGATTCCACCTAATAGGATTAGTTCTAGAGGACCGCAAGAATCTGAACCTCTAGGTATTTACTTTGATAGAAGATCTTCAAATCTAGAACATGTACATTTAGGATCAGGCAGTAATCTAGAATTTGATAGAGATCATTCTGTTATGACTTCAGCAATTGGTCAAGCCCATGCATATATTAGGTTTTCTTCTTCCACAGATGATGGTGTAGAAGTACAGAGTTCTATGGGTATTGATACGATTCAGAGAATAGGTGCTGGTAGATACGAAATTAGGTTTGATGCTAGTCACGAATTCGACCCGCTCGACAGTGGTAATTATGTAGTTGTAGCACACTGCAATGGAACTAGTGATAATTCTAGCGCTTCTGACATGGACTTAGTTAATGCGGCTGCTGTTGTTCGCAGTGGAGATGTATTTACTTTAGCAGTACAGAATGATGGTAGTAATTATGTAGACGCTAAAGTTAATGATGTAGTAGTTTATGGAGTTCCTTCTGGAGTAGAGAAGCCAACCCTCGCAACCGTAGTAACAGTAACGTAATGACAATTTTTACAGATCCTGCAATATTAAGAAATGAAATATCAACAAAGCTTATAAAAGAAGACTTCTTAACAGAGGTAGATTTTTTATTACAGGCTTTGAATATAGTAGATTCTGTAATGCCAATAGTTCAAAATGCCAACATTCAATTTAAAAAAAACATATATTTATCAGAAAACGTTAATTTAAAATTAGACATAGGAGTAAAGTTTCCTAATTCTTCTACACCAGAAGTTATTCAAACAGTTCCTTATTTGGGTAGTGATACAGTAGAGCATAACAATCTTACAAATTTAGACTCGCCAAACGCTCATGATATTTTATTGAGTAATTCTGGCGGTTTTATGACAGGGAATTTAGGATTAAATGATGCTTGGATTAACTCTAAAGGTGTAAATAATTATGGAATATCATTTAAAAGATATACTAGCCAAAAAGAAAATGTTCTAGTTGCTAGTAATACTAGTTTAGTTTTTGATTCAGATCAATCTAAGCTAACATCAGTAGCTGGATCTGCAAACGCTTGGATTAGTTTTGATTCAACTACAAACCCAATAACAGTTAACACATCTTTTAATGTAAGTTCAATAGAAGAAATAAGTAAGGGAAGATTTAAAATAGTTTTTAATGAAGATTTAGAAGGCGACTACATAGCTATAGCCACAAGCAATGGTCACGAAACGGATTCAGAAGTAAATATGATAAATGCTGCTTGCTGTATAAGAAAGTCGGATCATTGCACCTTTGCAGTGCAAGATAAATTTAACCAATACATCAATACCAAACAAAATGATTTAGTAATACTAAGTATCAGATAGGAGTAAACAGTGTCAAACACAGTTAAAATACATGATAGAGTAAAAGAAACTAGCACTAGTACTGGTCAGGGCAATTTTGGATTGCTTGGTGCTGTTGCTGGCTTCACTTCTTTTGGAGATGCTTTTGACCATTTAGATACAGTATTTTACGCAATCGCTGATCGAACAAATTATGAGATTGGTTCCGGTGTCCTTTATAAAGTTGGAGGAGATTTACCTAATGGTGGAACAGTTTCATATAGTTATATAACTAGAAGTCCTTTTTCCAGCAGTAATTTAAACGGCTTAGTTAATTTTACTACTGGTACAAAAGAAATATTTGCTACTTATCCAGCTACTCATGCTGTGTATAGCGGTTCTGGTTTGGCTGATTTCTCTGTTCCATCTCAACACTCTGTTGCTTTCTGGAACTCTGCCAATATGATTAATTCTGATTCTGATTTTATATGGAATCAAGATTTTAAATCTTTAGGATTACAAAATAATACCCCCGTTTATGGTATTGACATTGGTGGTGATGGTTCTCAACAATCTGCCGTTAGAGCTAGTGGTTATTACGTAGGTATAAGTGGTGTAACATTCAGAGCTACGAATGGAGATGACAGTTCCTACGTGGGCGGCATTCAGTATAAACACTTCTTGCCCAATCAGACAGATAATAATTCTAAATCTTCACTGGTAATAGAACACAGTGGCGTTGTCAATGAATACACACTACTAAAAAAACAAACTGTTAATTATGTTTTCGCAGCCCCAACGGGAGTTTGTGATGGAGCTTGTCCTGAAGGCTATCCTTCATTCAGGCAGCTGTATGCTACGGATATTCCTGATCTTAGCGATCAGTATGCTACACTTACGCAACTTGCAGTAACGTCTGGAGATCTAATTGGGATCATGGATGCCAAAGATGCTGTTGTGGCTGATGAATTGGATACTAAGTATGTTGCTCTTTCTGGATATCTTATAGATTGGAATCGTGATAACAATGAAAGAATTGTATCTCACTTTATAGCTGAATCTGGAAGAGCAGACCAATTCTTCATTAACCATAGTGGAAGGTTAGACACTCAGTTTAATACCTTTAGCGGTATATTTGACAACAAATTCAATACACTAGACAGCAAATTTAATGTTTTGGATAATAATTTTCAAGCTCTGGAAAATCAATTTGACACCTTTAGTGGTGTGTTCGATAATAAGTTTGAGGTGACGGATAATAAAGTTGACACTTTTAGTGGAGTGTTTGACAACAAAGTTCAAGTTCTTAATAATCAATTTGACAATTTTGTTGAAGATCATACTCCTGTTTATTTTAGCGCTGTTGGTAGTGGTAATAGTTTGGCGATGAATTCTTCAAGACAATACAGTTCTTTTTCTACATTTAATTTTGATGTTGTAGAATCCAATTCTCACCCTGCTAGTTTTAATACGAATACTTATATCTACTCAGCTCCTAAATCTGGAGTATATACTATTAGTACAAACATACTTGCTAGTGGTGGAGAACTTTTATCACCACTAGCTGAATTTAGATTAGTTACCAGTGGCAATCAAGTCTTGACAACTGGTAATATGCAGTATATTGGTGCTACTGATTATCCTACTAGTGCTGGAAAAGTATGGCACGTTCCTCTGGCCTCTGGCGACAAAGCTTATATAGAAGCTTCAGGTAATTTTCTCGACTCAAGTACAATTAGTATACACAGGATATAACATGGCTCTTTCAATAAACCAAGATGTATTTGATAAATACTACGATGTTCTCGACTCTACTTTTGACATTTTTGGTGTCACATGTCAGTTGGTGTCTATAGAAAAAAGAGAAGAAATCGTTTACAATCCTGACAATAATCTACCAGATGTAAATACAATTAATGATCACAGAAGGGGCGGTGGAGACAGAAATGTTGGCACTAAGACTATTAAAGAAGTAGAAGTCTTAACAGACATTAAACTCAAAGTTTATTGGGATCAGAAACAATGGGTTGGAGTAACAGATTCTATGCAGGTTCCAGACTCTGCTGTACAAATCGTTGGCAAAATGTCCGATTTAGCATCTGTTCTAAGAGCTAAAGAACTTATTGTTCACAAAGATATTAAGGATAAAAAAGAACTTAGGTTTGTTCCAGATGGCGAATTCATTCCACTAGGATTAAAACAAGATAGATATTTTGGAATGATTTGGAAACGGTCATAATGTATATTAAATTATTAGATAGTACGGCCCAAATAGAATCAAAGATTAACAAAGCATTGGCAGAAGAGGTTAACAAAAAAATCAGAAATTATGGCCCAAAGATTCAAAGTCAAATAGTTCCTTTTGTGTCTTCTGCTATTATGAATCAACCTGAAGTTCAATCTTTAGTAGGTGGTTATCTTAGAGGAGCCTTTGGATTAGTAGACCCCAACAACAGCGTAGATGCTATTAGACAATCCGTAATTAATTCTGTAAGAGTTAGTGTTAAAACTTATGATGATAAATTAAAAGGTGGTGGTATAGATATAAATGTTCAGCCTTATGAATTGGCAGATATTTTATCTTTACCAGAAGGCCATGTGGTTTACGAAAAAGGAGATTTACATTGGCTTAAGTGGCTTCTTACTTTAGGAGATACAACCATAGTAATAAACTATGAATATGTACCGGGAGCTGGCGTAGGTCGTTCTGGTTTGGGGACAATGGAAAAGGGAGCTTCTTTTAGAGTACCACCAGAATTTGCTGGTACAATAGATAATAACTTTATTACAAGAGCTTTAATTAGTAAAGAGTCTGAGCAGTTTATTACCAATATATTTCAGCAGGTGTTCCAGTGAGTTATTTAAAAGGATTTAACAATGTCTTTGAAACGACACTAAACAATGAACTACAAGATAATTTAGTAGAGTTCTTTGATTGGGGTTTGTTAGAAAAGGGCAATTACTTCAATGCTGAGTTGGGAGAGACTTCTTCTAACGGTCAAGATTACAGCAAGCTTACTTTATCCAACACTCAAAGCTATGCCAGTGGCAGGGCTTGGGAGGGGTTTAGAAAGAACTGGGTTTGGCAGTCTGGGATAAATTATTCTCCAGCTCCACTTGTTGGCTCTGACAATGCTATACCGGGAATCTCTGGAGTTTATGTAAATGATACATTTTACCCCTCAGACACCACTGGTACATACGCTCATCATGTAGATTATTTTAATGGTAGAGTCGTATTTGATAACTCTTTACCAACGGATAGTAAGGTACAGGCAGAACATAGTTATAAATATATAAATGTTATATATGCTAATTCTTTACCTTGGTTAAGAGAGATACAATATAGGAGCTTAGATCTCAATTCTATAGACAATACGGATTTTACTCTTCCTTCTGAAATGAAGGTGCAGTTACCCGCTATTGCTATAGAAGTGGTTCCTAGGCGAACTATGACCCCCTACCAGTTTGGTGGTGGTCAATGGATTATGACTGATGTGTTATTTCACTGTTTGGCAGAGACTGAGACTATGAGGAATACCCTTGTAGACATAGTTTCTTTCCAAAATGATAAGGTTTTTCAAATGTTTGATAACGACACGTTAGCGGAAAGTGGCGCTTTTCCAATGGATTATCGAGGTGTTCCAGTGTCTGGAGCATTGAGATATCCTGATATATTAGAAGATTATGGGACTTCAAAAACTGCTATGTTTAAGAACTCAAATGTGCAGGGTATGGAGCTGATAAACACTAATTTTTATGCTGGAATCGTCAGATCAACGCTAGAGACGATCAATACAAACATTTAGCGTTTTTGTGTATATGTATTTAGAGTTTCCTTTATCATAACAGGAGAAAAAATAATGGCAACAAATAGAATATTTTACGCTTGCCAAGCAGTAGGCTTCGGGCCGGAGAAGGGTGATGCTTCCGCAGCCCTAACCGGCGTTCAGTCCGTTGGCGTGAATTCCACGTTTGGTCTAGAACAGGTTTTCCAGCTTGGTCAGATTGAAATTTATGAGAATATCGAAGGTACACCAGAGGTTGAGCTTACTATTGAGAGGGTTTTTGATAGTGCGGAAAACCTTTATGGTTTATTCGCTGGTGCGAACCAGAGCATTACAAAGGTAGCAACACTTAGAAAATCAGTCACTCTTGCAGTTGTAGACGACTCGGAAAGTGTTCACACAAATACCGGAGGAATCATTGGTGTAGAATGCACTGGTGTTTATATGTCTAATTACAGTGCTAACTTCTCTACAGATGGTACATCTAGTGATACAATCACTGTTGTTGGTAATCATCAGACTTGGGGAGCAGAGACTCTTACCTTGAGTCCAGCTGTGGGGACTGCTAATGTAGCTAAGAGGCAAAATTTAACACTAAGTGCTGCTGGTATTGCAGGTCAATCAGGTAAAGTACAAAGTGCTACAGTTAGCATCGACTTTGGTAGAGAAGATTTGCTAGAGTTTGGCAGTAAGACTCCTTACTTTAGAGCAGCTAGCTTTCCAGTTGAGTGTAGCGCAGAAGTTAGTTATAACGCTGTTTCAGCTAATCTTAATCACGGAGGTTTGAATTTCACTGATGGTCAGACTACTGATGTTCAGTCTGCTGATTCATCCATTAAAATCTCATATACCGCTGGTGGTAGCACTGGTAACGTTGGTATTTCTGGTCGATGTACTGGCATGAATTACAGTGGCGGTGACGCTTCTGGTGGAAACGCTACAGTTTCCTATTCATATACAGGATACAATAATTTTGTCTACGCTTAATAAGCTAAAAAATAAATAAGGAGAATTAAACATGTCAGTAATCGAAGCATTTGGCGCATCTGGTGGCAGCGGCGTTTTTAATCAATCTACTGCGGGCAGCACTCTTAGTGCTGTACTTGTAGATAATACGGGTTTGGTATCAGCTGATGTAACGGCAGGTGACGGCTCGGAGATTATTTTTAATCTTTGTGATCACTTCAATAAGGTTATTGGTAGCGGCGATTCTGCTAAAGTAAGCAGCGCGCAAACTCAAACACTTTCAAACAATGTCCTAAAAAGAACCTACACGTTCTCTTTTGATCTGGACTTTGTTGCTAACAATCTTGATGTACAAGATGAATAGTTTCTGAATAAGTAATATTCAGGACGATAAAGGAAACAACTCTATGAAGCTCCCGTAAATGAGGTTTTGTTATGGAACAACATATGCGGGAGCTTTTAATTTATACTATACGTTCTGGTATAATTGTTAAAAATGGTTTAAAGATAATACCACCAACTATAGAACAATGTTTAGAAGCGGCTACAGTATATAAAGAAAGCTTTGATGAATTAAAATCACAAGGCGTTATGACTGAAAGGGATATGATAGGATGGATGAAATCGGAGGGCTTATGGCATAAAACAGACGACGATGAGGTAAAGAAACTCAGAGAAGCAATAGATCAGTCAAAAGTAGACATCTATAATAATCGTTATGATAAAAAAGAAGTACGTCGTCTTAAAAAAATATTACAAGTTACTAAACAACTTTTAGGCAGTAAAAACGCAACTAAAACTAGTTATTTTACAAATACTTGTGAAGGATTATCAGGACTAGAAAAGACATCCTATCTAATTAGTCAGACCACGTATAAAGATAATCATCTTTACAATTTTGAAGAATACTCTCTTAACGATGCTATTGGTTATTGGTCAGATCTTAATTTACAAGAATCTGAAATAAGAGACTTGGCGAGAAATGAGCCTTGGAAAACCATTTGGTCAAATAGAGATGTTTCAAGTTGCCCATTATTTATACAAGACGGCTTTAAAGAATTAACCTTTAGCCAAAAGAATTTGGTTATATGGTCTAAGCTTTACGATAACATACAAGAACATATGGAAGCTCCATCTGAAGAAGTTATAAAAGACGATGACATGTTAGACGGTTGGTTTATAGTACAAACTAAAAAACGAGAAAAAGATAAAAAAGAAAAGGATGTAGATTCAACGCTTGGCTCTAATGCTGGAAAAGATGAAGTGTTTGTAATGGCAAACCCCACAGATAAAGAAAAGGTTAAATCTATCACTAATATGAATGATGAACAAAGCGCTTACATACGAGACGAAAGGTTGTCTTATGTAGCAAAAGAAGGAGCTGTAGATAGAATAAAACTTCCAGATGTGCAGAGAGATCTCACTAAACAGATGTATGAAGAAATGAAGAAAAGGAAATAGTATTATGGAAAATTTCGAGGAAATGAGAAGAAACAGAGAAAGCTATAAAAAGAACAGGGACGATAAATATGCCCAAGGTTCTAAAGATAGACTTTCTAAAATTCTTAAAAAGAAAATACAGACGACTATGATTGGGGCTTTGAGTACTATAGAGGAAAGCTTTGGTTTCCTCTGGGAGTCTGACGATCAATCCGCAGAACAAAAACAGTTGATGAAAGATCTTTATGATAAAGTAAGATCACAGATTTTAGACAAAGGTAATCACCAAGCTAGAAATATTGATGCTGAGTTGTCTCAATATGATGTGAAGTGGTTAAAGTATCAAATAACAATGCCCGTTACACAAAAAGAGGAGTAGGATATGATTAAGGAAAAAACTAAAAACCTAGACGTTAAAATTGAGGAAGACGGAGGAGAAGAAAGGACGGTTAAGATTGTTGTTAAGAGACCGCCTAGTGATCTCATGTCAAAAGCTCAAAGAGTCGCAGCTAAGGCTTGGACTGATTGTGTCAGGGACGGCATTATGACTAAGAAAGAACTTGCCAAGTTTATGCGACAGCAAGGTATCTGGGATAAGCAGAAAGACTCAGAGCAAGATCAAATTACTAAAGACATTGTAGCTCTAGAGAAAAAATTGTACCTTGGAAAGAACTCTCAAAAAACCATGAAAGCTTCTGACGCTAAGGACATAGCCATAGAGATGAGGCAGAAAAGATCAGAGCTAAGAGAGCTTATTTCTGAAAGAATGGCGCTAGAGTCTAATACTGCTGATTCGCTTTCAGACAACTCTCGTTTTGACTTTTTGGTTGCTAACTCCACGTATGACGCTGATGGGGAATTGGTGTATAAAACATTAGATGATTATACTTCACAGTCTGATAGTGAGATCGCTTTTGCTGCTGCTAACGCTTTAGCTCAAATGATGTATTCTATAGATAAAGATTTTGAAGCTAATCTTCCAGAAAATAAATTCTTAAAGGAGTTTAATTTTGTTAATGATGAATTATCACTTGTTAATGACAAGGGAGAGACCGTTGATTTAGACGGTAACAGAATTAACAGCTTGGGACAGTATGTTGATAACGATGGCGGTAGGGTAGACAAAGACGGAAATAAACTTGATGAGGATGGAAATTATGTTTCACCCCTTAAGTATGTTGACGACACTGGAAAGCAAGTTAAAAAGACAGAAGAGAAGGTTACGCCCAAAAGAAAAACAAAAGCCAAGAAAAAAGAAGCAAGCGCGGACAGCTAACGGATAGAGTGTGGCTAGTGAGTTTAACATATGTCAAAATTTGTACTAACTGCACAACTGCAATTACAAGCTCCAAATAACGTTGGTCAAGTTGTAAATCAAATACAAAGCCAACTAAAGGGAGTTAATGTAAATATACAGGCACAGACTGCGGCAAAGGCACAGCAACAAGTCAACAATCTTTCTAGCGCATTAACTGATGCTGATAAGTCAGCTCAAAAACTAGGTAATAGTTTTAATGTTTCTTTAAGAAGATTTACAGCTTTAGCTGTGGCTACTAGGGCTGTTAGCTTATTCACTAACACTCTTGGTAATGCGGTTAGGTCTGCTATAGACTTTGAACGAGAACTTATTAAAATTTCTCAGGTTACTGGAAAGTCTATGCAAGATCTAAAAGGTCTTACGCAAGAGATTACTAGGCTTTCTACAAGCTTTGGCGTTGCGTCTGAGTCTATCTTGGGTGTCAGTAGAATACTCTCTCAGGCTGGTTTAAGTGCTAGAGAAACTAAAATCGCACTAGATGCTCTTGCAAAATCAGAACTTGCTCCTACCTTTGACAACATTACACAAACTGCTGAAGGCGCTGTTGCTATCTTCAATCAGTTTAAAAAAGGAGCTGGAGCATTAGAAGGCCAGCTTGGTTCTTTGAATGCTGTCGCTGGTCAGTTTGCTGTTGAGTCTGGTGACTTGATCGCTACTATTCGTAGAACTGGTGGTGTGTTTAAACAGGCTGGCGGTGATCTCAATGAACTTATCGCGCTGTTCACAAGTGTTAGATCAACTACTAGAGAATCTGCTGAAAGTATTGCTACTGGTTTACGTACTATATTTACTCGTATTCAAAGACCTCAAACAATAGAATACTTAAAAAAGTTTGGCGTTGAACTTGTTGATTTAGAAGGTAAATTTATTGGCCCATATAGAGCTGTTGGAGAACTTAATAGAGCTTTAGCTGGGCTTCAAGAAGGTGATATTACGTTTGTTGAAATTGCTGAACAGTTGGGTGGATTTAGGCAGATTGGTAAAGTCCTGCCTTTGATCAAAGAATACGCCGTTGCACAAGAAGCTCTTAAGGTTGCACAAGAAGGATCTAATTCTTTAGCTGGTGATGCTGCGAAAGCTCAAGCTTCGTTAGCAGTTAGAATTGTAAAAGTTAAAGAAGAGTTCTTAGCGCTTATCAGAGGTATTAGCGAAACCAGCACATTCCAAACTATGGCTAACTCTGCTTTAAACCTAGCTAGTGCTATGATTAAGATAGCAGAAGCTGTCAAGCCACTTCTTCCCATACTTGCTACACTTGCTACAATTAGACTAGCTAAAGGTCTTAGTGGATTTTTAGGTGGAGTAATGGGCGGTGGAGGTGGTGGAGGCGGTGGTGCTATTCGTGGTTTCAACAGTGGAGGTATAGTTCCCGGCTCTGGTAATACAGACACAGTTCCAGCCATGTTAACTCCCGGTGAGTTTGTTATTAAAAAGAGTAGTGTTGGAAAATTGGGCGCTTCTAATTTGGCGGCGATGAATAGCAATAAATACGCTAAAGGTGGTATTGTTGTTGACCCAAATCAAGTTGGTGGATTTTTCCTACAACCATCACAAGGTATAGACAGGACAATTGGAATATCAGGCAAAGGAGAAATAACTAATCTTAATGTTTTGAAAAAATTAGGATATCAAACTCCTGATCGCGGAACTGACGAGGATTTCTTTTTTGCTAGTAGTCCAACACAAAAATCTAAGATGCTAGGAAGAACAAAAACTAATAAGTTCTTACATGATATGTCTCAAAAAGGGACTGTTGCAGATCAAAAGAAATTTCTTGCTGAGACAAGAGCGTCTACTAAGAAAACTGATCAAACAGCTGTTCAAAATTTTGACAGAGACTATGCAAACAGTAAAGACAAGGTTAGCAAAATTAAAAATACAGGAATGGCAAGAACTATACCTATCAGTGGCTCCATTGCAGGTTTCTTCCCCGGAGCTTCTGGAAGTATTAATTCAAGCGTTGCTAGTATGGTGAATGAACAAACTAGCGTAGCGTTAAAATCAGCCACTAATGCTGCCGCCATAGATGTTAATAAAACTCTTGATAACGTTAGACCAGAATTTGATTTGAATGATGGTATGCTTAAAGCTGCTGCTGATCGAATTTCTCAAGACGCTAACGCATTAGCTACTACTAGTGGTTTTGTATTTGAAGGTATTATTGACGCAATTACTGGAGCTAAACTCCAAGGGGATAAATCCAGATGGGATTTCAAGGGCGACTTGATGGCTAAGAAAGAAGGTTTATCCAAGATGTTTGCGTCTGATTCTTCTGCTTTTAGTGGAATGTTAAAAGCAGATGCAAAAAGAAGTAATACACCAAAGTCTATAGCAAGTATTGTTAAAAAAATAGTAAATGATATTAATGCCAACGATCAATCGGGATATACTTTCCAAAAGTTTGCTTCTGGAGGTGCTGCCACTGGAACAGATACAGTTCCCGCAATGCTGACTCCCGGCGAGTTTGTAGTAAACAAGAAAACTTCACAAAGTATTGGCTATGACAATCTTAATCAAATGAATAAGGTTGGCAAGTATGCTGCTGGTGGTATTGTTACTTCTCGCAGAAATACTTACGGACCTAAAACTGCTAGCAAACCCGCTACTTTCTCTGGAGCTGTCAGTAGTGGTCCTAGCGGGGCTTCTACTCAGATAACAACAACTATTGAATCTTGGAATGAGGCGGTTAACGAGGGAACCAAGACCGTTAAAGACAATACTGATGTTAGGAAGAAAGGTCTTATGGGTTTTGGTGCTATGAACGAAGGCTTGATTGCCACAAGTATGGCCCTGAGCTTCATGACTCCCGTTATTGATGAGAACAGTTCTTCGCTTGAACGATTTGGCGCTAACATGATTAGCTCTTTCTCTCAATTAGCAAACGTATCTCTAGCACTATCAGGCACATTCTCCTTGATGCAAACCCAGATGAAGGGCAATATTATTGCTGATATGTTTAAGGGATTAAATCTTAAAGATATGGGTAAGTTTCTTGGCGGTGGTGGTAAACTTGTTAATCGCGCTGGAACTGCTGCTCGCGCTGTTGGTACAAAAGCTGGTCTGGGCGCAGCAAATGCAGAGGGTGTAGTTGTTGCAACTAGAGCTGTTGCTAGCATGGCTGGTCCTGCTATTGTAGCTACTGGTTCAATTTTTGCCTTGACTGCTGTTATAGACAGTTTAACTGATAGGGCTACAAAGCTTGACAACGCAATTAAAGACGGTAATGCTGCTGCGGCAGAATCTATAGCCTTTGAAAAAGAAGGTGCTTCTGCTGTTAATAAGCTAGCTATTGGTTTTGCTGCTATAGGCTCATTCATTCCCGGCATTGGCCCTATATTCGCTGGGTTAACGGCAGCTGCAATTAAATTGGGAAGTGAGCTTCCTATTCTTGGACCTATGATTAAAACCACCGCTATGAGTCTAGGTTACTGGATGGGTGGTAAGAGTATTACTACGATTAAACTAGAAGCTGGAGCTAGGGCGCAGGCTGTAAAAACACAAGAAGCTTTGACTAATGCAAATAAAGAAGCTACCGCAGCTATGCGACAATTTAAAGAGGGTAATCTTTCAGCTATAGATGCACTGAAAAGACTTGACCCAGACGCAGCAACAGTGCAAGCAAGTGCAGATAGGTCTTCAGCCAGAGTAAAAAGTATAGAAGAGAATGATAAGTCTGGACCTGCAAGTGGATTTGGAAGAGGCTTTGCTCGCGTTGCTACATTTGGCGTTGCTGGTATGATGGGTATGGAGTCCGGCGGGCAAAGAAACGAAAGACTGTCAAAAGATCAGGAAGCAATTAAAGCAGATCAAGACAAGGTGGACAAAGATTTCCTTAGAAGCGCACAGCCTCTTGCTGACAACGTGATGAGGCAAACTGCTAATACTAATGGTTCTTTTGAGCAGTATAAAAATAGCTTGTCTAAAGATACACGAGAGACTATGGAGCGTCAAGGACAGTTTGAAGCGAGAGAAGATGAAGACGGTAAAGCCCTACCCTCTATACAAGAAGAAGCTTTTGCAAATCTTAAAAAAGAAGCAGACAGAGTACGAGAATCATTTGCTGCTATGAACCTTGCGATGCAATCTGCTACAGCTGCTGCTAATGCTGGTGTTCTTGCTATTGACAATTATACCAGAAGCCAAGAGCTTGGTAGTAATACTTTAGATAGTACTATTCCAACACTAGAAGCTAGTATTACTTCTGCTGCTCAAGGTATATCACCAGATCAATTCAATTCTTCTCTAGACAATGCCAGTAAAACTCTTGAAAACTTAGGAGCTAATAGTGAACAGATAGATAAATTTAGAGGAAATTTAACAGCTGTAAATGCTGCACAAGCAAATATGCCTGCTATATTTGAGGCTACTAAAAAATCTATGAAGGAAGCGTTTAAGTCAGGAAGACAAGCCGCTGGAACGATGGGCGAGCGTAGATCGGCATTTGCAAAAGCGACAGGTGATGAACTTACAAAGCAAGGGGTTGACGAGAAATCTGTAGAACGTCTGAAGAAACAAATTGAAGGTAGCGATATAAGTGACGGCCAAATGAAACGTGTGTCTGAAGGCGACTTCTCTGCTTTTGAAGAAGTTATCCAAAAGGTGGGCGACAATGCTATGAAACAAGTGTTGCCAGCACTTAAGGCTCAGGCTGAAGCACAAAAGAAATTACTAACCTTTACTAAAGCAAGACTTGATTTAGAGAAGAAATTAATTGAAACAAAACAAAGATCTATTGATTTAGAAACAGAAGCTTTAAAAATACAATCTGAGTTTGGTGGTGCGTCATTTACACCAGAAGTTCAACAACAACAATTGTTAAAGAGATCTAATGTGGGAGTTGAAGGCATTAAGGGTGTCGGCTCTCAAAGTGGTATTGGGGCGGGTGACTTCAAGAGTAGAATTGATCAACTATCTAATCGTAGGGCAGAAATTTCTAGCGTTAGAACTGATCTTGCTGAAGGTAAGAGCAATGAACAGGCACGGGGTAAATCTGGCGTAGAGATGAGTGACGAGCTGGGCAGAATAGATTCGGCCCTAAAAGAAGAATACAACAGTATTAAAGCCGCTATTGATATTAGAAAACAAGAACTTTCAATTATTAAAGAGAAGAATGCTAACGAAAAGGCCGCTGCTGACGCTTTGATTGCTGGAGATGATGAAGCGTTCTTTGATAAGATGGGTACTGCTGGCGCTCAAGCCGCTATTGCTACTGGTGATAAGAGCTTAATGAACCAGTTCGGCCCTCAAGCTTTAGGCATGGCAGCTCAAGAAAACAGAAGGCTTCAAGAATCTGGCGTAGATAGTTTGTATGGTCAAAAACTTAGCGGTCCCGATGGCTTAACTGAAAGATCCTTTGGTGCATCTTTTGGAGCTATGGGAGTCGATGCTCCTGATCTAGCTAAGATTGCTGCGGGATCAACAAATGAAGAAGCTGCTAAAGAATCTGAGATTAGAGACTTGGCGGGAGTACTACCAGAATTAGGCAAGGCTATGGTTGATGCTGCGGCAAGAGACCTTGAGATAGCTCAGAAACAAGAAGATGCAGCTCAAATGCAATTTGACGCTGCGGTACTACGTACTAAGGAAGCTATAAAGTCAGGAGAAGAAGCTAAAAATACTGCTGAAGTTAATACTAAAGTTGCTAATATTAATACTGATAAAGTTTCTGAAAGTGGTGACGCAGCTAGTACAGGTGCTAAAGACGGTGCGGGTGGTGCAGGCGGTGGAGGCGGTGGAGGCGATGGAGGCGGTGGTGGCATTATGGGTGCAATCAAGGGTATATTTGGCATGGGCGGTGGCGCTGTAGCAAACGCTGGCAACATGGCTAAGAATGCTATTGGTATGGGCAAAAACTTTGTGCAAAGTGGAGGTGCTGGAAACCTTGCTTCAAGGATAGGAACAGAAGGTGGAGAGATACTTTCTAGAGTTGGCTCAAGAATTGGTCAAACAGGAATAGGCAAAAACTTTACTGCTGGTAGATCTTTAACTAGAAGTGTTATGGGAGGTGTGGACAATGTTCCTAGACCAGCTGGTATTATGCAGAAAGCTGGAGGAATGTTTGAAAGATTAAATCAAGCTTCTTACGGAGATGACTTTGCTCCTAGCATGATGAAAAGGGGTCAAAATTTATTGAATGCTGGCAAGAATAAAGCTGGTAGTTTCTTTGGTGACATGGCGACTTCATTTGGAGTTGGTAAACATGGCTATGGTCTTGAAGGTATGTCTCGTAGTGGAAAACCGGGGGTTGTGAATAGAGCCAGTAATTTTGCTGGTCAAACTATGAGAAAAGTTGGTCAAAGTCAATTCGGACAAAGAGCAGCTCAATTTGGTTCTAATCTTTATCAGAGAGGATCTAATTTCTTAGGTGGTGCAAGAAATATGGCAGGCAATATGGGTGGCGGGTTGAAGAGCGGCTTGAGTCAAATCGCAAAAAATAAACTAGATCCTACCGTACTGCAAAAGGGTCGCAATGCCATTGGCGCGGGTAAAAATTTCTTCCAAAATACTGCCCCGCAAATGATGAATGCTTCATCACAGTATATGCAAAAGAACGCTCCGGGTATGCTACAAACTGGAAAGAAAATGCTCCAAGAAGGAACAGAATTCGTGGGATCAAAAATGGGTAATCTTAGTAAGATGAAGATCCCCGGATTAGATAAGATTGGTCCATCAATTATGAAGAGTCTGTCAAAACTTCCGATGCTTGGAAAGATGGCTTCTAGTGGAGCCAAGGGTATACCGGGACTTGGAACTGCTCTTGATGGAATTATGGAAGGGTTTTCCTTTATATCTGATCCTAAAGCTTACCATGAAGATAAAAAGGAAAAGACCGGAAGAGACTTTGGCGGTATGATGGACAGTTGGGGAGTAGGATTCTTAAAAACTGGCACTCAGTTTGATGCTGCTCTTGCCACAGTTCTTGGTGGTCTAGAAGGATTCTTAAATCCTGTAGGAAAAATTGTAGAAGGTTTCTATAATATAGTTGGTGGTTTTAAGGATGTGGCAGGTGCAATTTCATCTTCTATGAAAACTGCTGAAATGGAAGAAGGAGTTGGGATGGCTATGGATCACACAGCGTTTAAACGGGCTGTCGGTGTTGGTGGTGATTCTAGTAGTATAGAAAGTTTTGAGAAGTTAGGAGCATTAGACAAGTCAGCAGCTAACCAAAGAGCTAATATGCTTTTCAGAAGGAATGAGGCGAATGCAGCTGGAGGAGATCGTTCTAAATTCTTAAGTAGCACTGGCATGTCAGAAGAAGACTTTACCAATACTTATGGCAAAGATGCTAGCATGAAAGATGTTAAAGAGCAAGAACAGCAAATGATTGATACAGACATTAAGGGTAGACAAGACAAAAGAAATAGAGAGAGCTACTTCTATGGTAGTGGTGAATCAAGTGACTTTGACAAGGGCGTTAAAGAACAATTAGCAATCAGACAGGCCGAGAAAGATCAAGCAGCGTCTACGCCAGAAGCTACCAGTGCAACAGAAAGCCAAGCTGAGTCTCAAAAACAAGCTGCTGAAGCTACTAAGGAAGTTGCTAAAGAAACCAAAGAAGTTAAAGAACAACAATCTAAAAGTCCATCAACTAGTACATCTGTAGCTGCTCCAACTCAACGAGCAGCAGAAGCTCAAGCTGGTGTAGCTTCTGGAGCTGGATTAGACCCAGAAGTTATGGAAAGGTTTAGTTCTGCTCTTAGCAAGTTTAACACTGATTTATCTGCCAATATAGATAGACTAGAAAATACTTCAATAAAAATTACTTTAGATAATACCAATGTAAGTGTAAATATAAATGACGGTGGCATACTAGCTCGTTTAGAAAACCTTATGGGAAATGTCGTCAAACAGAAGGTTGTCGAAGAATTAAGCAAGACATCTCGTAATCCTGATGGAAGTCCAAGACAAACTGATAGTAAGATGGGATAATAAATATGGAATGTTTCGTAAGTACTCAGCGAAGTGTTAGCAGAGGTTCTAGCAAACTGCAAGTTGGGTTAAACATAGGTCACGTTAGAAACACTAAAGAAGCGACCGCTTCCAATGCCACCCTTGAGTTCAGGCATAAGTCTGACTTAAAATCTAAATCAAAGATAAGATCTTTGATGTCTGTTCTTGTTAATGTTGGGTTTTCCAATTCTGTTAATAACCAACAGTCAAACAATAATTTTGGATCTTCACATTTAGAGCCTGTCAACGCTGTAAATGGTATTAGTTTTAAATCCAAAGGTAAGCTTAGTATAAATGATACAGAAGCTACAACTTCAAGAATTATTGGCAGCAGCATAATTGGTGGTTTCTTAGCAGGTCTTGGCGGCTCGAATCTTAGTAATAGCACTGCTGTGCCTGCATTCACATCTTGGGAAGGTCAAGGATACATAGCTTCACAGCCAACCGTTGTTGCTAACTTTGGCGCTGTAGAAACAGATGGTATTGTAGAAAGCAGCAAGTCCACAGTAAGAACTAAAAATGGCGGTATAAGATTCTGGAAATTATGTACAGAAAATTATTGTATGCCTGTGCCAATATCTTTGTTTGCAAATATAAAGATAAAAACTAAATTAAATAATACATACACAGATAAAATAGGTGGACATACTGATCAGATTAATAAGTTAGAAAACTTTAAAGCTACTCAAAAATTCTATCCTATACGAGACATAGTGACGTTAAAAAATAATGTTGGCTTTGTTGATAAAAATTTGTCTCCTAGTGGTCTATACAAGAGTGTTGATGAGGGATTATTTACAGGTAATTATACTAAAAATAATAAAACAAGTATTAGGATAAACGACGAACAAAATACTTTTATTCAACCATCGTCTATTTACTCTGATGGAGACTTTACATATAAGTGTGAATTAACACCGCCAGCAATTAAACCCATAGAAAACTTCTTGTTCATTAGAGCGTCAGCTCCTATGGCGGTTTTTGAATCAGAAGATGCTCCAGAATTTAAAATACATAACATTAGATGGGAAGATCCCTCTGGTAATTTAATTGCAAAATACAAAGACATCACATTGACAGGCGATGGAGATTTTGATCAAGAAAACGAAAAATATAATTTTGCAACATATGTAACAGAGCCAGAATATAACAATGCCAACAGGCATAACTGGGATGAACTATGTCCTATATTTGAAGAAAATAGTGGATATACTTTGAATATGGATTTTCAAGCTACTTGTCATCATGATCCATTTAGTGCAGAGTTTGACAAAAAGGCATATGAAAATCAATGTGAAATTAACGAGTTGATTGGAGGCAATAATGATTACTTAGCTCTTGACGGCGCTCCAATATCTGCTCAGAGTCAAGGGTTTGAATTTACGCCCAACGCTTCTATTAGAATTTCAAACATAGAGATTGTAGCAAGCGGTTCCATTAATGGTCGTCTCTCAGAAAATTACTTTAATTTACATGCTGAGTCTATTAAAGAAGGCTTATCTCTTGAAAGAAAATTGTATCCTTCTAAAATTCTTCCTAACGGATTTAGCAATGGCATACTTCCAGAAGTCAATAGTGTTTGGAAATCTTCAGCTCATAATGGCAAAGTTTATTATAACAATGTAAAAGAAGATTTAGAACAACTTAGTAAATCGCTTAATGACTTTGTTAGCTTTAGGTCCGTGGAACTTGTTTCAACATCTCCAATTGCAGATTCTGGTAAGTTACAGATTGTATATTCTCATCAACCACCCACAAGAGTTGTACAAAAAACAGGTGGCGCATTTAGCATTGGAAAGTTTAGATTAGATAGTAATTTAGATCTCGCTAAATCTACTGTTGAAAAAGTAGAACAAGAATTCTACACAATAGAATCTATAGAGTTAAAAGTCTTAGCTAAAAAATCTTCTACTTCTATAAGAGATTTTACTTTAGACGTTGTGGGATATTGTGATGATGGTCTTTTCAACGTTACATCTCCTGTTGATGGCTTCTTACAAAATTCTACTGCTGGTGCTGGTACTATACCAATTTCTTCTGGGTTTGATAATTCAAATTATCTTACTAGATCTTCTGAAGCTATCTCTTCCAGAGATGAATATTTTGAAAACAGACCAGTTGCTAACAACCCCGGAGGTGATCATCATTTAATTACAGCTTCAGTACTCAAAATTGGTGAAGACGAAAATGGAGATGAAGTTAGAACACCTTCTATGGTAGATAGCACAGAGTACAATCAATACATTGTTCCTTTGCAAATTAGTCCTAAGCTTAATGAGCTAGGAACTCCAGATACATATAATATATCTCCATTCTTCGAGGCTTTACACCTTGATATTTATCCCCTTCCTGTTGGCGCTGTTATAGCAAAAGCAGAACTGATAATAAAGTATAGACCTTCCGCAGCTATGCAGTTACACACTTTTGGACATGGAGGTATAGAAATCTCTAGAAGGTCTAATGGATTATTTGCAGCCGCTATGGGAGAGTATGATCATAAGTTAAACGCCGTTGTAGGTTCAAAGCCTTTATCTTTAATTGAGAATATACCTCATGGATTTAAAACACCCGACACAATCAAAACTAATTATTCTAAGAGGTGGAGAGGTGTAGATGGCGTGTCTAGATCAGGACCGTTTGATCCTCCCGCTTTTGATGAAAGCTTTTATAATCCGCAGTTAGAAAAACCTTTTATTAATGGTTACTATACCTTTAGAAACACAGAAGATAGTACTATATATCCTGATGATAGTTCTACAACAAGTAGTGGAATATTTAATGCTCTACTTTCTAGTAATATTATTAATAGTGTAGGTTTTAGATTCAGAACAGACCACCTGTTTTCTTCTCAAGAAAGAACGTATACTACTATTGATTGGACATCTTCTGGTCACGAATTACACGGAAAGATAACTGACTCTTTTGAAAACGCCCTAAGAGTTAAACAGTCTAATGCTAATGTTAATTTTGGTAACATAGAATGCTCTGGCGGTTTTTCTTTATTCACAAGATTTTCCCCAGACGTTGACGTTAGCGGCGCTGATTATAACTTGTTTAATAATGGTGTTATTTTATCTAAGTGGGATTCTGGGAAAGATTTAGAGTTAGCAATTGGTTATAAAGATGGTCATATTGTTGGTTACGCTAGAGATATTAATGGCAATAATATAGAAGTTAAGGATACGCTAACTTATACAGACTATCAATACCCAGTACCTGTATTGCTTACTTATAATGATAATAATTCTAATCGTTTAAGGTTATATACAGACAATGAAATTATAAACAGTGGAAGCTTTGATATACTTAGAAGTTCTTCACAACCATTTATAATGGCTAGTGGGGATAGCGATTTAATACTTGGTCATTCATACGGATCTGGCATTGGTATGAACGCATTCGTTACAGACGTAGGTGTGTCTGAGGATATTGCTTACGGATCTATATTAGTAAATGGAGATGTTGCAGATGCGTCTAAGCAACAAACCACTGCTGAAAGATTTTTTGATTCTTTTAGATCTAAGTTCTGGAATGATGGCGAATCATATAAAAATGATAGATACAAGTTATGGGATTTTGTAGATGAAGATTCTAACAAGTGGCACATAGGCGCGTTTAAATATTGTGAATTTGGACCAGCCTACGATACACTCACAAACAAAATAGGAAACGATTATATTGTTCACAATTTTAAGACTGATGGTGGCAGCTACGAGGATAATACTCAGCTTGCTCTTCCAAATGATATCGTTACGTCTGGACTAGCATATCATACTCAGCTTGAAAATGATATGTTCAGAATGCATCTCTCAGACACTTCAGAAAAGATGTTGTCAATAGCTCCAAGAATTTCTAAAGCTTTGCCAGATGGATACAATTTTGCAAAAGATGCCATTGCGGTAGACACGGTTATTGAACATGAAACAACTAATGACATTACATGGCCCGATGGAAAAGTGGGACCAAGACTTATTGTTAGTCTGTACACCAAGACAAAAGAAACAGATTTGTTTGATAGTCAGAATTGGGGTCTTCTTAATAGGGACATACATTATATTGGACCAAGAGATTGTTGGCAAAAAATAATTAGTGAGTTCACTATAGATAGCTATAGAGATACTGAGACAGAGCCTTGGGCTAATTTTGATAGACAACAAATTTTAAAACAAAGAGGTCACTATTTATCTTCTAAAGATATGAATGATATGTTTGTTCAATATGACTTAGCATATCCTTCTGGATCTTACGACTCTACAATTAGAATTCACTCATCTCATGTAAGATTAGAAAACGCTCTCCATTTAAAAGACGTTGCTTATGCAGACGACTTTAACCTTCATGTCACTAGCGAGGCTATATCTTTCGGACAGATGAATCTTTCTGTGTTTGAGAAAGGGATAATTGATACTCCTTCTAGTGGTCTTTCTCTATATACTACTGGTCTTCCGTGGACTAAAATAGATTCAAGTGGAGTAGGTTATTTCGGGCTACCACTTTATACTTCAGCTTCTTACTCAACTGATTTCCACGATTATGATGCACCAGATCCACACCTTGGTTTGTATTTTCATTCAGTCACTGGAATTAAAGTAGAACCTCCAGAACAATTTAATTTACACACTATTGGAATCATGTCTTGGTTTGGTAATTCTAGTTCTAACAATGGAGGGTTCTTTAGTGAGCCTCCACAAGAAGATAACGCTATATTTAATAACGATCCTGTTTTGTTTGGCTCTTCTAATGTAGAGACAGATGACCTTGGCGGTTATGTAAATTTGCTACTTGATTTTGAAAACGCTAATGCTTCAACAAGAGATATGAGTGGTAAAAATAATAGTGGTAGCAACATGACTAGAGGAGGGTTTGAAAAAGCTTTTGGATTAACTTATTTAAAGAACTTACCAACTAGTGATTTGTATCGTCATTTTGGTAGACGATCTCTGAGGATATTTGATCAAGAAGCCGCCACCGGAGGGGCAGGGGATGTGCAAACACGCTATGGAGCAAACTTTAAGAGCCTAGCTTTAGATCCAAAACTTTGGACTTCTAAATGGACTATAGAATTTTTCCTACGTGTACCAGACCCGTCATCATTAATCCCACATGTATCACCCCACGAAAATTATTTTAGTTCAGCTATTTTTGGTAGAAGTTACAACACCTTTGGCGTACAGGGTGCAGCAATGTACCTAGACGATGTAAAATCAGAGGCAAGAGAGCGTGTTTATATATTGAGAGATCAAGAGGGCTATAGTACTGGTTATGTTCCACAGCACAGTTGGCATAGTTCCAGCGCCAACATATTGGCAAATGAAGCGTGGGGAGGAGTTGGTTATAACACCGTAGAAACTGGCATGAGTTTTTCAATTAATTACAATGCTACAACATCTAATAATCCTAACGCTGTCGATCATCTTGGACAAGGCTTGCCAGCATATCTGCACTCGTTTACATTCGAGTATTTTAGCACTTTTCCAGAAGCCCCCAGAAGAGTAGATGATGATTTTTCTAATGACTATTTAGAGGAAACATGTCGCGCTCATCGTATAGTAGCTCCTGTAGTTTTTGATTATGATAAGTGGCATCATGTAGCAATTTCAGCTATTGAAGATAAAGTATATATTATATTAGATGGAGCTATTGTTGGTGAAGGACTATATTTTGGGTGGCCCGATATAGAGAGCCTTGTGGAACCAGACTACTTGTTATCACAAGCCCGTGAAAACGGTTGGGACACAATATATCCTGAGTTCAAAATTTTTCCAAGCATGATTACGGGGGGAGGACTTGGTTCAACAAACGAACCATCGTCTCCAAATTATTCTATATTCCTAGATGATTTAAGAATTACACTCGGTGCTTCTAGATCTTCATTTACTGGTGGCATTCTACAAACAGCATTGCCAACTATACCAGAGGGAGTATTCCCAATTGAACATAGTTTACCAGATCCATCAGTAAGCGCAACCACATCTACCACTCTACCACCACCTCCTCCTCCTACGTTTAATAAAGATACAGGATGTACATTATTTTTATTAAACACAGATAAGTTTACTTATGATTATTCAGAATCAGAACTAAACTTTTTCTTACGTGGAATAGATTCTGCTGGAAATGAACATGATGAATTTAGTCAAGACTGTAACCTTTACTTGTTTGGAGGTGGCGGTAGGTATGCAGATACTGGAAGTGTTGGCCCATCGCAAAGAAGAAAAAGAACAAAAAAAGAAAACTTCAATTTGTATGTAGAAATTGAAAGAATTGAAACGGAGTATGGTGGTAAAATTGATGATGCTACATTTAATTTATATGTTAATGCGTATGATCCTAGTATAGTAACATCTAGTGGGCAGATGTTTTTGCACACTTTAAATGTTGGTCAACTTGGATGGGACAATTATTTGCAAGCATTTGATTGGAACGATCAGAATATTGGAACTGAAATTGTATTAGAAGATAATGATTTGCTTTCGTTAGAAGCTGATGATGAAATTAGAGGCGTTATCACAATGTGTCACTCATCGTGTGATAACAATAAAGGTTGTGATGAACCTGACATTATTACTCACGATACGCTGTGGTACTCTCAAGAATGTATAGACGGTGGGGTAATTAGACCTAAAGGTGTATATAGCAACCCTAATGTAACAGCATTTAACACTATTAGTAGTGGTTATGATAATAATTATTACGGTGTTAGAAAATTCACAAACCTTATTCCCGGTGGGCCTTACAGTTTATTTATGACTGCTAAAACTGGAGATGATGGAGTATTAGATGTACCTAGAGAAATATCAGAATGGGGATATGGGACTAATAACGAAGTAGATTATTCTGGTATTAAAATTGTTCCTCCAGATCCAGATAGAGCATTGAATGATAAGTTTGGATACTCTGTAGATGTATTAGATGATTTAATGGCTATTGGTGTTCCTAGTTATGACTTAGTAGAACATGACGGTTCTCTTGTTCCTAATGCTGGTAGTGTCTTTATATACAGAAGAAATTCTGCTCCTACCGGAAATGATTGGACTGATCAGCCTGATCAATCTAGCTGGTCCTTTGAGTCACATTTATCCTTACCAAGTGGTCATTTGGTGGATTCATATAGAGAAGAAGAAATTGCAATAAAATATAGAGAGCCGGGAGCAAGGTTTGACACAGTTCTTGGAGTTGGATCTAAAAGGTATTGGTCTGTCGGTCAAAAGGGCAGAGAGTTAGGACATTCAGTTTCAATAGCAAAACATGATGGTAGAGAGGTCGTAGTTGCTGGAGCGCCGGGAGCTAAGTGGGACAGGACATTTACAGACGCTATACCTGAACCAGTTAATATAGTTTTGTTCGTGCTTACTGATGAATTTATTCCTTGCTCTCCGTTTCCTAGAGTAAGAGGAAGTACAGTACCTGATGATTTATTGCCAGTTATAGAGAAAAAAGATCTTATGTTTAGATACTTCTCTGATCCTCCTGTAAGTTTTAATGTAGAAATTATAATATGCGAAGGAATACTTGGTACTAATATACCAGCTGGTCCTGATTGGTCAGAGGCTAGAATTGAAGATCCCGACTTTGTGTTCAAAAAACAAGTTCATAGAGTATCTGGTTCAGTTCCTTCTGAGATCGAAGCAACAAATGAACAATTATTTACAGACTTGAAGGAAATATATCATGAACGCTATTACCAAGATGCATCTAAGCAAAATAGTAATCAGCCCGCTATAATTGGATTCTTTGTAGATACATCCATATCTTACGGAACAAGAGCTGTTGGTTCTACTAGCAACACCGCTCTTGAAGGTAATGGTGGATTAGAAAGATTTATGAATTGGGTTTCTCAAGAAGCTTATGATAAGGGGTTGGTAAATCATTTAAATCAACCCGCTAGACCTTCTATTGTTACAAGTATCGGCGGTAACGATGGTAGGGATGATACAACCAGTAGCGATGATGACGAACGTTTTACAAATACAGAAGTTTGGTTTGGTCAAGCCATAAGTTTATTAGACTCTACTTTAAATATAAACAGGTTGGTAGAAACACTAGATTACAAATTATTTGCTGGAAGTAGTTTTGGTACATTCAATACCTCAACAGAAGGATTTAATGTAGCTGCTCCTAGTGGTGGAGCTGTGTTTGTATTTGAAAAATTTGATGATGGTTGGAAAACTATACAGAGAATTGATTCCCCTACTACTAGCAACTCTGTTGCTGTGGATAGATTTGGTCATGATGTAGCGATTAGCGAAGACGGTAGTGCTTTAGTAATAGGTTCTCCATACATGTCTTCTCAAGTTAGAGTTTATGAATTATCTTATGGCTATGGTGGTTTTAATTATTTTTACGATTATTTTGAAAATTGGATACTACGAATTGGAACCAACGATGTTTTAGAATTAAGAAGAGCTAAAACTTCTTACTTATTCAAAAGACAGACTGCCATTAATGCTGGGAATCGAAGACAAGCTGCTTTAGAAGTATATGACAGCCTATCTCCTAGCGGTCAATACACTTATAGACTTGCTTACAATGAAGTGTATACAGGATACTTCTTATCCTCAGAAATAAATGATTCTCAAATAAATCCTAGTCACTCTTGGAGTTGGCTAACTTCTAAGTACATGCCTAATCCAAGGCTAGGTTATAGCGTGGACTTAAATGAGGATGGAACCTTACTTGCTATAGGATCTCCAACGGATAGTATCGGCGCTACTGACGAAGGAATTTTATGGTATAAGCCGGGATCACAATCTAGTAATCCACAACAATGGTTCTCTAACGTTAATGCTGGATCTGTAAGAGTTTTGCAGGCTAGAAAATACTTCGAGCATGACAAAGTTATGCAATTCGGAGCGTGGGGTAATTTGCATAGAACTATAGAAAAAAGCAAATACTTGTTGACAGACAAAGATTATACTATTGAAGATGCTGATAATCACTTGGATAGATATTATGACGAATTATTTAAATCTACTTATGGCAGTGACCGATATATAGAAAGTGGATTTGAAGATCCAGAAATCCCACAAGACGTTGGTTTATTATTTATAATTACTCCAGAGATAGATAGACTCAGTAAAGAGTACATAGATAATATTCAAAATTGGTTGGGGTTAGGTGATAGACATCTCGTACTGGTGGGTGATGATCCAGTGTTTGAAACTGATCAATACGACAGAGATGGAGCATACTCTTATTCCAACTCTATTATTAATAGGCTTTTGACTAACTTGGATTCTAGAATGAGGTTATATCCAGCTGCTAATAGATATGAGTCTATGGTAGATCAAGATACGGGATTGTATTATAATACTATACCATCTTTTGTACCAGACAAGACTACTTCTACATATGTGTATGGTGGAAACATGCGAGGTTCTGGCGTTGCTGATATCAGACTGTATGATGAAAGTATCTTTATGGGTTATGATTGTAGTAAGCCTAAAGTAGACAATATACTTCAGGGTTTAGATGAACTTACTTCTTTAATAGATGCTGGTCAGAAACTAGGTTATTTTAAGTTAAACAATAGATGTAACCATATTATTAAACATGAGGGAGATTTAAGAGCAGAGTGGAATGAAGAGTGTTTCAATTGTCAACAAAAAAAAGTTAGCTATAAGGTTAATATTGCTTTCGCTTATGGTACTCATAATCTTCCAGAAACTTATAACTGTGGATGTTGCGACCCTGCAATACCTTGTCAAGAATTTCCTAGGAAAAACTACGAACCTATTCCTATCTTGGCAGCAGCAGAAAAGAAAATTCTTACGTTTCATAGAGAAGCAACTGGTCCCGTCTATAGGGAAGTACCATATATATCTGGATACGAAACCATAGTGGGTGGATCTATCTACGATGAAGATGATGTCAGCACTGAAATAGAATTTGCCATTACACATGATAGTGGAAACTATACGTATATAAATTATAACGAATTTGGAACAGTATCTAATAGTCTATTCTTAAATGAAGACAATCCTATATTAGAGCAGAATGGTAAAAATGCTTTGTTTATGGCACGGGCTGAAATATTGGAAGAAACAGAAGACTATAATGTAGAAGTTCAAGACACATTTCCAATTTGCGTGGAAGAACAATTGTTAAATACTACTGCCAAGATAGTTGTTATGACAACAACTGAGCTTGAATCTTCACAGTCTCTATCTGCTGGTGGTGACACAAATGTTATCTTCTATATGAACCTTTTAGATAAAACATCTAATGGAAACACTAGAGTTGCACAACTGGGTGGTTGGACGGAACGAACATCTTTTATTGATGGTTATGATCAGTCTAGACTTGCTAGCACGTTCCAGTGGGTATTAAACTATGAAGTATTTGAAAATGTACAGATGTCACAGATAAACCAAGTGGCTTCTCAATATGATGTTTTATGGATAGCAAATACTGATAATATTCCTAGTGACCAAGAAGCGGCACAGTTAAAAACTTGGCTTAATGGCGCAGAGAATAGAAAGATTGTGATTACTGTTGGGAAACGTATAAATCGAGACAGTAATGAAGATTGGAACAATAACAGTGTCCAGCAAGAGATCATGAATAGAATATCTAAATTGCAGACTACTTTGTCTAAGCTAGGATCAAACATTAGACCTTTGTTTTTAGAGAGTAAACATAAGTATGCAACATTGGAAGATACAGGAGTTCCAAACTTGCCTCTAGAGGGTATACCCCGTGGTAGCACTAAAATAGATAATATTAGTCTCAATCGGTTTAATACTGACTTTATAGATGGTAAGAGGGGAGAACTTTCTCGTCTACGTGAAGTAAACGATTCCCACATTGATAGATATTTGACAGTTTGTTTTGAAAATATTTTCGCTGTTAATACTCTGCTATATTATAATGTAAAAATTGTTGATAAAAGAACTGCTGACACTGGAACTGCCTTTATGAGAACAGGTACTGCGAGGGTTGATTTCCCAGTAGAGGCTGAAGAAAGTTATAGATTTTTTGCAACTTTTGCATCTGAACGTTTTTCTGAGGGGCGAGTTCTTGGTGTTTATGTTAGCAATGTTAATGCTGGTGTACGAATAGAAACAACATCCAGTGATAGGTTGCATGAAATATCAGACCCATTAGTTTACGGGAGAGATTATTGGCAAACAGTTGCAGACATCAAAAGTGGAGTAAGACAAAGCGCTGGAAGGCAAAATCCGGATGAGGTCGGATCAAATCTAGGTGAAGGTGAGTGGCCTATAGAAAATTATGGAGGAATAGAATATACGCATCATATGGACTTTACCGTTCCGTCTGGCATTTCTAGTATATCCGTATACATACAGGGTGATTATTTTGGCTATGAAAAAAATGATCCAGAATCAACATATACTCAAAGATTGATAGGTATGTCTGGAGTCAAGCTAGGAACTGAAGTTACAACTGTACGGAGGCCAATTACCAGTTTCAGAACAGAATTGTTTTCTGAAGGGACTCCTGCTTCTACTACTACTCAAGAATTAATACAAGAAATTAGTTCTGATAGTAGTAAATATTGCCCAACTGATTTTTGTAGTAGCGAAGAAGGTTTTGGAACTCCCGGCCCAGAGCTTCGTGACGGTCCAGTTACAGCTGCACAAGAAATTTATCATCAGAGACCTTTCCTAACTGGTGCTGCAAAGTCTAGAATTACAGTTATTAGTGATGCCAGCTTAATTCAAGGAAGTAATGTTAGACTGCCTGACAGAGATAATTGGATTAATGGAGATGTTATAGAATTTTTAAGAAGTCTATATCCAGCGGATTATAGGAGTCAAGAATCTGAGGTTTATTACGAAGACGAATACGGGGGAAGTTTAATATATGAAAATGTGTTAAAAATTGTTTCTCCAGAAAAAACTAGTCCTGCTAAATTAATGAGTTCTGAAATTAATAGTGGGTTTAACAATCTCTTTGGAGGTTATGCTCAGAATTCTATTAAAGATCCGAGCCGGTTTGGTAATGATGAAGCTTCCATAGATTTTCCAAGTAGAGCTTGGATTGCTCCACTTGAACCAGCAAAGGCTGTCTCTCCAAGTTACCAGACATATAAAAATCCAATGCCACCAGTTGATGATGTTGCCATAGAAAGAGCAAGACTTGGAAGAATAGCTGCATTCTCTGGAGACATGGTTTCTATGGGAACTTGGTGTAGATTTAAGGTTGATATTGACGGTGTAACATATGAAGACAATGGCTATGGAGAAGGTCGTAACTCCTTAATGGAAACATTTGGATATGACTTTTTAGATTTTCATGAAATGCAACCTCATATATCTGGGTATCCCGGCGACTTGTTTGGGTACAAGGTAAAGATACATAAAGGTGAAGTTTACATCTCTGCACCTTTCGCTGCTTTTTCTGGAGAAAACATTACGTCTTGGAATGAAGTTATAAATAACTCTCCAAATACACCTATGTTAAACGCTGAGTTAGGACATGACGGTGGTGCTGGATCTGTCTATAAATTTACTAGAGATTATAATCAAGTATCTGTTAATTCATCAGTTCAAACGGCTTGGTCATGTACTGGGAAATTTAGACCAGACACATTGAATGCTGGTGATCAATTCGGCATGTCCTTTGATATTGATGGTGATGTAATAGCTATATCAGCACCGTCTCACGATGGAACTGCCAGCATAACAAAAACAGCTGATGTGGGAGCTTCTGGAGAATTTGTTAGAAAAGAATTTAATGATCAATTTGATGTAACACAAATAGACAAAAATGATTTTGACATTGGTGGCTCAGGAAATCAGGGAGCAGTTTATACTTATGAAAATAAAATTTCGGATTGGGGATCAAAGAGACAAGATTGGGTATATATACAGAAGCTTATACCTCAAGGTTACAACTCTGTAAATGAAAATGATTTCTTTGGAAGATCTGTTGCTCTAGACAGAAACGCTAGATCCGATCAAGATTATACATTGGTAGTAGGTAGCCCTTCTCATTCTTATGGTTCTGGAATCTCGTCTCAAATACTATCTTCTGGTGGAGCTGTTTACAACTATGACGCAATGCTTAGAAGACAAGCTCCTTCCTTTTCTCATCCAGACACAAATTTAGCTGGCAGAATATTCGGAAGCATGAACGTACAAGATCATGAAAAATACCTTCTGTTTGATTTCAAGAATGGCACAAAAACAAACCACAGCCTATATAAAGAAGGCTTAGTATATGCTAACGAAAAGGGTGAAATATTTATAGAAGCTTCAGGACAAGATTCTAATCCAAAGGGATATGTGTCCCACAGGCCATTTATTGAACAAATTCATGGAGCTTATTACTTTGGAACATTTTTGGCAGGATATAATAGATTATTCATAAGCGGAAAGCCTCCTTCTACGTCTTCTAGTATGAATCTCATTAAACCTTCCGGTATAGGAAATGTGTATAATGATATAGAACTAAGGTTGAATACCTTTGGCGTTTTAGGAATAGCCGATAATTCTGGAGATGATATTTTTAATCTTTCTATATCAGGAAGTGTAATGGAGAGTATCAATAATTCTGGCGATCCATTAAATATGCACGTTGAAACTTCAGCATCCGGCGTAGATGAAATGATTTTACATACTAAGGGTCACTTCCAAGTATAACCCTTTTAATAAAATACATAAGGAAAATAAAAAATGTCAACACCAGCAATAGTTTTTGATGGAGGGCAAATATATAATCCAGTTCCTTTGGTTTCTATATCTAGTTCACCCTTAGAAAACAAACTTATTCACTTTGGAAAAAGTCACACTATAACTTTAGTTGGAACTATACTAGTTGGTGCGGGCAGCAAAGACACAATAATTTCTGGCGGTGGAGGTGTAACTGGAGAAGGCGCATCTAAAATAATAAGTATTCAAAAAGCAATTACAAAATTAGTTCATAAATCTAATCAATTAACAGTAGGCGCTATGGTGTATAGTGGGCTAACTGTTCAGTCTATAGATTTTCAAGAAGGTATATATGTAAATACGTGTGCGTATACTATCACAATAAATGCTACTAAAGAAAATTCTGATGAGAGAGGGTTGCATTTTGATGCTGATACATTAGCTCAATCTCCATCACTCGCAAATTATAATCTAGAAGATTTTAACGAAACTTTTGAAATAACTCCAGATGAAAGTTTTGGTTATACAAATGCTGCGGGGAGTGCCACTTTTCCAAGAATACAAAGACTTGTTAGAACTGTGACGGCTACTGGGTCTGCGGTAGACACCTCTAATACATCCAAGCGTAATAGTGGTTTAGCTGCTTGGGAACAAGCTAATAATTATATATATCAGTTTTTAGGTACTGGTACAAATGTTTATAAGGGGATTAGTTCTTTCTTAGGGTCTGCATCTGTCGGAACAACAAATCAATTTGCAGCTGATCACTCTAGAGTAATATCAATAGATAAAGCTTCTGGATCTGCTACTTATACAGATACGTTTGTATTAATTAAAGGATTTACGCAAGCTATAGAAACTTTTGAAATTTCATCAAGCGATGACGCAAGCAATCCCTTTGTTGGAGCATCCGTAAATGGTACTATAAAAGGAATTTCATATTGGGAACAAGATAACGAGTGGGATACATCAAACGCTAACGCAAGCGACTCTCCTATATCAAACGCTCAGTCTAAGTGGAGTACTATATCTAATGGCGGTGCTTGTGGCATAGCTAGTGAAATGTATAGAAGAGCTAATAGTGCGGTTGGTATAACTTTAAATGCAAGACCTTTATCAGTTAGCGTATCAGCAAATGAAATTACAGGCGAAGTCACCTACAGTGCTAGCTATGACAATAGACCTACAAATTACTTTGTAAACGCTATTTCAGAAAATGTAACAGTCTCTGACACATCGCCCGGAGATCAATATGCTGTGATACCAGTTATAGGTGGTAGCACCGGACCTATCTTACAGTTTACTTTTGGCAGAACTGAATATAGAAGAAGTTTAAGTATAGATATTCAATTTGATTTTAAAAATATTGGTTATAGTGGAAATAGTTTAGTTGGATCTCCAAGTAGAACAGAGCCTTATAAATCTACTTTAAGAGGGTTAATAGAATCATACGAACCTTCCACCAATAGTGCTTCAACTTGGTACTTAAGCCCTCCCTCAGAAAGCTGGTCTCCACTAGATGGTAGATATTCTTTAACTTTAGAATGGGTTTATAAATAATGTCAGAATATAATTCTAATACTTTTGGTAGTCTTAATAATATTTTAGGTGGAATTGCATATACTCCACAATATCTTAATGTTATTACTGATTCAAGCAAGTATAATATAGGGATTGTTAGAGCATCTAAACCTCTTGATTCTGTATTATACAATCCAGATATACGTAATAAACAAAATAGTTCTGCTGGGGGTACTATATTTGATGTGACAAAATTTGGTAATGGTGGTAGATTTGTAAGGACTTATTATCCTACAATATCTACAGCGCACACCTCAGTAAAAGTAGATCTTAATCACAGTAGTTATATACATTATTCTGGCTCGTCTGAGGGGGGAAGTTCGCTGCTCCCAGTAACTGGTTCTACAACTACTTCCCTAGATGATGATCCTACACTTGCAACTCAAAACGTTCCGTGGACTAGAAACAAGAGAGACGTTTCTCCATACTCTCCTTATTAAGATTAAATTAGGAAAACATTATGCCAACTAATGAATTTGAATCATTTGCTAGTTATCCTTCTATGCATATAGATCAACAGACCTTTTTAGGAGCTTCTGTTAGATCTTTTTCTGCTAATGCTGGTTTTGGCGATACTTCTTCTACTTTAAATGTAGAACTTGTTGTAGATCCAGATAATGTAGGGGACGGCTCTGGAAAAGGAAACGGTCAAGATGTTTATCATACTGGTCAAGGAGACGATTTTGCTCCACCTCCTGCTGGCAGTCCTGTATTTTTCTCTATGGGTAGTCAGTTTAGACCAATCACTTCTGTTTATAGACACATGTTAGATGTTTATTATAATAGGAATACAGCAAGTAGTGTAGATAAAAATCATTTTCTTTTTGGCGGTATATTACAATCTTTTGTAAGAACTAAATCCCCAGACGGACTGCCTTTATTTTCTGTATCACTAACAGATCCTAGAGAAATACTTTCAAATGTGAAGTTAATTTTAAATAATTTTTCAGGTACTAATCAAGGTCAATCAAATATTTTAAATGTGTTTGGATTTCTTGAACAGAATACCGATGATACTAATGACGATATTAAAGACCCCGCCAGTAATAGATTGCGAAAAACTAGCGACAGTATATACACTGATGGAACAGATGTAGAAATCGGTGATTTAGAAGGTTGCGATATGGATGGGGTTCCGGGCTTTGAAGCTGGTTCTTTTGAACAAATTTTTGGTTTTAGATTTAATTCAATAAATGCTTCCAAGGCAAGTAAATATGGTGATGATGGTTTTAACCCTAGACCTTACACGGGAACTGGTTTTTCCAGAAGAAACGAAAGGGGCATACCTTTTTATAGAATCACGCAAGGAATTAACGCTTTGTTTGGTCATTACGGAATACTGCCCGAAGCTCTACAAGGTTTTGGTGGTACTGTAAAGTTTAGAAATTTAAATTATGCAGTTGATCTTAGTGATGTTCCTTTGTTGCCCCCCATTAAATATGTAGACTATGATAGTATATCATTATTAGATTTTATTCAAGAAATATGTGATGAATTAAATCATGAAATGTTAGTTGTTCTTTTGCCGTGTTTAGATCATCCGGGTACTAGTAAAATGGGTACTGATGGAGATCCAGCAGGAGTAATAAAAATAATAACACAAGACAGAAGCGTTCCTTATAACTTAAATTCTATAAGAAAGTTTATAACTTATTTAGAATCATTAAGTGTAGCCGTTAAATCTAGTGACTTAGGATATGAAGTTAATAATAGCACGACTGACAAATTTGTTGTTGGTGGCAACGTGGTAGAAAATCATACTGTTAAACACGGTAGTGTTGAAAGAAACGCTATCGACAATATGCAAACTTGGAAACCTGACAATCTTTTGAATTCTAACATAATGCCTTATTATGGATTAATAAATAATAGAGGCGTTACTGTTCCAGTGGGTGATGGAGATTATCAACAAATAATGTTGGATGCAACTGGTTTTTACGCTGAAGGTGTTGGTAACTATTACATTGCTACAGAGATGGAAATGAGAGCCGCCTTAAAAGATTATCAAACTTGGAGAAGTTTTTTATTATATTACGAACAACTATGGATGGAACCAATATCTGATGGCGACATTAAGACTTATGCTGATGGAGAATCTTCATACAAAGTAACAGTTCCAAGATGTGCAATTCCACCAATTAATAAAGAAAATGCTTTCTTAGGTGGAATTGGTAAAAATCCTTGTCATCCACCTTATGGGTTTCCACTGTATTACAGAAGAGCTTCTTCTATAGGTTTTGCTGCTGGTAGCGTTGTGTCGTCTCAAGCTTTTAATACTAAAATTATGAGTATAACTGGAGGTGTTGCCAATGGAGAAACTGGCAGAACCTCTGTAATGATAGATGCTGCGTTGGACAGGTTAGAAGATATGAACACTAGCTTTTTAACTCAGCAAGAAAAAGATTTTTATAAAAAAATAAAGAACGCTTTAAAGAGCGGTAATTTTTCATTCATAGAACACGCAAATGAAACTGCTATAGCGTATAACGCTCAAGCTCAAGCGGTAGGAAAAAGAGGAGTAGCTAATGCTCAACGTGTTTATAATTTTGTTAACAGTATAGCTAGAGAGTGTTTAGGTAAAAAGTTTTTAATACGACTTCCGCAAACCAGTGCGCAAGACCGTGAAAATGATTTTTCTTCATTGTCGTCATATTCAGGAGAATCGGGCGAGAGAAATTTTACTTTTCCATCAGATTTAAAGTTAAAGGTTAACAAAGACCCTGTAACAAATCAATTTAAATATAATTATAATCCAGAACCCCTTGGTGGTTATCCTCCTAGGGACACAATGACAAATTTAAATAAAATACACATACTGCCTAATGACATGAAATCTATATCAGGCAGTAGTGGTAGAATTCTCTGTTACGCTAGATTTGATAACAGTCAAGACTTAGATTTTAGTGGTTTTTCAAAAGATACTTTTACACAAGAAATTTTCAATTCTGCAACTGGAGAATATGAAAGTGATTTTGTTGGTTTTGACAATACTAGTGATACAAATAATACTATTACTGCTTCATACTCAAACCTTTATGCCAAACCTAAAGAGGGTCAGCAAAGTACAGCGTTTGTTAAATGCACTTTAGATAATAAATTTTACATGACTCCAGAGTTTGGTGCTGATGTAGCCAGATCCTATTACGGCGGTTATGATAGTTCGTCTTACGAAAGAAGACCAATAAAATATGTAGATGCTAAAACGGGTGAAACAAAAAGCTATCAGCCTGCCGAGGAAACTGTATACTCAGTTACATCAGAGCAGATGGGTTCAATAACTTCAAGTTGTATGAACTTAGATTATTTACATACAGATCAGCGGGTTCAACCAAATTTTAGGTATAATCTTGACAATGTGTATGCTTTGATAACGCTACCTTCTAGGGTCGCTTCAACTAGAAGTAGTGCTTATAGAAATTGCGAAGAGCATAGCAACTTAGGATTAAAACATGCTTTACAGGCAGATGTTACTCCACTTTTTTCGTCACCGGGCGCTGCCCAAACTGGGTCAACAAAAAAGTTAAATTTTGGAGTTGCTGATGATGCGCCAGATGAAGTTTTAAATAATGATAATTTTGACAAAGCTATAAATAAAAGTATGTCAAATTTAACATATAGTCTTCCTAATAAAATAAGAACATTTTCTCCATCTCCAGTTTATCCAGACAGAACATCTATACCATTAGCTCATAACGATTCTTATGGGCCTTGGCTGACGAATAATGCGATTGATAATCCAGATGGTGACATTGGTGGTAATGTTGAATTTGTAAAAGATGAAAGCTTAGTGCCTTGGAATTATGGTGGATATCTAAACATGAATAGTGCTGGATCTACTATAGCAACACTCGGCTCTTCTTATCAAATAACATCTGAAAGAGGTTCTATTACTTTCGCTAGTGGCCCACTGGGTGGATACATGCTAGGTGAACCCTTAGAGGGTGAGGGCGGTCCTTTAATTACTTCCATAAATGTAGATGTTAGTACTGGTGGAATACAGACCATTTATAAAATGGATTTGTTTACAGCATCTTTTGGCAAGATGTTAAAATCTAAACAAGAAAAAATATCTAGAATAGGAAGGCTTACTCAAAAATTAGAAGATGAAAGGAACGCTTTAGAAAGAAAAGATATGGGTAAAAATTCAACTAATCAAAACTACCATCAGATACAACAAACTATTAGAGACACTTATATGTCTATGGGTAAAGACTTTTCTAATGCAGAAAGTCAAGCCAGTGCTGTTCCTCCTAATAAATTCACGGTTAGTGTTAGTCCTAAAACTGACCAGAATCCATCTACGGGAGGAGTATATTCTAATAATCAGTTCAGTTCATCTGTTTTAAGTGGTGAAGATTTAGAAGCTGGATTGCCAAAATTAGCAAATTCTACTGAAAATTTATCTCGTCAATACTATAATAGTGTGCAGTGTTCTTTAGAAGATTTTAAACAGCCAGCATCACTAGAGCCACATAAAAACATGGCTAGTAAAAATCCTACAAATTTTAAAACTAATTTACATTTTTATGAATTTGAAGATGATTACACAACGGAACAAATTACATATTGGAGGATGTCGTGAATTCAGGAAACATTTTTTCAAAAAGTGGCGATAATCATGTATTTGTTTTTTCAGACTCAAAACTTGTAAATCAAGGAGTGGGTGCTTTTTCAGTTGATGGTTTTCTAGAATTTAAAACAACTGAATTTTCTAAACAGTGTGGTGCGCCTAATCCTAATTCCAATAATCCTGTCCTTTATGGTGGTGGAGATGATTCTGGATCTTACAGTTATTGGAATGGAGATGAATATGTATATGGGACTATCAGCTCCTCTGTTTTAGTTGCTCAATTAAAAAACTTTGAAACATATAATGATACTTTTGATAATGAACAAGAATTTGGACAATTGCTAGACATAATGAAAAGCGTTGGAGGTTGCGTTGACTTTGGAGATGTTAAGTGCTATGTCTTTGACATTGGAACTCATAGTAACTCTAGAGTTTTAACTGAAAAAGGAGCGCCTTTAATAACAGACAATCCTAGAAGAAGCACTGGAGGCATGTATTCTTATGGATATACTCAAAAAGAACATCGTAGCAATCATGTTGGAACCTATATTGATATCCAACATAGATACATTGACGAAAATCATGCGGTAACAGCTCCCCTAAAAATACATTATAATGAATCTATTGGTTGCTTTGAAAGTAACGCTCCAATATTAGCTAGACTAATAACAGACGTTCAGGCCGCAGCTGTTGACGATTTTAATATTACCGAAACGGAATTAGAAGCAGGTTATTCAGACGGAGATTTTTATGCGACTAGTGGTGATTATTATAACTCTTCTTTTACAACTGGATTGGCAGTTCCATTTAGTGTAAAATCTGGTAATCCAAATGCTTTTGGTCCTAATTTAATTCAAATACCGGGAACTCAACAGAATGACACCGACGAGACTAATGAAGATGGAGAAGCCGTTACTGAGAGTAGTCAAAAAAAGAAACTAGAAGCTATAAGAGTTGTTAATAGAAGTGATATTGAATTTAAAGCTGGTCTCTTAGTTTTATGTACACATATTGATGGAGAGTGGATAATACAAAAGTTCTTAGAAAAGCAAGAGCTACCAGTGCAGGCTACAAGAGCTATAGGTTTAGGAGCTTGGACATTTTGGATGTATACAACAAGCTCTGACGAATTTTTTCGAGACAAAACAGACCCCTACGGCAGAGTGACACCCGCTATGGCTTTAGCTAACATAAAAAAGAGATGGAATAATGATTCTGCTGCAACAGTAAAATTCAATCCTTACGCACAACTCTCTAGTTTTGACTTGGCTAAATCTAGTTGGGGAGGTTTTGGAGGCGAAGACGGTTTTATACACAGATGTAATGTTGAAGTTAGTCTAGAAGGAGGAGGCAGCAGGTTTGATGATTTTGATGAGTTTGGGATTTGGTGGGGTCCATCTTTTCCTGAAGGTTATAATACTATGACGGGAAGTTTTAACGTACCAGCAGACATTGGTATATCTGGTGATTATCCTGACGCTACCACTTCTTGGACATCACCTCTAGAAGACACAATATCAATTGCCAAGGGTTGTAATAAGATTGGTCCTTCTATGCGTACTGAACTTCTCAAGATTGTTGAAAGCAGGATTGTTAAAGGTGATAAACCAGAACTTACGGGAATAGCGAGCGCCAGCGATCAAGGTGATGACAGCAGCGGAGATAGTGAAGAAGGCGGTGCTTTTGGGTATGCTTTTTGGACTGATTCCATAGACGGTGGTGCGGGTAGTTTTATTCAAGGTATACAAGCTCCCCAAATTTCTGAGGCTACTACTTCATCTTCTTCGTCTTCATCTTCGTCTTCATCTTCGTCATCATCGACAGCATCCACAGCATCCTCATCCTCATCCTCATCGTCATCATCGTCGTCATCATCATCATCATCATCATCAAGTTCAACCCCGTCAGTATCACCAACCCCATCAGCAAGTCCATCGGTATCACCGACTCCGTCACCATCGCCGTCACCTGCGCCTACTGTACCTACTGTGGCTCCTACCACCCTGCCAACAGTTGGGCCGCGACCACCAAACGTCACGCCTGTTGTGGGATCAACGGTTGGTCCATCCCCAGCTCCAACTCAAGCTACACCACACCCACCAAGTTCTTAAAACTTATTAAAGGAGATAAACATTGTCAAGTAAAATCTATCCTAGATGGGCTAATGGTAGCGAATTAATATCTGGAAGGTACAGACAGTCTTCATCAACGTTTGGATATAGACCTGCTAATCCTAACAGAGTGAGTTTTATACCAATTGGTCCAGAGTTTGTTGGAATACATGATAATAATGCTGTTGCTTCAAACATGCCAGTAGCTAGCCAATATTTTAATAGAGTATTAACTTGTAGATTTTTTAAAGATCACTCTCAGACGTTAGCCGTAGATGCCAAATCTTACGGAACGCCCACAGGTTCTTTTTCAGGATCTAGTGGTTTTGGTTCAAGAAATGGTGCAGTAGCTACACTGGGAACGCCCTCTGCGGGAACCGTATACACCGAGGCTAACGAGGGTGGAGTGGGGCATAAATATGATTTGTATTGCACTAAAGAGGCTCTTTCTAGTCCTCTAGGTGTTTGGTCTGCTTTTGAAAACACTGGATCACCAGCTGGCGATGGATCTAATTGTGTAGGAATTATTGCTTCTCGCATAAGAGTTTATGTTCCTGCCGGTGGAACAATCAATGTAACAACCGATGAAAGCATAGGAATGGTTGGTACGGTAACTAGCTTTGGTTTCTCTCAACCCGTTGTCAGTACAATAGGTGGCCTCAATATTGGCACAAATAATTATGTACAACCACAAACAAGATATTATCCTGCTTGGGGATCTTCAGAAAACGGATTGCATAGCTTTGGAACTGCCTGTCTTCATTCTCAAGTTTGGGACGCTTGGCCCGAATCATGTACGCTCATGCTTGGGCAATATTTTTGCCCACTACATCTTACGCCAGATTTTGATGGAACAAATTTGGATGTAAATGAAGTAAATAAAGAAGTAGGTTTTGTTGTTACTAAAGACAATGCTGAAGAGACTTCTACATCAATGACAGAGAACACAGGATTAAGGGGACAATTAGTTACTAATGGTTTTGAGTTTGCGGTTAAGTCTTGCGGAATTAACGATAAGTACAAGGTAGTAAGAGAAGGTAAAGGATTTGTTGTTGGAGATAAACTAACAAGCGCTGAATATGGCATAGAACTAGAAGTTACCAGTGTGTCAGGAGAGGGCGAAGTCAGTCATATTAAAATAATAGATGACAAAAGAGGCAAGCTTGATCCATTGGTTTTTTCTGGAGATTCTGGATTTTCTCTTAACTTCAAGTCAGCCTCTGCAACTAAAGCTTGTAAAATAACTTGGAAGGAAGGTTTAATTTATGAAAACATTACTTTAGAAGGTCCGATACAAAGAGCATATATCAAGAGATTAAGTATTAGAGCAGACGGCACAACCGGCGTTAGAGAGGGTACAAAAACTTCTAATCTAGCAGTTATTCCCAATGAGGATGCTCCATTACCGGGAGCTTATGACATATTTTTCTACTTCCACAGCGATGCTGGCATAAATCCTCGACAACAGGGATTTGGTCAGCAAACGGCTGTTACACAGGCAATTCGACATATTACGATTGAGATTAACTAATTTTCGTGTATATATTACAGACAGCCCCCAAAAACAGGAGATTCTTATAATGGCAGAGATAAAATTTTATGCTAATGTTGATGCCGCAGAAACATCGACATTAATTAATCACACTACTGGTAGTGGTCTAGGATTTTATGGATCAGCTCATGGCATTTCTGTTGCTCTTACCAACACTCAAGATACAACATTTGTCACAAATCAAAATGGAACAGCTGAAGGCACTGCTGTTAATAATACTAAATTTGTTGGTTCTCAGCTGGCTAGGCCGGGGTCTGTTCAATCTAATCTAGCTCCCGGCTCAGAATATACACTCGACAACTTGCCTTCATATGCAGCCCCTTTGAATATTAGGTTTACACACGACACACGGGTTATGACTAAGAATCCAAAATTAAGAATTTTTGACAGAAATAATATTAATAATCATGCATCCGGTGTTACAACTTATGTATACGATGTGAGAAATAGAACTGGCAGTTTTGGCAATGGTCACAAAATGCTTCATCGAAGCACTGTATGGGCCTTCGATCAGTGGTTTGTGTTTGAACAAGGCTATGCAAACAATTCAGAGAATCAAGGATTAGATGTTAAACCTCTTGAAGATTTTTATCTTACTGAGTCTCCGGGCGTTAGCGGTCTGAACACAAATTCAAGTGACGCATCGCTAAGTCACCTCACTGATTTCAGTCAAGAAGGTAGTACGCATAGATCGTTACGACACGATTGGTATCTTGCTATAAGCGCAAAGCCTACTGCCATTGGTAGCGCTGAAGATTATGCATTATACTTTAGCGTAGAGTATCTATAAGAAGAGAGGGGCGATTTCTCACCCCTCTCCTGCTGAAAGAATAAAAGAGTTTCCTATATCTTTATTCTACAGTCTTAGTCTTTGGATTCCACTTTTGCCAACCTCCGTCTGGTAGCCAATTATTATCAGCATCCTTACGTTTAGGGAACAAGCCTCCACCCTTCTTCATAGAACCAAACGCAAGCTTGGCTCCACAGTCTATGCAGCGTAACTCGTAGTATTCATTTTCGTCTACAGTTCTAACTACAAATCTAAGATTTTCAGAACCACATTTGCCACACTTGGTCTCTTCAAATATTTCTTGAAATTTTGATATTTGAGTAAACAACTCTCTGTGAGTATCTGCTTCAAACTCTGCTGTAATTCTTTTATTTGCTGTTGTATAATTTAACTTCATTTAATCTCTCTCCATTCTTGGTTATATCCCACCATTTCATGTGGTATTGTGCTTTTATCTTTTTGATAATCATTAAGAACATCAATGATTTCACTTGCTACTTTTTTAGAAACCTTACGATTCTGATCTACTTTAAATATATCCTTAAATAACTTTCCTCCATCTACATTTAGTTGCTTGCATTTTATGTCGATAAAATTATACTGAGCATCGCTCATTCTACCAGTATCATCATAATCGCCCGCACTACTATTATTCTGCTTTGATATATCACGTACAATCTTAGCAGTATCTTTCTTTGTTAGCTCTTCTGCTGCTACGCCCTTAATCTTTAAGACTTTTCTTAAAGCCCTAGCCTCTGCTCTTGTGCTAGCAATAGCTACAGCAAAGGCGCAGAACATATCATCAGTATTACCTTCCCAAGAATCTGCAACCTCAGAACACTTAAGTCCATTAACAAACTCTATGCTAAAAATCACAGTAGCTCTACCGTGATGATCGTCTCTTTCAGTTGGTTTTACCCACGTTGGACCACTAAATGACATTGGCCCTAGAACAAGCTCAGAAACCCTTCTAAGCCCTGTTACGAGGGGATGACCATTGACCAGCTCATCTTCCTGAAAAAGCGTCATAGCGTACTCATGCCACTCTGGTGAGAGCATGGATGGAGCATCTTCTAGTAGCACATTTTTAACTGACGTATCTGTATTTGATGGTGTTTGCAATTCTTCTACTCCTGCGAAAAGGTTTTCTTCTGTTTCAATCATATTAGTCCTTTCATGCCTCAATTTCAATATACCTTTGAGATTTTTTTGGAAACTTGGTTTGGATGTCACGCAACATCTGAATAAGCCTATCTTTCAATTTTTCTCTATTACTTAGTGACAAAGAATCTGACAGGTGTTTTACTCTTATTATAGCAAATCCCTTTCCTAAGATCAACCCTGTTTTATGAGAATCTGATTTTATTTGTTTCTGCAACTTCTCTTCCCCCCAGATTGGAAGAAAGTGTGACGGCCCATCTATTTCTATTATAGTCTTTAAATTGGGAAAGTACAGGTCTATCTCCAAGTTTTCATTTGGTATAATATTCTTAGTGTGAACCTGTACATTGAAACCATTTTTCATAAACTCATTTCTTAGAAACTTTTCTAACTTAGACCCCTCTTTGCCAGCTATTTGTATAGCTTTGATCGCAGCTTGAGTCATGTTATTTTTTTCTTCTTGAGACATATTAACCCATCTTAATTTAGCCCTATTAACATGTGCTTCATATGTTTCTTTATCTATGTTTTGCCATCTTTTTTGAAGACCAGAACTAATCTTTAGTCTTTCTTCTTTAGTCCTATGCTTACCCTCTGTTGGTAGCTTAGACTTACCACTAACAAGGGCATTTTTTTGTGCTTCGCTTTTTGTTTTTAATTGTACGCCATGCTTAACAAGTATGCGTCTAATTTTATTAGGATATGTACTATACATCTTTGCAAGATCATAAGTACTTTTATTTTTATCTGTATATAATTTAACTATTTCTTTTTCATTTATCATTGTATTGGTCCGTGATCATGTTGATTGTGTTTTTAAAGTTTGGCGAATAACCTATAGCCTGTCTACCACTTATTCTGTAAAAATCGTTGGCTAAACTTTCTGAATGACATATTGTATTTACTTTTTTATCTTCTAATATTTTTAGTGTAGCGAGCGTATTTTTCTGCCCCCAACCATAGCCCAGTATAATCTGTATGTGATTAGCTATATTAACTATTCTTAGCGCAGAACTAATAGACAAGATTAATAGATGTCCTTCAAAATTCCATAAGTCAGAAGAATGAAACAGTCCACAAGGAGCAGGGTCTTCTAGATGTCCAATTTGATCATAAAAAATACTAGCATCCTCTATTAGATTTTCATTAAGACCTCGACCAATTTCTGTAAATATATCTTTAGACAAAGTAGGGTCGCCAAGAGAATTCATATAAACACCAAGGTTAATCATTTTCTTCCTCTTCTTCCTTTAGTCCTATAAAAAAGTTGTTATATTTTAAACACGTAGTTACGTAAAAATAAAATCTTTCTAGAGCATGTTCCACATTACCATCTTCTCTGTAATAGTTTTCAAAAAAACTTTCGTGAATACAGTCATGAGTTAGTTTGATAACTTGTCTTCTAGCTAAGAACATATTTCCCGCAGTAAAATCTGGATTTAAATTATCAGTATTTATCAATCCAGTATCAGTAAGTAGGATATACTGGAGTTCCCTATACCAAGTTAAAGTATGTCTTGCTTGTACAATCTTTAACCTATGCGAATAATTCTTTGATTTAGATAATTTTGTAAGACAATCTTCAGTAAACATTTGCATATGATGCTTAGTTTTTCCAGCTGTTATTAATCCTATATCATCGTCGTCTAGCACATTGTCTAACTTTTCATAGTCTAAAACTGGATCAATAATTTCATCTAGCCAATCTATTCTTTTGATGGTTTTGTCATGACAGTAAAACACCCAATCTGTTTCGTCTGTATTTAAGGGGAAGCTGTGAAAAAACCCATACTGGTCATTGCCAACATTTTCTACAATTACATGTTTCACATTAGTAAATATTGAATGGGCGTGTTCTAATATTTTTGCATTATCTTTCCCGTTACTATTCATAGATAAATAGATATTTCCATCAAATTTATTTTTTATTTTATCTAATAAATATATAGATGGTTCTAGATAAAACAAATGCACATGAAATGATATTTTATTCTTGTCTAACAATTAATTGCTCCATTCCTGCTTCGTTAAAATCTCCATGAAAACCAAAAGATTTATACGTTTTTATATCAAAAGGATTGTAAGGTTTTATTGATGATGAGTGTTCTACAGAAAAACTATATGCTGTTTTTGTGTCTGGAAATTTTATTTCATTTTTATGGAAGTGTGAGTAATTACTGTAGCACATGTACCAATCTTCTGGAGCTACAGGTAATGCTAATTTTTGACTTGGATGTAGCCATTCACAGTCATCTGGATCGTACCGTAATTGTGAGCTTACTTCTAAAAACTTTTTACTTCTCAGTGAAAACCCACCATTTCCTATATTATTCCTTGCTCCTTTTGGGACGCTCCAAGGTGCGCCTATATAATCATATTCTAAAAATTTATCCTGCCATCTATTTCCATCTATTACAAAACCATCCCATTGTATTAATAGACAATATTCTGTGTCAATATAAGAGTGCAAATCTTCTATACACATTCTATTATATTCTACTAGATCAATGGTTTTATTGATTGTTTTTACATTAATATTTGGATACAATCTATGTCTTAACATCCTACGGTAAGCTGGATCTAGCGTGTCCTCTGTAATTATTAGACTTTTCACAAAACCTATTTGTGACATAGAATAATCCATAGCCTGTATGGTTAATTTAAATTTATCATTGTGACAAATTGAAACGATTGTTATGTTGTTTAACTGATTCATTTTTTAATAGGTAGTTGAGACAGTAAAGACTTTACTCTTCTTGTAGAAGTATGTTTTTCTAACACTAATTCTTTAAGACTGTCGAAATTTGTTATTTTATCTGAAGATGTATAGTTAAGTTTATTTCCTATCTTAAACACTTTATCACACATAGTATCTATTATGTCTGATCTTTCTTTATTCTCTAAGTCATAATACGTTGGTATGCCAGATGCTATAGAATGAAAAAACAATTGAGGTAGGTAATCACCAATCTCTTGAAAGATTACTTGTTTGTATTTACTAATTATGGAAACCATAAGATTTATGGGTAAGCACACATCGACAACTTTAGCCATGTCTTGATTGTGGCTTGCTACATGAAACGTCCCACTATAGTTTCTAACACTGTCAGTATTAGAGTCCACCATAACTAGTTTATCTATAGAATAATCCACTCCTACATCTGCGTCAAAATTAACATCAACACATTCCATAAACCTTATAACCTTTGTTTTCTTAGTCGTAGGTTTTTTTTCGTCACGTAGATTACTGATAAAAAAAGGACAATCAATCTTACTATTTAAAAGAGCCGATTCTATTTCAACTATATCGCTATTGTTAGCATCGTTAGTAGAAATAATAAGTTTAATATCTTTACTTTGACTAATATAAACCACTGCGTCTTTAGATAATAAGCCTGTAGAAGTTATATAAAAGTCTGGTTTGAATCTATCAAAAGCGTCAAATATACTTTCCTGACCCTGCTTTAATATGTGTACTTGGTGTTCTTCCATCGCGTTTAAGTGTTCGGCAAAGTATAGAGCTTGAGAGCTTGACGCTGTTGTGTAGTTATCTATTATAAATCTCATATTTCTTTCCTCTGCTTTTCATAAATTTCATGTTTGATATCTGGTTAATCTTGTCCTTAACCTGTATTGCTTTGATTATATATTTTAAACTTATTAATTCATTTAGTATTTCAAATATAAATTTGTTTTTATATTCTCCTGTAGCCATAGACTTTTTGATATAATGTATAGCTCTTGGATTGCACAACACCAATATATTTTTACATTCTTGACATCCTCCATAAGACAGATACTCTATTCTATCTCCGTTGGAGATGTTGGCTCCTATGTTTGCATTATCATTTTTTTCTTTAGATACTACAACATGACAACCCTCTAGCGTTAATTTACTATAAACTCTTTCTGGTACTGACATAGACCCATCTATAATGATAATCCTATTATTATGTATATTGTTCATTATTATGCGCAGGCTCTCGCAACTGTTACTATCAAGGTAGTTTGGGTTTTCTACAATTCTAATATTTTTACCGTTATGGTTTTTATGTAAATGATTAATTACTATGTAAGATTGATAACCTACGCATATAATAATCTCATTTTTTGAATACTTTTTATTTATAGAGTTTATTTGTTTATCCAACAATTTTAATTGATGATCGACCATAGCCATTTGTAGCTGTTGGTTTTTACTTTTACTTGATTGTTGATCATAGAGTATAGCAAAGCTGACGAGCCTTTTTTCTGTCTTTACTCTTTGATTTAATCTTTTTGCCATTAGTCCATCCTTGAACATTTAATTTCATAGAAAAAATTAGAAAAAGAAATTGTGTCTATTGTAAATTTAGAAGAAGATAATACAGCTATAATATCTTTGTAACTTTGTATTGATTTTATATCTTTAATTACTGAATTTATAACCCCAATATTTGTTTGTTCAGATTCATAATCTCTATACATCTTTTCGAGACACACGCCTCTTACAACTAAACTACCTTGTAATCTTACTTTTTTAATTGATTGATGTAGCAACTCAATCGCTTTATCGTATTCTAAATGATCCATAGCACCATCTAAAATTACTGACTCACAAGAACTATCTATAACATTAAAAATATCTTTGCACTCACCATTAGCTACCTGTGCTACATTGAATCCTTCTATGGCATCTTTTTTATCTGCTAAAATTTGTAGATTCATGTTAACCTTTCATAAAATTGTTCCAATAATACTGTCCATTGTGTAATAAAGTCTTCTTCGGGATCGTTGTTAATTACATAGCTATCTTCTATCCCCCAAGCGTCTGCGGATTCTGAGCTAGTAAATATATTTAAATGTCCTCGCATAGATTTTAACTGGTCTATCTGTTGTTCCATTTTGCTAATCACTCTAGGCATTGAATGCTCTACAACAATCATAGGTATTTTTAACAAGTCTGATATTCTTTTACCCTTACTATATTGACCTATCTTATGTTGAACTATAACAACGTCAAAATTTATCCATATAGGTATCTCGTTTTGGGGCAATACGAAATAATTGTCTGGTCTTTTATGCTCTTCATCATCCCAAGTTTTCAGGTCTTCTGAACTAAAAGCATAGAAATTGTGTTCAGTTTTAGAAAGCTTTACTTCATAATCTTCGTTTGTTGTAAAAATTATACAGTTGCATTTGCTCTTTTTTCTGTTGCATTTTTCGATCCAACTTTTTATTTTATTCATTAAAACTTTCCTTCATCTTTTCAGCGACTACTTTATAGTCAAAATTTTGTGCATTTTGAATTCCAACGTTTCTATCTATAGATTTACTATTTTCATAATACCAAGACATTGCTTGTTTAGATTCTTTCTCGTCTGATGAAAACCATAGTTCTTTTCCAGTAAACAAATGTGGAGAAGGAGGACTATGATCAAAACATATATTCTTGATGCCGTTTATTAGAGTCCCAGAGTTTTTATCTTCTGATATGTAGTCCTTGTAGCTACCATTATTGCTGCACACAGGGGTTGTTCCATGACACATAGCCTCAAAAGCTGGAGTAGAGAAATCAACACTCTTACTTAACTCTACGTAACAATCACAAGTCGTGTGCAAACTCTGTAATTCCATAGGATTCAAGGGTCTCGTAATAAGAAACACAGGGGGGAAATAAGCATCGTTAATATTAACCCTCATAATTTTTTTATTTTTATTTATGTAATCTGAAAAATAATTTCTAATTGAATCATCGTTACCGGAAGAGTCGTAGATATTAAAAACAAAACATACATTATCGGATATATCAAAAGTACTAAAATATGATCTAATAATAGAATTTAAATTGTTTTTTTCGCCCACGGAAGACACTGTATAAAATTTAAATTTATTATTCATGTCTCCAAAGTCTAGGAGTTTATATTGATTCTTATAAGTATCAATATGGAAACAATTAGGAATGTACTTAGCATTTATATTAAGGTCTAATAGGTTGGATAGGCTATCCTTGTTGTTAACCCAAACTTCATCAACCATACTTAGATTGTGTATCCAACAGTGATCTTTGCTAATCTCTGTGTCTAAATGTACACATGCAATATTTTTTTTGAATTTTGTACTTCCTACTATCATTGTTGGTAACACATGCTGTATGCATATATCAATATTATTTAAATCTTTTTTAAAACAATTTTGTATTTCGGGTGGCAATTCTATTTGTGATACATCATTTAATGCAGCGTTTCTACAAACTACTTCAAAACCATTATTCAACAAAGCAAGAACTTTGTGAATTGCAGATAAAGACCAGTTAGAATTTTCACTAAAATGAGCTATGTAAAGAATTTTCATTTGTTATTCATAACCTCCATTCTACGTTGTTCCCATTGATTTATATTGTCTCTTATTTCTTTCATCTTTTGATAAGCTATGTCAAAATTAAAAGGATATCTATGAGGCGTGTTTTCAAAGGCCGTAGAACACTCATTCATATACATCCCCCCTGTCATATTAGTAACATTACCATACATCAGATCTCTTATTGTTCTAGAAAACATATATTCATTGCATTTTTCTGGTAGTTTTAACACTTGGTTTATTAAAAAATATGCTATCTCTTGATAAGATACTTCAGGAGTATTATCAGGCTTAGGTGCTGATTGTTGTATGTCAGGTGGAGACTTCCAAGTTTCTGACACATCCTTTAACTCTACGCTATCAAAATATTTTTCCCATTCAGCGCCACTTTTATCCCACTGAAAATGTTTTAAAAAATTATTTCTACATTCAAAACCTTTTTTATTTCTCATTGTTTTAGGTATCTTAAAAAATTCTTCAAGCAAACTCGCTGTAGCATCATTGTCTGGAACTGCTCTAAGACATCCAGTTTCTAATTCTTTATAGAAAGTTTTGACAGGAAGGGGAGTGCCTCCCAGCTGTCTTATAACACTTGACATTGCAGAATAATCTACACTCATAACTGGAATTGCACAAGCAGCAGCTTCTACTTGTGGTAAACCAAATCCTTCTGAGTTTGCATATTGAATATATACATCAAAAACATTAATTATATTAGACAACTGTTCGTAAGTTAATCCTTGTTTTACATTTGCCATAACTCCTGTAAGTTTTTTAGTGTATGGAGATTCTGCTTTTGCGCCCTTAAACAAAGAAGCAAAGGGCATGTTGGTTTCAGTGCAGACGTATGTAAACAATACTTTAGAAGATAACTTATACTGTTGTAACAATTCAGGTACATCCCAACCCATGTCTGGATAACTAGTGTGACAATATAATCTAAGGTTAGGATCTTTAGTTTTTTCTAAAAGTAATTTAAATGCTTCAAACAAATCTGGATATAGTTTTCTACGTTGGTTTCTCATGACCGTTCCAACAATCTTCCAATTTTTATCTATTCCAATACTATTTTTAATTTCATCAATGTTCTCAGCAGGTTGATACGCTGGGTGTGCGGAAGGAGGTGCAGAACCGATGTAATTAATTTTATTACCAGACTGTTTCTGAAGTAAATCTCCAGACCAATTAGAATAACTTAGGCAAGCGTCTGCTGTTTGGTAGGTAGCTATCCACTGTCTAGCTTGAGGTTCTGCATCAACAGTTGGCATGATGCACCAATTAAAGAATTTTCTATAGGGAGATCTATCAATAAAGTCCATCATCCAAAAATCTCTAATGTCACAAACTACATCTGGCATAAAGTCCAAACAAACGCTTTCAAATACATATTCTCCGAATTGATTTGTAGCTTTAGAAGCAAACTCTCTCTGTTGTTCTTGACTTGAATTTTTTGGCAGTGCTGCTGGATAAAATTTCCAAGGTATTGTTGATATTCTAGGGTCATCTGGTTGACCATAAGCTGCTAGTTCTGCTATTTCATACTTGTTTGTACTACTTAAATAATTTAGTATTTCTCTTGTGTACGTGGCGTAACCTGTATTTAAAAAAGTTGCTTCACTACAAAACAATATTCTTTTTTTTCTCATTCTATTCCTCCATGCACAAATCGAATTCGTTTATTCTAAATACTATACTCTCGTCGTCTCTTGATATATTTTTAGCAGTAGCATTAAATGTCATCTTCGTTCCCTTTGTAGCAAATCTTTCTAGCGTTTCTGCACCCGTATGCCATGCTTCACAGTGTAAGTACGTTGGCACTTTACTTTTTTCCCCAGTGCTTTTTGTTTTTCTATAGTTATAAGTAACTATAACGAACTCTGCTAATACTACATTGTCCACCACAGAGGTTTGTGGGTTTTCTGTAAAGTATCCTGTGAAACAACAATTATTCATATTTTCTCCTATCTTAGTATATTAGCTTGTACAACTATAAACAACAACTCAAATTTCATGAACTTTATCTACAATTAAAGACGAGTCTTTTTTACCTACAGATCCGCAAAACATTAGATTATTTCCTTCATATAATATATACTTATATTTTTGCTTAACTTTGGGGAATATAACTACACTGTCTAGCACACATGTGTCATCTTCTACTGTCAGAAAAGACATGACCTTACCCTTCGAGTCGCCCTTTTGGATTGTGTAATCTGCCATACGTTGTATATTTGCTACCACGCATATGCCTTTACCGTTCTTGCCATTGACTATATCTTTACATGTAGTATTGGCAGAAGACTTATCAACTGTATCTATCTTAGACATTGTTACAGGACACCCTAAATACCTAGTCTCTTGATCTATAATCCAAGATGGATCATCATTTAAATCATACGGCGGGTCTGCTAAAAGTTGTATTTCATTTTCAACAATTTGTTGTCTTTCTACCCTGCTTGTACCGCCACCATTCTTTTTTGTAGGTGATAGATCTTTAAGGCAGTCAATAAAGCCTGTCCACTTTTTAGATTCATATTTTTTTTGTATCCAACTTTGCTCTGCCTTAGTGAGCATTCTATATATATCATAATCATATATTGCTTTATTCCTAGATATCTTACCGTTAAAATCTCTAAAGAATCCTATAGATGCCAAAGCTTTGAAGGCAGTAGAACTCATCTTTGGCGCTAAAAATAATAACATTTCAATCCAATTAAACTTACTTATCTTCTTATTTAGTTCAGCTTCTGCTTCTAATATAGCATCTATAACCTTATCTCCAGTTTTACCAGTGAGAGATTTGATATCTTTAATACCAAAATACACTTTGTTTTTCTTTATATTAAATTTTACGTCAAAGTTTGCAACACTTGGTGTTCTTGGTTCTATGTCGAACAGCTTGGCTTCAGAAATTAATTCGTATATTTCTTGGTGAGGGTCTTGTTTTTCGTTAGCATAATACAGATAAGATAAGAAAAATTCTTTAGTGTTATGAGCCTTTTGGTAAGCACTCCAGTAAGAGCAGACTGCATAAGATATACTATGTGATTTATTGAAAGCGTATCTAGAAGATTTTTCAATCCAACTAAAAATTTCTTCTGATTCTTCTTTACTTACCATGCTAACTTTCTTTGATCCAGCAATAAATTTTTTCTTAACCTTTGCCATCAAGTCAGCTTTCTTTTTACCAATTGCTTTACGTAGCTCGTCTGCTTCTTGTAGATTAAATCCTGCTACTTTTTGCGCAATACGCATAGATTGTTCTTGGTATACTAGGACTCCATAGGTAGGTAATAGAATTTCTTCTAGAGACTCATGTAGATAAGTCACTTCTTCTCTGCCATGTTTTCTATCAATAAAATGCTGGGTCATAGATTTACCATCAACGAATGCTTTTAAACATCCCGGTCGAATGATAGCTATAAGCGCAGATAATTCTTCAATATTATTTGGAGCAAGTTTTTTTGACCAAGACTTACCAAGGTTGCTTTCTAGCTGAAACACACCTTTGGTTTTACCCTCTAGAAATAATTTCCACGTATCCTTATCGTCATATTCATTTGACATACAAATTTCCGTTTGCAAACGCTTTGTCTAGTTCAATGTTTTGATAAACTGCTCTATGAGTCTTCAATAGCTTTATAAATATATTAGCCGTATCCTTAACATCTTGCAATGCATCGTGAGCATTTTCTTTACTAAGACCCATTCGGTCACGAAGAGTGTCCATGCTAATTGATCTGATACTGGGATCACCTTCAGTCCACATATGCATATTGTCCATAACATCACACTTATGAATCTTGCTAAAGATTTTTTGTTGTTGTCTGCCATCGTCAAACGGGCCATATTCTTTACATAAACGATTAATAATAATCATGTCAAAACCAATAATGTTAAACCCTACTGGTATAGGATTAAAGAATGGATCTTTTTTCCAATTATACTGGTCTACAAAGGAGCAGAATTTTTTCCATACAGATTTTAAAGCTGGAGCTTTGGCTAGGTCTTTTCTATTTTTACCAGTTACTTTTAAAGCCCCATCTTCAATGGGGTCTAATCCAGCAGCTATAGCCTTGTCATCATCTAGTATAGGTTTAATCTCGCTGTTGAAAGATCCCTTCATAGATAGATTACGACCGTCTAACGCAATTGCTGCAATCTGTGTAGGCTGAGTTTTGTTGGGATTTCTACTACCAGTTTCAAAATCAAATACAATGTAGTCTCTGTTAGCCATGATTAGTCCTTCTTTTCTAGTTTCTCTAGTTTGTTAATGCTTAAGTTAAAACAATCTGCTTTAACCTTGAAATTATTACTTGGATCAATATCACCCTTATTTAGTTTTCTAGCTTGCTTAAAATACTCAGTCTTGTCTTTTTGTCCCAACACCCACGCTTTTATTGGTCTGTCGCCTTGAAACTGTACTCTTACAAAAAAGTAAATATCACATCTTTGTTTTGTATTGAATGCAGCTACTGAGCAATCGTAGTGTGGCTTGGGAGGACTTGTACATCGCTTAGTTTTCACATCATATGTTTTACCATTACTTACAATATCGAAATCATAAGTATTGGCTTTAACCCCACCAAGATAATCCAAAGCTATCAACTCTCCTACAAAACCAGCAACGTTACCTTCACCTTTGGTTATAGAATTTTTAAGCTTGCCTAAATCTTTAGCCATGCTTCTGGCTTTAACTCTCATATAATCTGTAACTTTAACCTCTATCATTAATCAATTCCTTTATTTTCATAAGTTTGTCTAGAAGATTAATTCCTAGAACATCAAATTTTACATGACCCAGTGCTTCTAGATCAGACATTTCTAATCCTGCTATTTTCTCTGTAGACCCCTTCTGTTGTATCATAGGGCAGACATCTTTTAGTTTGTCTTTAGATATAACTACCCCAGCAGCGTGTTTACCTTGAGTTTTAAATGTACCCTCTATGTCAATAGCTTGTTGAAAGTATTCTGCATAATCACCTTCAAGTTTTCCATCGTCTGTTATGTGACAAAAATCTCTTAAATCATCTGCTCTATTTATCAAGGACCATCTTATAATAGACCTGTCTTCATCATCCATCTCTGCAAGCTGATCGGAAACGTCTGCCTCGTTAGGTATACTCTTTGTGATAGCGTTCATCTCGCTAAAAGAGCAAGCCTCATTTATTCTAAGCACTTCTTTTATTGCGCTACGTCCTTGTAGTCTTCCAAATGTAATCATTTGACTGACATGTTCATGTCCGTATGTATCTTTTAGATAATCTATAACATCATCCCGCCTTTTACCCGGAACGTCCATATCAATATCTGGAAGAGACACGTTACCTCCAGTGTTACGTCCTGCATTATAAAATCTTTCAAACAGCAGATCGTGTTCTACCGGATCTATCTTGGTAATGCCTACTAGATATGATATTAAACATCCAGCAGCAGAACCTCTACCCGGACCAGCTAAACACCCCATGTCCTTTTCTATGTGTCTAATTATATCCTGTACAATTAAAAAATATCCAAATAGATCTGCGTTTCTAATAACTTCTAATTCTTTCTTAAATCTTTCACCGTATACTTTTTGTTTGTCTTTATCATTTCCCACTTTTGGTTTAAGTAATTCTGTGTAGCCGCTTCTCGCCATCTGTGTTAAATAATCTTCTTGAGACATACCGTTAGGACATACAAAATTTGGAAGCATGGGGGGATTCAATATGTCATACTCTTCACACGAATTATATATATGTTCTAACTCTTTAGTAACTTCGCCCTCTGTTACACACTTATCATCTTTATTAAAGTATTCCAAAATGTCTGGTTCTAGATTATTGTTTCTAATTTTGGCATTGATTTTAGGCAAGGTGGTTTTTAGAGCAGAGCATAATAATACCCTGTGCAAAACAGACTGCTCTTTCTTTACATAATACGCAGGCTTGATATTGTCTTTGGATTTCTGTAACGCAATCAAGTTATTTCTACTAATTATATCCTTAGCTATGTCCTTGGACATATTACCTTTTTCATCTGTCATAGATACCATCTGAATCAGGTCGTGCCAGCCATCTTTATTTTTTGCGTATACAGTAGTGCTGTCAAACGAACAACCAATGATAGGTTTGATTCCAACATTTTTACAAGCTTGGTGAAAAGAAACTGCGCCAGATATAGACTTATAATCTGTGATACCACAAGCTGGATAATCTTTATCAGCACATACTTTCGCTAATTCATGTGGCTTAGAAAAGCCTTTTAATAAACTATAATGCGTAAAGTTTTTCAATGGAAACCAATTCAATTAGCTATCTCCTAAGTCAATGTACAATCTATCCTATAGGATTGTACCATCCTGTTCAATATTTCACAAAGTTAATTTTTAGGTTCTTGCAATGGTGGCAATGGTATTTTTACTGGTTCTTTTGGAGAAGGAATATCACTTAAAGGGAAACTCTTTACTGGTTTTGACATTTTCTATACCTTTCTTTATTAAAGGATATAATACACTAACCGCTTTAACGCTAGCGTCGTTATCTGATGGAAAGTGTACTCCCTGTAAAACTCTAGCTAATCCACAAAATTTTGCTATTTCAAAAAAATTAGATTTGTATTCTGGATGTTCGTCAGATAATATACTAGCTGCCAGTTCAGCGTACATAGCGTGACCACTAGGATAAGACGGCGTGTGATGACTATCTGTATAAAGAATTTTTAAGTTTATATTATGATAGTGGGCAAGTTGTTCTGGCCTAGCCCTATTGAAGTGATATTTCAATCCATATATATAAGGCTCAAGGAAATCATAAAATGTATAAAATTTACTCTTTGGGAATTTCAAATTTTTCTTTTCCAAAAAATCAACAAATAAAACCACGGGATCTCTGTCTACCCTTATGACTAAATCTACTTCTTTGGAAGTTCTGTTTACAGTAGCCTTACTAATAGCGTGTAGTTCTCTAGTAGTCTTTGGGTTACTATTTTTAGGGGGAGCATCAAGAATTTTCAACCAATCTATCTTAACAATATTATTATTAATATCATCTTGATATGTCATCTTATCTTTCAGATAACCAACGTCATCTATATTTGGCTCTGATTTAATTAACTTGTCTATATTACTTATTATTGACATTTTTCTTATGCTCTGTGAAGTTTGTGTCTAACCTATGAACTAATCTTTCACCAGCTCTGCGTCTAAAACATGGTAGTAAACCATGTATACATAAATATACACCAGCTTTGATACAACATACACCATGACCTACGGCAAATTTTAAATGTTGCCAGTAAGTCATGTTGTTGTGATCTAGATGATCTTTCCACTTTTTTACCAAGCTTTGCATGACCAGTATCTAGCTTTCCATTTTGGACCGGGGTTTGCACAATTGTGTCTAGCTCTAAAAGATTTTCGTCTTGCTGGATTATCTTTTTTAATTGACATGTTAGGATCGCCAAAATTTACTTTGACAACATTGCCAGAACCATTTTTAACGTAAACGCTTCTTTTCTTAGGACCGTCTGGGGTTAGAAATGGCTTGCCAAGTTTAACTTTTTTACCTTGGTATTCAGAGGCTTCTCCCCTGTAAACTAAAACAGTATCACCCTTTCTGTAGTTACCTTTTCTTGTGTAGGTAAACTCTTCTCCTGTTTTTGGGTTTTCATACTTGTACGAACTTTTACCCTTACGTAGCAATTCAAAATCTTCTTTGGTAACTTTACCATCTTTATTTTTATCAAGCCCCTTCTTTTGTTTTTCAGAAGGTTCTGATTGTGCCTTTTTCCAAGAGTCTGGATCTGGCCTGTCTTTGTCACCCTTCTTGGCAGGTTTATAGTTTTTGCCTTCGCGTTCCTTCTTCTTGCGAATATTTTCCCACAAGGAAGCAGCGTCATGCTCTTCTTCAGCTTCGCCAAAATCCTCATACTCTGCTTCTGCTGGAAGATAAAAGTTTTCTTCTGTCAAGTCTTCAGTAAAACCGTATGTATCTTTTGTGTATTGAATATCAACTTCATTTATATCTGACATTTCACACTCCTGTTATTTATGTAATAGTTTGAATTGCTAGTCTCAGTATCTCATCTATTTTTTCTTTTTTCATACGCTTGCTAAAATTATCGTATATTTCTTTAATCATTGGATGGCTAGGGTCTTGTTTTAATTCTAACCATCCAACAAAATAATTCCAAACTCTATCCTCTAAAACCAGAGGGTAGGTGACACCATCTGGTCTCAAAAATCTGTGCAACCATTTGAATTGAGGTATACAAACTGTTCTTCCTCCATGTTGCCTAAATTTTTCGTGTATATATCCTTCTTCTCCACCAAAACCTTTGAAAAGTGGGTTGAACCCTAACCAGTTTTTAGTTTCACAAGAAAAAACTCCTAGTCCTTGCATTGGTATGTCGAAAGGAATACCTTTTTCACATCCCTCTGTATTTTTCCCCCATTGACCATACATATCGCCACCCCACACTGGTTTAAAATGTGTGGAATATCCATGTATATTATCATACATTAATGGTCCTTGAACTAAATCTTTGCAGTCTGGTTTGTCTTTATAGTAGGCTAAAAGATGTTCCAAAGCCCCCGTAGGAAACATCACATGACAGTCCATGCTCATGCAGTATTTCCCTTCTGCGTTCTCAAATATTATATTTCTTGATGATGTAGATTTTTTTTCTGTATAAGGTATATATTTAACCTTTGCTTGACACCAACCTTTAATCCATTTTTGAAGAGCCTGTCCGTGTACAGATTCTGGATTATTATCCACTACTATTAATTCTACAGCATCTGTTTGTACTATTGGATGATGCAATCTAAGGGACTGTAGAGAAAAATACACTCCATGTATATCATCGTGAGTACACATTCCTATTGATAAAGTTTTTTTCATTAGCCGGGAGCCTCATAATATCCTATATCAAAACCTTCTCTACTGCAATCTGCAATAGTTTTGTCCATTCCATGTTCTTTTAAGTGCTTCTCTATATAAATACACATATTGTCGTCTGTATCACCCCATTTAGTCTTGCAAAAATGACACAAATTCTTACATTTCCAGTGTTTTCTGTTAGGATCTAATGGCTTGGGGGTCATATTTTGCCTTATTTCTGCAACCCTATGTTTTAACATTCCTAAAAACCTTTCTTCGTCTTCTGGAGAAAAGCACAGGCTAAAAGGTGATGGGTCAGGGTCGCCATCTTTGTTCTTGTAGAAGAATATACTCATAATTCTATTGGGAAACTCTGGATATAATTTAGAAATAGCATAATAATATAGCAATAACTGTGGGTCATTTTCTAATTTTTTATAATCTTTTACTTCTCCCGTAGCCCAATCCATTCTTCTTCCAGTTTTCCAATCAATTACCTCGATTGTGTCATCATTAATTTTGGTAACAAGGTCTATCGTGCCTTTGATTGCTAATTGTCCTTGAATCATTTTTCCATCTATCTCATACTCAAACTTAGCCCAATCTTCTTCAATCGGTATATCAAAATGAGGCTCTGGAAAGTGTATGTCTCTAAGCCTTGGGTCGAATTGACCGTCGCTATGCTTTAGGAAGCACCATGCCGTTGTAGCTATTTCTCCTCTGTCTTTACCGTTAAAGCTGTGAGGAGAGTTTTTTTCATAAGAATCTATACTAAGAGTAATTAATTGATTTACTAACTCCTCGGTATGTAGTTCTTCTTTTCTACATTTAAACTTACCAATAGCATCGTCATCGACTTTTAAGAATTTAACTTTAGGTTTATCTTGCTCGTACTTTTTTAATCCAGCTAAAACTTCCATGACTTTATGAACCATTGTACCCATGTCTGCCTTTTTACCACTTTTAGATTGATGGCCCAGCACATATGTCATAAAATATTGCATCTCACAATAAGAGTAATTATTATAACTAGAAGATCTGACGTAAGTTATTATCATAAGTTACTCCAAAAGTGTTTTAACTTTCCTAAAGATTTACATAAATCAGACAGAGAAGAGTCATTGTTGTTAATAATATAATCAAAATTATCCCAATCATATTTATCTTTATCTAAAGCGGTTTCGCAAACATGCTGGTCGTCATAGATATTCCTGTCTAATCTAATAACTATGCCTCCTGCTTTCTTAATTGCATCTACCTCGTTTGGAAATCTAACGTCAGGTATGATTGCTACAGACGATTGTTCTTGTTGTATCTTTTTTATAGTGTAGTCCACCCACACTGTATCTTTTATCTTTCTCATAACTTCTGTGCCAAAGTACTGTAAGAATTCTCTAGATGTCATCTTATGCTTCCAACCATTCTGAGTGTATGGCGTTGAGGTGTTCTTATCTTTATCAGTTCCATAAACTTGCTGTGGTTCTAAATCAAAAAAATCTATAGCCATTAACTTAAGAGGGTCTGCAAAATGGTATACCTTTACATAAGGAAACAAAGAGTTCTCCGCATAGCTTATAAATTCTTCATCTTTCCTAGTCACATCAAAAACACCCCACCCATCAGTGCCAGAGCTATCTTTAGTTTTTATTTCAAGCTCTCCATTATTTCCAATCTCAAAATCAGATATCATATCTAAACTCTGTAAGATAGATCCGTTAATGTAATTGGCTACAGTGTTTTTACCAGATTGTTTTCTGCCAGCTATACCTATAATTTTCATTAATAAGTTCCTTTTAAATTGCTTAAAATATCTTTTTTAATCTTATATACTGACATGTCTCCAACATCTTTATCGCTTAAATGTGGAAATGTAAGCCTATACATTCTTCCAAACTGTCTTTGTATTTGGACTCTAGCCTCTCTCCCGGCTTGATCATTGTCCATGAGTATTACGAGTCTTGTTATGGGTAATTTCTTTATCTTATTTTCTTGATCTTTGGAAATACTTTTGCCAAAAATACTAACAGCATTCTTTACTCCAGCCTCATGAAGTTTCCAAACGTCTCCTTGGCCCTCTACTATATATAAACAATTAGTTTCTTTGATTTTGTCTATTGCCCTATGATAATTATAAAAATAGTGACGCTTATTAAAGCCAGATGGATATATCAAAAATTTTGGCATTCTATACGCCTTCATTGTTCTACCAATCATTCCCACTAGCTTATATCCAGAGTCATCATGGATAGGTATTATAGACCTTTCTTTCATTATACCTGTATCATGACAATCTCCCACGTTAAAATATTTTAAAGTAGTTTTTTTAAATCCTCTTGATAAGAAATAATCCGAGGGATATTGTACTGAGTAAGGATTATTTATTTCCTTGTCGTTAAAATTAGTATTAGACTTTATAGATATTGATTTAATTAAATTTGTAAAATCATCTTCTTGCTCTATAGGGGTTGAAGATCCTTCGTAACTACCTTTGTCTATCTTAAATTCTTCACATACCCATTTTAATACATCTTTAAACTCAAGGTCTGTTCCAGTTTTTTGCGATAACGCACCTTTTATTAAACCAAATATGTCATTGTTAAATTCATTTTGACAATCTCTAGTCCAACATTTCCATATTCCTTTATCAATAGAATAAGAAAAAGCTCTTGGGTTATCACTATGTTCGTGACATGGGCATACTGAATATATATTATCACTAAAAGCTTCGTATTCTATGCCAAGCTTCTGCAATACAGTTTCAATATTCTTATTCAGAGTCTTCTTTAGTTTCTTTAAGTTCATCTTTAATCTTATCTATGTCTGAAATTAATCCAGTGTCGCCAACAGGAGCATTTTTAAATTCATTTCTTGTCTTTAGTTCTAAAAGTTTAGCGTGTGCGCCCTGCATTTGCATATTAATATAATCTCCATCATCTAATCCAGCGCCGTGTCTAGAAACAATGGGTACTAATTTTCTATTACCAGCATTTGGACCGTCTTCAGCAAGTTCTTCTGTAGATTTAGATTTGAATATACTAAAAGATGTGCATAGCCAAACAAGTCTATCAGACCCGCTAACTGCGTCAGTGCTTTCTTTTGTTATACCGTCACGATTTAATTGAACAAAGGATAGACAGGGTATGTCTAGCTTTACACAAAGGTTATGCAAAGAAGTGATTTGAAACCCTAAAGCTTGATACTCTTGTATATTGTTTGTTATAGATGAAGAAGACATAAGCTTCAGATAATCATATATAATTAAACAATCATTGGTTTTACCCGACTCGTCAGATTTAACTTCCTGAACTATCCATCTTCTTATAAGATTCACAATATTTTCAAATGGCTTGCCAGCCACACTTATATAGCTGTAAGGGATTGATTCTATTTTAGCAACAGCTTCTTTTACTTTATCGTGCTTTACAGGATCATCAATAAACTGTCCCGTGGCGACTTCGTTGATAGGCACACCGCTTATGTTAGCAATTAGTCTATTAAGATGGTCTTCTTTAGACATCTCGGTATCTAATACTAATACGGGTACTCCCGTGGAAGATACGTTAAGGGCAACATTATCAGCGAACACTGATTTACCAACTTTGGGTCTTGCAGATACAAGGTCAACGCATTTTCTTCTAAGACCACCCCCAATGGCTTGGTCATATCTAGAGAATCCCGTGGGTATACCAATGATATCGCATTTATTTTCTTCGAGGAATGTGACATAATCTTCTATACCTTCTCCTATTTTTTCTGGGTTTTCACCGCCATCGTCTTCTCTCAAAAAATCTGTTACTGGATCTTCTAGCTTTTGTATGATTTCGTTAATGCTTTCTGATCCATTAACATCGTCCATGTCTTTATGAACTTTTACTGTAAGGTTTTTTATCTTACGTGCAAACTCAAACTTCTTCATCTGTACGGCAAAGCTAAATATATTATCCTGTGAAACAGGAAACTCATACAAAGAGTTGATATAGTTAAGCTCCTGCTTAGTACTTATTTGTTCTATGAAATTTAATTGTTCAGCAGCAGCTAAAAGCGTAGCAATTTCTGGCTTTTGATCATTACTTATAATATGTTCTATACATTTGTAAATAATTTTATTATTAGGATTAACAAAGCTGTCACTAGATAGTAAATCTGATATGTTTACATATGTATCAACGCCGTTTTGCAAAAGACCAGCTAATACGGCTCGTTCTGCACCTATATCTAAAAGTTTTTCTTCCATTTATTAACCGCCAATACATCTTTCACAACGATAAGATTCACCAAACACTAAGCTTGCATTTATTTTAAATGTTTTACCACAAGCCCTACACATTACTTCCTTTTTTTTAGGAGCTTTTCTATTCCTTGGAGTAGGTTTAATGTCTGGAGTTTTAATGTCTTTTAACTCTCCTTCATCTACCCAAGTGTTTTTTCCTGCTCTGACTGTGCTTCTTCTTGGCGAGCGATCTGTTGGTTTTTTCATCTGAAAATTACCATCAACAGCTTTTGAAATTGGTTCTTCAGAGCCAGCTATGACAGGAGCATGTGTAGTAGAAGGCTCGTCTGGAACCTCTCCTCCAGATAATGCTTTCAATAAAGCAGTCTTTTGTTCTTCTGTCAATGTTTTTATAAACTCATCCATACTCATGTCCTTTTACCTTTCTCTAATAGTATATCTGCTTTACGTTTTAGTTCATAAATCTTACCCTCAAGGGCTTGAACTCTTGACTCTGCAATTTCACGGTAGTGATCTACTTTAGCTGCATATTCATCATTTACAATTATAAGTGGTCTTCGTTCCTCATATTTAGTATACTTACTGAATTGATCATGGTTTTTTGCAACCATTTTATTTAACTTGTCATTGCACCAATTAAGAGCAATCTTCTGCATATTTAATTCATCTTGTAGATGTGTAGAGTAGCTGTACAATTCATAAGACCAAGTGAATAATTCGTCTTTAGTAAGAGATGAAATAGTTTGCTTGTCAGCATCAGCACATCTATACCAATCTTCTCTAAACTTATTATTGAACCTAGCATTGCTAGCGTCTAAAAAGTCGTCAACCATAGCTTTCAAGTCAGCCAACTGCTCACTCGCCGTTTTCAATTTGATCTCTCCATTGCTCATCTGTATCAGAGTGCTTCAATACTATTATATCAATCTTGTTCAATTCACACCATTCTATTTTATCTTCATCCTTAGCTTTTGCAATAGCAAAGTCTGCTTTATTCTTGTGAAAGAATGGCGTATACTTATAATGCTGTTGACCATGCACTTCTACAGCCAGCATAATCTGTGGTATATAAAAGTCTAAATACAGTACGCCTTTTCTGTGCGATGGCGTACTCCCCGGCAATTTTACTTCTTCAAGTATTCTATAACTATGGTAGATAGTCTTCAAGAGATTTCTTGCACGAACGTGGAATTTTGATCTCTTCCTTTTGTCGTTTGCGTCTACTGAATAGCTTGTTAAATTCCAAGCGTACTCTCTCCCATTTATACCAATAACTTTCATTCAATATTCCTATAACAAGTTTAGCCAGAATAACTCCAGCAGCAATTTCAAATATACCAATTATATTCATTTTTTAACTTCCTTGCTGCCCCTAGTGTTTTTAGGCACATAGGGGCAGTTTTTGCATCCACTACCACAACAAACACCTCTGCTCAATAAATACTCTTTGCTTAGAGGTTTAGTCAATGGTTCCTACTTCTCCACCAGCACGGGTAATAGCACTAGCGAAAACTCTCAAGTCTACATTATCATTAACGGTTCTAGTAGAACCGTCTGCATATACTGTATTCATTACTCCGGGGTGCATACTGTATGCTTCACCATTATTAGTAACATTAAAAGGAATATTACCAGCACAATTTTTACACTTATCTCCATTACTATCCATACCATCTAACTTAAATGGCCCAACACTATCAGCCCAACCAATGCACTGGTTAGTATCACCTGTTGCCGATCTACCATTACTTTTTTTATAAACATCAGGTCTACTTGCACACTCTATAATTAAGAAAGTATTAGAAAACCCATCTCTAATATGAGCATCTCTAGTAACAGCATCTTTAATTAAACATCCTTCGTTACGATCCTTCGCCGCATAAGGATCACTAGCAGCAGGAAATATCTTGCTCTTAACCCCTGTAAAAGTTTCATAGTCTGTATATCCAAGATTATTAGGATTCATACTAATAGCAGCACTATCATCATCTCTAGTAGGCCCATCAATATTAGCATAACCACCAGCAGGAGGAACTGCCGTTGGACATATAAATACAGAAGCATTTAAAGAAATAGCTTGAGTATTTTCCCACCAGTTTTTATTGAAGTCATAGCCAGTGTTACCTTGTTCTAGACTAGAAAGAACAAACGCTCTCCAACTATGTTCTGTACCAGAACGATTGCCAGTAGGAGATAATCCAGCAGAATCTACAGTCCATGCAGCAGCAGGAAAGTATCTTTGTGCGTCCATGTATGTGTGCATAGCAAGACCTTGCTGCTTTAAATTATTCGCACATGACATTCTTCGTGCAGCTTCTCTAGCTTGCTGAACAGCTGGCAACAAAAGACCAACGAGAACGCCAATGATGGCAATCACAACAAGTAGCTCGATTAGTGTAAAAGCATTGCGCTTTGGGCTTGTGAACAGTTGTTTAAGTCTTTTAAACATAGCGTTTTCTTTCAATAAGATTGTGTAAAAGGTAGAAGACACGTTGTGTGTCTTAATATCTTATTATACCCTCTAATAAAATTTATATAGTGTTAGAATCTTATTAGAACAATTCTTTTATCTGATCATATATAAAACTTGCTATTTCTGGGTTACTATTTAAAAACTCTGACACATTATTAGCCCCTTGAAATTTAAAAAATCTTTCTATATCCTCTGGTTTATCTGAAATATTATTGTCAGACAACAATTTGTGTACTACTGGATCTTCTACGTTATCAACTGCGCACTGTATTGTGTACCAAGCTCCAGCAGTTTTAATAAGTCTGAACTCACATGCTATTTGAACAACCTCTTGCACTTCATCTAGTCCAATCCCATAACGAATCCAACTCTCTGCCGTGCTGTTTGGTATACCTCCAGCACAAGAAGTTTTAATAGTCCAATTTGCAATCTGTCCTACGTGTGGTCCAGTATCTTTAGGCACTTGCCACCTACCTCTATGAGTGATAACCATATTAGTCCCAGCTTGATATTGCAGCATGTTTCCGCAATCTGCCATTTTATTTGGAGAATAAGGAGATCCACCAGTGTTGGCAATGTTATGGGTAACGCAGATCAATATAGTTTTATTTTTCATAAGTGTTCCACTAATTCTTTTAAAGAACATGGAGAGTAGTCTTGGTAGAGCATTACGCACACCAGTTCTAACTTCTCCATCTAGTTCTACTTGTGGAACCATGTTTGATAATGAGTCTGCTATAAGTAAACACCCCGGATCATTATTAATGTAATACTCTGTAATGTTTAGGAACTCTTCTGCTGATAAAATCTTATCGTCTGTAGACTGTATGATTAAAATATTTTCAGGGTCTAAACCCTTTATGCCTTCAAAGTTTTGTTTAGATAATCTACCCTCTGTATTAAGATAGATTACACGCTTGCCCTTTGCTTGGCATTTAGCAGCAAAATGTAAAGCCGTTGTTGTTTTACCAGACTTAGGATCACCTGTCATTACAGCTACAGAGCCTTCTCTTAAACCACCACCCAGAGCAATGTCTAATGCTGGAGACACACCAATAACTTCTAAACTATTGATACTATCTAAAACTTCTGTGCCAGTACTTACTACGTCGCCATACTTGCTAACTACAGAATTGCTTACAACATCAGTGTCAAACTTGTTAGATGTTTTTCTTTTTTTTACCTTGCTCATAGATCCCTCAACTTGTTTATAGAACTTTTCTTATTAGAATATTGTTTTTTTCTAGTCTTCAATTTATTTTCTTCTGGCTCAACTTTTGCAGCGTCTGCTTGTGCGGCTTGATCAGACGATTTTAAAAGGTCTTTGAACTCTTTATCATACCTTCTTATTGCCTCTAGTGCAACCTGATTATATTTCCAACCTCTAGGCCCGTAAGCTTTAAGTCCTATATGATATATTTTTTTAAAATGTTCTGACCTAACAGCGGCAAGTATTGTTGCAGGATCATACTTTTTTTTCAATCCTCTGGCAGCTTTCATGTTTCTCATGAACATGTCGTGATACTTGTCTCCAACTGTCCAGAATTTATAAGATGGCTTTTCCATCTTAAATGCATCTGTCCACCTCAATATTAAATATTCAGCAATATATGACTCAAAGGTACAATGCTCTCCAGTATGGATATGCTTGTATCTGTATTCTTTAGACCATTCCCTTTGGTATTCTTTATTAAATAATTCCGGCCTTCTCTTTGCCATAACTAACTAATGCCTCTTCAAAACATGATTCAATTTTTTCTACACACTCTTCTTCTGGCAACAGCGCTGGTAAAGACCACGTTGTTTTATGCACTTGATCACCCTTTACAATTCCTGTTATATATGTATCTTGTGCTGGTCCTCCCATGACACCCTTAATACATTTAATCAAATAAACACCATCAGATTCTTTAGCGTTCTTTTCATTCGTATGAGATTTATATTGAAAGCCTATGGCTTCAATTTTAGAACTAACATTATGATCAAATGTTTTTACGAAAGTTAGCCAATCATCAAATGTTTCAAAATAAATTTTCTCATTTTTTATTTTAGCATAAACCCAAACGTGATCGGGCTTGTCGCCCTTTTGATATTCTAACGACCATTTTCTCTCTCCTACAATAATCATTTTGATTTGTCCGTTTCTTCTTTAATATTAGTAATACAAGATGGTTGCGTCATACTTCTTTGTCTATTATGATCTGCAACCTGAGATGCAGTCTCTGTCATAATGGTAGCACCACTCTGTCTAGCAAAATGTTGTCCAGCAGGGTTTGCATTTGTATTACTGAGATGTGTCTTTTTTATGTAACTTCTTACGGCCCTAACGGTTCTATCAAGATCTTTAGCTAAATCTTCTGCTGTAGAATCTTGAAAATGATTATCAATATAAAAAGTCTCTGCTTTTCCTAGTGGTCCTTTTTTAGCCATCTATAAAACTCCTGTTTGCATAGGTCATGTATAAATTATTCTTTGTACGTAAAAATTTGACGTAATAATCAAATGTTTTTTCACTCACTACTTTCATTTTTGATTCTCTACTAGTAATTTTATAAGAATCAGCACCAAGAGGATTAAACAAAATATTACCGTGTGTCAATACTTGAAATTTAGTTTGATCTGTACCGTTAGTAAGTTTTATATTAATTTTAGTAGCACAAGATTTTTCTGTTCTACCAGCTATCAAACCTTTGACATTATAAGATGTCTCTATAACTTCGTTTATATCGTTATTGTTTATCATGTGTCACCCTTTAAAATATAGTTCCTCTTTTGAGATTCTGACATGTTACTTATTTTTTTTCTTAATTGTTTTTTATCACGGGCTGGACCTTGTTCTTGCTCTCGTTTGGCTTCTATCTCTGACTTTTGATAATGACCCATTTTAGACCAGTTTTTATCTGCCTGACCGCCAATTGTATTAGAACTGTTCTTCATAAAAGAACCAAGCCCACCATATGGTACTCTTTCTAAAGAATGTTTACCACATGATGGGCATAAAGTCAATGCTTCGTCATGAATAGATTGTTTTACATCCTTAAGAGTCTCGCCACATTCGTGACACCCGTAATCATATAACATCATGTCCTCTTATAATCAATAATATTCTTCTAGCAAGTGCGGCTTGACCAACAATTCTGCCATCGGCATAGTCTTCACCATATCCAGCGGTAGATTCATGTTTTCTCTGGTCAAGTATTTTATCGCTACATAGTCTAACTATTTTAGCGATTTGTTCTTCTGTTATTTTCATGATTCCAAAGCATATAGTACTGCTCCAATAATACCATTCCTCTGTATATCATGATACTCTAATTTAGAGATTCCAACACCTTCAATGTTAGATAATTTTTCAACACAAGTATCTAAACCGCTATATTTAAAGATGTCTGTTTGTTTATTATCTCCATTTATAAGCACTTTAGAATGTTTGCCCATACGTGTAACAAACATCTTAATCTGTTCTAGAGTACAGTTCTGAGCCTCATCCAGTATCATATAAGAGTCATGAAATGTTGATCCCCTCATAGTTTCTAGAGGTTCAAATCTAATTCTACGTTGATTAAAATACATTCCAAATTTGTCTCTACCTAAAAAGAATTTTAGATTTTCTTCCATAGGCTGTAGATATGGTTTAATTTTATCGTTTAGTTCTCCCGGCAAAGATCCAAGATCTCTACCTGTACAAACTAAAGGTCTGGTAACAATAATAGTATCTATTTCATCTTTAAGTAATTTTTGTGCTGCAATTCCAGCTGCTATGAAAGATTTACCACTACCAGATGGACCTGTGCAAAAAACAACGTCGTTTTCTACAATAGATCTAATATAATTTTTTTGATTCTCAGTCTTAGCCTCCAGTACGTTTGGTTTAAATGCTTTTTTTTCTTGACGCTTTTTTCGATTATTATGTGCCTGTGCTGCCAAAACCATTACTCCCTCGTTGGGAGGTCTCCAATTCCTCTCTTAACATTAAAGAGATGACGGGAACCTCTTGGAATATAATCTGCGCGATTCTATCCCCACGTTTTATTTCTACATCTACATCAGAAGTATTGTATAAACAAACCATGATCTCTCCCCTGTAGCCAGAATCTATAACTCCAGCTAAAACATCCATGCCTTTCTTTACTGCTAGGCCAGATCTAGGCCAAATTAATCCAGCCATATTGTCAGGCATATCAAAAGATATACCAGTTTTAATTGTTTGTCGTTCTCTTCCAAATACCCATGTGTTTTCGTCAGCAATCAAATCAAATCCAGCGTCTGATCTATGTGACTTAAATGGCATCTGTGCCGTCTTGGTTAACAATTTATATGATACAAATCCCATCATTAATATTCCTCCTAAATTATATCGCATTTACCGCCAGCGCAAGCTACTTCTTGTACCGGATTTACATTATTTTCTTTTTCTATAACTTGCGTGTAATCTACATCCTTGTATTCACGTTTTATGTCTAACCATTCTTTCCAATTATAAACATCTTTCATACAGTACGTTAGTCTTTTTAAATCAGAATCCATATATTTGTCAGCAAACTTCTGGCATTTATCTTGGTATGCTTTCTTATCGCTACCCTTTGCCTTTGCTCCAACACCTAACAAGCTATCACAAGCCGCCCACAAATTATCTTCATAGAGAGACAGTCCCACTTCTATCAGACCACTAACAAACATTGTTGCATCACCATACATTTGTATTTGTTCGCTAGGAAGATAGACAGTCGTGAAAGGTGCTTGTGCATAATCTTTATCTCCAGCGATTGGAAGTAAAGACACACCGCAGAAGTGTTTACGATTTTTATAAATGAACGCTGTTACATCTTCCCACTCATCTGGTCTTACATTGATAGTGTTAGAAACATTATGTGTTAGCCAAGGTTTAGTACATTGTTTTGGATTCGTACCATTCATAACCCAATTTTTTTGTGTACTTTTGACATATTCAAGAAGGTCAACTGCACCAACTTGATTTTTAATCTTTGCACCGTCTGGAACTTCTACGCAAAATGCTACTACGTCATCTGAATCATTGTTAGACCATACAGATTCTTCACAAGCTCTAGGATTAATTGTTTTAAAATGCTGATAGATTGGTTCCATTTTATTTGCTTGAACTCTACGAATATATCTCTTTGCGTGGTGAGGATGTATACCAGAAGATGTTCCAAGGATACAGCTAGAAGTTCCTTCTGGTTTTACACAAGTAGTCCTAGCTGCTTGATTGACACCAATTAGTTCTGCTAATTCCTTATTTGTTTCTTTAACTATCTCCGCACCCCTCTTTTGTACTTCAGGGTCAAGACAAATTTCATGTTGTTCCATAACGCCTGTCATTGACACACCTAGTAATGCTTCTCGGCTAATAATTCTTTCTGAAACTTCGCCAAGATATGGAAAACTATCAAACCCCGCTTGTAATGTGCCAATAACCGCAGCAGAAGCACAAGCTTCATAAAATTCTTTTTTTGTAGTTATTTTAGAACAGTTTATCGTAGACAAATTGCAGGCTTGCCAACCAGTTTCACCAGTTTCTTCATCTACAGGCCACATCCCAATTTCTACACAAGGGTTTACAATCAATTCCGTAGAGTCAGACCAGACAAATCCCGGTTCTCCAAACTCTTTAACAGACTGCATTAGTTCAGAAAATTGTTCTTTAGTTGTTTCATTTCGCAGCAGTAAAGCAGAATTGTTTGATCGTCCACGCTGTGGATTTTCTGTAAACCAACTGCCAGTTTTGGCTTTAGCCATCTCTTCATCATCAGCAGAAAATAAACAAATTGTAGCACTACGACGAACACCTCCGCTAATTACAGCATCAGCAGCAAACATTACGATATCATACGCTTCGATAGGTTTAATTTTCTTTTGACCATTTTTAATAGCGATATCAAACGTCTTCTTTATACTCACAAGAGCTTTCTTTAAAGGTTCTGGACCGGGAGCTTTACCTCCGCTAGACTTTAAATAAGAGCCTGCTGGACGTATTTCTGAGTAATCAAAAACAACTGTCTTACCATTGTATTCAGGAAAAAGATCAGACCCTTTAAAATAACTAGAAACAAGAACGCCTACAGCGTCTGACCAACCTTCTATAGAATCTTGTATAACAAACTTCTTCTGACCATTTTTACCTTTAATTAAATTGGGCAATTTATCAATGTGGTGTTTTTGTACAGAGAAACCAGTGCCACACCCGCATAACAATAAATACATACACTCTTGAAAAAATCTTGTTCTATCAATATATGAAGCAATACAATTATATATTCTAGAATTATGCTTGAATACTGGAGAGCCTCCAAACTGTAAGGCTCTCTGAGAACCAAGTATCTTTTTCTTTTTCATGTCCTCGTATGCTTGATCAATTGATTTAATTATTTGCTTATTTTTTTGTTGTGATTCTTTGTCTGTAGGATCATAGATGTATTTGTCACACATCATTTGCTTTACTCTATCAACTGATTCACTCCAAGTTTCTCTTCTTTCTTTTTGCTCGTCCCATCTTGCGTATTTAGATACAAACGTATAATTCATCAATGACTTGATTGACATATACCTTCCCCGTCTTTTCTAAAGAAATAAAATATTTTAATCGTTAAATAAACGCTCTAAGACTCTGTTCACAACCCATTTTATAATCATGGGAAGCACAACGTACATGAACAACCAAGTTAGTACAATGGAGCCATATCGTTTTTTTACATCCTCTTCAATGTTATCTTTTACAAAATCGTAACACTCACTACGAAGAGTATAACGATCAATGTGATCACTACCGTTAAATCTTATGCCTGAGTCATGACATATTGTAGTCCATTCTTCTGCATATTGCAAACACTTTTTTGCAACTTCTTTATAAGTATCTTGACCTTCGTATTTGTGACAAATTTCAGTTTCAACATTTTGACAGAGTGACCTTATGTTATTTTTAAAACAATCTGCACTGTCTTTATTCTCGCAGCAAGCATCTCCAAAAGAGTTATAAGAAAAACTAAAGTCTGGAAAATTTCTTAGCTTAATAGAACCTCCTGTTTTACCAAAAACGATTTGCTCAATGTATGCATATACAGTAATTATTTTTGTGATTTCAGCTTTAAGCTGATTGGTTCCAAAGGATATAACTGTTAAGCTATCTTCATTCTCAATATTAGCTACGAAAGGAGACTTTGCTTTAATTTTAAATCCATTTACTTCCATTCCCTCATTCGAGAATAATTTTATTAATGAATCATTAATTTCTTTTGGCGACATATTTTACTCCTTATGAATTAAAACCCACGCTATGCCCATAAAATAATCATGCAGTTTTTGTTTTTCAGCTTCTGTAACAGACTTGTTCTGTTCACCCACACATTCTGACATTAATTCTACAATTTCTTCTGCTAAATTGTCATACTTGTTTAGCATTGTTTTATTAAAAAAACTCTTACCAGCTAAAGAATAAACATCGTTTACTTGTTGAGCATTAGTATTATACTCAGTAACACGCTTTGCAAATTCATAATTAAATATAGCCATCTTCGCTCTGTCATCTGGATCAGTAATTAAATCAGAAAATATTTTGACTCGATTAACTATTTCGTCTGTAGGCTTGCTAATATCTAATATTTTAGCAGCTGGTGGTTCTGGAGTTGGTATTATGTTTGATAGTATTGAACTAAATTCACTACCAAAAACTCCATATACCATTAACAATAAAGCAAGAAGGATTTTTTTAGTTTTGTTCATCTTAGCCCTCCGAGTTTAGGAGAGGAAAAACTTCGTCTAATTTTTCCGTAGCTTCGTTTAGCCCTTGTTCATCACAGCTAGTCTTTAATTTATGCCACAAATCTACAATGTGTAAAAATTTAACTTCTGGGTCTGGTTCTACTACAACAACTTCTCTCTTTTTAAAAGGCCATTTAAATACGCCTTTTACTTTAGAAAATACTACGCTAATATCAACCGCTGACAACAACAATGCTGCCGCCAAACCAACAGCTGCTAATCTAATTACAGTATCTATGTCCATTTGTTACTCCAAAATCAAAAGAGGTTTATAAATTAAATTGTTTTCTTGTATAATTTGAGACATTTTCTTGCCATGATATGGACATGTAGTTTTATGTCCGTCTCCATGAACAATGACTCCGCTACCACCGCAAATACATTTTTTAGGATCAGGGTCTGGTCCTAATATATCAGGAGATGGAACTTTATATATTTCTGACTCCGCTTTATCAAAAGATTTTTTAATATCTGTCTTCCAAATGTCAATGTAATCAGAATACATATCTGTTATATCTTCTTTGTTGACTCCAAATGAATTATCAAAACCTATATTCCAAGGTTTTTGTACATTCACTTTATTTACATACGTCATACTAAAAGCAGCTAAAGCTACTGTTATAAACAGAATGTTGAGTCCACGTTTATTCATCAAGGAGTTCCCCCATCAACCGCATTATAATATCCAATATCATCAAATCTACTTGTGTATATTGTTTCGATTGCAGCGTAAGTTAAACTTGTGTCAAAGTTGACAAAGTTACTATCTGTATTTGTATCTACAGTAAAATATTCGCCAGTTGGAAGACAAGAACAAACAACACTAGCGTTTCTTGCTACTTCTCTTGTCGTGTCTGGATTTGTTACTACATCTGTTGTTGATACTACACCCATTATATTTTCTCCTTATTAGAGGTCGTCGTCATAAGACACCCAGTTTAATATATTTTCATCCCAATAATATACACTATCTGTTGGCATAGGAGTGGGAGAATCCCAAGTGCATGTATTTTCATTTAATACCCAACTATTATACGGTTTTGGTGGAATAAAAGCATCTTTAGATTCATCATAATAATAATCTATACCTGCATAATTTTTACGAAAACATTCGCAATCAGGCATAGAGTGTTCACCACCTCTTGAGTTGTATGATGTTCTCTTGCAAGTTTTACCAGTATGATTTGAGTAATATTCTTCCCAGTTAGTTTCACCCTCATCTTTACCAGTAATTACTTGTACAACTATATTATTTTCATCTAATAATGCATAATGTGCCATTTATAATCTCCTTTATCCGTCTTCGTCTATTTTAAGGCCGGTTAATGTGTTCGATGTTCCTAATGTTGTACTACTACTGTTTAAAGCTTCAACTGTAAGTGATATGTTTGTAACATCGTCACCGGGACCGTGATAAAACCTACCTTGGTTTGTTGAACTGTTGTATCTACTTCTAAAGCTACTTGTTCCTCCCGTGCCATTATGAGTTGTATTAGAAGCAGTACTGGTTGGGATAGTAACGACAGTACTTGTAGAGCCAGTTCCGCTAATTGTATATTTTAGTTGAGTAGTTCCTGTGGGAAGGGTACTTAAAGAAAAGACTACTTCTACAGCATAGCTACTTGAACCGTCTGAAATTTTAGCTATGGTAAGTATTGGTGCTGAACTAAAACTAATGTTATCTGTGCCAGCTGTAAGTTGCGTTATTTTATAATCTCCAGACGTTGCTGTTGAACTAGTCAAGCCAGAACCAATTTCCATTTCAAAACTATTGTGATATTTCATGCATATAAAACCAGAACCACCATTACCACCAGAGCCTGAAACGTTAGTTGAGCCATTTTTGTAATATGCACCACCACCTCCACCGCTGCCAGTGTTTAATGCTCCGTTATTGCCAGTAGCTTGTGAAGTATCATTAGATTGGTTGCCTGTCCCTCCAGCTCCACCTCCTCCAGAACCTCCAGTGCCGGGAGTGGCAGTATTACCAAATCCACCAGATGTATCTCCACCACCGCCTCCTCCTGCTCTAGTCACACTAGATCCAGTAATAGAGCTTGCTGATCCATCACCACCTGACCCACTAGCACCACCATTAGAGGAAGCACCGCCACCACCACCAGCTTGTGCAAATGCTCCATTGCCAGAACTGCCAGAGTTTCCTTGAGATGGACGATTACATCTAGTAGTTTTGGAGTCACCTCCATCGCTACTACTTATAGCATAGCCTCCACCTCCAGAACCTCCATCAGCCCCAATGCCGCCAGTTCCTCCACCACCGCCTCCGTCTGCTATTCTTTCGATAGAGCTGCTACTTCCATTAGCACTAGAAGCAGTTCCACTACTAGCACTACCTCCAGCACCAATAGTTACATTGTAATTTTTATCAAAATAGAAAAGTTTTGTATATTCTCTATATCCTCCAGATCCACCACCACCACCACCAAACGCAGTTCCTCCACCAGCACCACCTCCAACCAGAAGAACATCTACGCTAACAGGTTTTTTTTCGGGAACATAGATTGTATCTTCACACCCGACAAGACCTAGAATTTGTGTTTCTCCAGCGTACAGCGTTGATATTTCAAGACTGCCCGCATAAACACCAGAAGCAAAAGCGCTCATATTAAATCACCTTAATATTACATGTGGGCTATTTATGTTATAAAATATACTGTATTTGCATCAACGCTAGAAAGATTATCATAATCACTTTGACTTATCATTACAATATTAGTTACAGCTGTAGCGTTGGGAGTACTAGATGTGTCACTTGAGGGGACGTTAGTATCTATATAATCTTTAACAGCAGCAGAGGTTGGTATAGTAGTATCGTTATCGTTATTAGCAATACCTTCTGACTCTGTTACGAGGGTGGATGCAGAAAAGCTTGCAGTATCCACACTTTCAAAAGTAATGTTACCATTAGTGTCTGTCTGTAAAAATTGGTTTGCAGAACCTCTAGTTGTTGGAAATGTATACGCATCTCCAGCTTGATTAAACTTTATAACACCAACGTTTGAAATGTTGATTCTTTCTTGACCGTTTGTATATATACCGATAGGATTTAAATCGTTAGTTCTAAGTTTAAGAAAGCCTTGATCATTTATAAGATCTTGATAAGAAGTACCAGTATTATTTGTATGTAGTCTGATTTCAGTGTCAAAGTGTGAGGCAGGAGGAATAAGATTAATTATGGGCGTAGTGCTACCAGTTGCAGTAGTGAAATTAAAAATTCCAGAACTACTGAGAAAGTCTTTACCATGAACGTCTAAATCTCCACCAAGTTGTGGAGAGTCATCGTCGGTAAGGTTACTCATAGTTCCACCACCGCCACCGCCACCGCCCGTTATCCCGCTTAAATCATTATAATTGTCTGACCCATCTCCAATTTTTAAAACATTGGTATCAGTAGCGAAGGCTGGTTCTCCTACTCCTAATTTTGGATTAGCAGCAGACAATTCAGCGGCTGTTCCTCTGCGAAATTGAATTCTTGTTTTACTATAATCTGCCATTTTGAAACCTCTTTTGTGTGATTAGCGTACAATATTATATACACATTTACCCACATCTGCCATCGTTATGTTGTAGGTGGTGGACACGATGTGTCATATATCAGATTATCTTCTCCACCCATGTATCCATGATTAAGGCAGACATAAGAAGCTGTTCCAATATCACCAGTGACTGTTAGAGTGACTGTTCCATAATAAAATTGAACATTAGATCCCGCTGGTGATCCAGAAGATTGAGTTCCGGTATAACTTAAAGGTTTTCCTTGAGAAACCACATAGCCATCTACATCATATTCTGCACCAAAAGCAATGGGATGTTGA